CCGACGCGGCGGCCAGCAGCTCGCCGTTCTTCTCCAGGAACTCCAGCGTCTCGACGACCCGCTCGCCCAGCGCGTCGGCCAGGTCGGTGTCCGGGTCGACCAGGAACGCGCCGGAGACGCTGTAGAGGTTCGCGGCCGTCAGCTCCGAGAACTGCACCTGCTGCTCGGCCTTCGCGTACGCGCTCAGCCGGTCCAGCAGGGCGCCGACCACGTCGTCCAGCGACGCGAAGTACTGGTAGAAGTTCGCGGGCGACGTCCCCACCCGCCGGGCGACGTCCTTGACCGGGATGCGGTGCAGCGGCTCGGTGCGCAGGCGCTCCTCGACGGTGTCCATCAGCATCGTGGACATGGCCACGCCCTTGCGGTTCAGCGTCCGCCCGAAGCGCTGGTTGTAGGGACGTGGTTCGTACACGCCGGTGTCGGGGTTCAGTGCCACGGTTCTCTTCCTTTCCTGGTTCGGTACGGCTCGTTCCGTCGATGACACCCTATCAGGTGTCGGCAGCGGGAGTCCAGCTCAATCGCCCCAGTACGCGCGCTGGGCCGCCTTGGCGGCCTCCATGCCCTTGTACGTCAGGCAGAGGCCCTTGCCCAGCAGGCCGCGCTCGCGCATCACCTCGAACACCGAGAAGTGCAGCACCACGCCTGGGTGCCCGCCCCGCCACGCCTCCGCGTTGACCAGGGAGTCGTTGATCGCGGCCTCCAGGTCCTCCGGGTCCATCTCCTGTGCGGTCATTATCCTCATTTCCTCTTCCTTTCCTTGGTGTGTCTCGGTACTGAAAGACTACCAGAGACTTCGGGCCGGACGCAACAGTGCCGCCGGACCCGCATGTCCGACGGCACTGGCCAGGGTGCGACGCTCAGTCCTCGCAGTCGCAATCGCCGTCGCAGTCGTGGTCCACGGCCTTCTGGACCTGGACGTTGCGGTTGTCGTTCGCGTTCACGCTGGTGTTCGCGTTGTCGACATCGACGTCGTTGACGTTGACGTTGGTGTTGCGCAGGCCCTCGCGGCCCTCGCCGCCCTCGACCTCGCGCTCGTCCTCGCCGTACGCCATGGTGTCCTCCTCGTCCCGGGACGCCACCGGCGCCTCCGATCCCGCCCGAACAGCTTTTGCGGGCATTGTACCATCCTCGTACGGGATGGCGTGCCACCGGGCTCGGGGAGGAAGACTGCGGTAGACCCCGCTCGTCGTGTGGCACGCGCAGACGCACTGGTTCGGCTTCTCGCAGTACTTGCACACCCGGCGGCAGTTCTCGTGCAGCTCGTGCTGGCAGGCGGTGGACGTGTAGATGTGGACCTTGTGGATCACGGGTTCTCCTCGGGGATGCGGGAGTACGGGCAATGCTCCTCGTGGTCGTGCGGGTTCGGGTAGCACCCGGTGCACTGGGCGGCCAGCAGCTTGTACAACCGCTCGATCTCGGCCAGCAGCACCGGCACGTCGTCCGCACTGGCATGTGCAGAACAACACGCGAAGCCGTTCATGTGCGCGTGGGTCTTCCGGTAGTGGACCAGACGCTGGCGGATGGTCTCGCGCTGCTGCCGGGTCAGGGGATCACTCATCGGACTCCTCCAACTCGTCCTCGGGCTCCACGTACCCGGTGATCTCCGGATACAGATCCTCGTGCGCCAGGCAGCCGTCCAGCACCACAGCCAGCGCGTACCGGCCGCCCGGGTACGCCAGGTCGCTGTGCCGCATCCCCTGCACCCAGCCCATCACCGCCGCCTCTTTCACCAGCCGCCGCTCACGCTCCGTGAGGCGCTCGAACAGCGCGGAGACCTCGGCCCGGCGCTGGGCGGCCCGCTGCTCGAAGTAGCGGACCAGGGCCTCGGGGATCGGGCGTTCGTCACTCATCTCCGGTCTCCTTCCTTGAGCGTCCCGTTGACGATGGAGGCCACCCGCATCGCCTGCTCCCACATGTCGAAGCCGCCCTCGTGCTCCCGGAACGGCGCCAGCCAGGACAGCGTGTTCGCCGTCTCGTCCAGCCAGTCCGCCACCGGATCCGCCAGTCCGGCCAGCGGACCGGTGATGTCCGGAGCCGCCGCCCGCAACGTGTCGGCGGCCTGCTGCAACGGCAACGCGGACGGCCAGGTTGTACGACGGCGCTTGACCTCAGCCAGCAGCTCACGGTGTGTACCGTCAGCGGTAACAAACTCGGGCAACCGCAGAATCTCGTCCATCAGACCTCCCTCTTCCTGTGCTTGCCGGAATACCACGGCAGCGCCAGGCCGTCGTCCTCCACCCGGGGAACCAGGTGCAGATGCAGGTGGAACACCGACTGGGTCGCCGCACGCCCCTTGGACGTGATCACGTTCATCGCACGCGGCGTCCAGCGCATCAGCTCGGCGGCCCGGCGCATCGTCATCGCGGAGGTCTCCGGGTCGGACGCGAAGTCCTGCACGTGCAGCTTCGGGACGACCAGCGTGTGGCCCTCCACCACCGGGTTCAGCGGCACGAACGCCAGCGCGTCGGGCCACGCGTGGACCAGGGTCACCGGAGCCAGCCCGGCCACGATCGCGCAGAACGGGCAGCTGCCCGCCCTGGCGGCGCCCTGCTCGCGGTACAGCCGGTCGGACTTCTCGTCCAGCGACTCACTCATCAGGACTCCTCCGCCAGCCGGGCAGCCGCCTCGCCCCAGAAGCAGATGAGGTGGCCGTCCCCGCCGAGCATCATCGCCATCCGGAACCGCTCGTCGCACGCGGGACCGCACGCAGAATCCACGTGCGGATGCACCCGCTCGTAGATGTCGCAGCACACCAGCTCCGCCCGGATCCGGATCGCGGCGTCCGCCCGCGCACCACGGGAGAAGTCCGCGTGGGGGACGCAGCACGCGAACGCGTTGTGGTCCGTGTCCTCGGCGGCGAACATGTACGCCACGTCGGAGGGGATCTCCCCGAGCCCGGCCATCAGCCCTCCTTATGGGTGGTCGGCGGGGCGACCAGGGACGACGGCCAGTGACCGGCCCCCAGACGCGGGTCCACGTGGTCGGCGGCGCACTTCATGCCCTGGCAGAAGGTGTGGCTGGCCATGATCGTGTCGGAGTTCGCGGTGATGTCGTCCACCGCCTCGACCACCGCCGCCCGGCCCACCGCCTGCTGGTAGCGCAGCAGCACGTCCTCGCAGAAGTGCTCCAGCAGGAACGCGTGCACCTGGTCGGGGGTGGCATAGAGGCGGGAGGGCGGCACGGGCAGGTGGGCCACATCCCCAGTGCCGGGGTCCAGCGTGCACGGCTGGCCGCAGGCCCGGCAGCGGTACACGGACGCCACGCGTCGGGGCCTGGCGCAGTGGATGGTGGCCGCCTCCTCGGTGCACGGCGGGCAGTCGCCCGCCCCCAGGACGCGCCCGTGGTTGCACAGGGCGATGTCGGGGTTGCTGTGCGTCATGACCGGTTCCTTCTTCCTGTGTCTGTCGGTGTGTCAGTTCGCGGGGAACTGTAGCGTGATGACCAGCTCGCCGTCAACCCACTGGTACGGCACCAGGTCCAGGTCCAGCATGACGTCCAGGTCCGGCACCCAGTACTCGAACTCGACCGGCCGGGGGTACCCGCCGTTGTCGGCCCACCTGACGGCGTCGTACCCGAGGGGCTGGAGCGTGGCCCGCCGCTTCTCGAAGACAACGCCGTCCACCGTGGCGCTGCCGGGGAGCGGGCGCGAGACCACGGTGAAGCCCGTCGCCTCCGTCTCGCCCGGCGCGACGACCTGGAGGCCGAACGGCCCCTTGTTCAGCCAGCGCGACCAGCCGTCGTCCACGGCCAGGCAGCGGCGGTACTCGTCCAGCGTCCAGGTCTGGACGACGGACGCGGAAATGTAGAGGAAGACCGGCTCGTTCAGGTTGCGCTTCATCAGGGGTTCCTTTTCCTAGGAGAAGATCGCGGCCGTGATCAGGGCGGCCACGGCCAGGGCCACGAAGGCCAGGAAACCCCAGCTCGCCCAGATGCGGATGGTGTACGCGCCGTTCTCGTGGCGGATGATCAGGCCGGTGCCCTTGCGCTGCTCGTCGTTCATGGTGTTCCTTTCCTCGTTCCTGGTTGGTGGGACCAGCTTAGGGGGACGGGTGACGCGGTGTCAACACTAAGGTGCGTAGTACTAGGGAGCGTAAAACTGGAGGAGGCCGGAGGCGGCGGAGTAATATTATGGGGAGTAAAACTGGAATGGTGTGCGGGGGTGTGAAAATAAACGGGGGGAGCTGCGCGCGCGACCGGAAAGGACGTATACGTACTAAAGATACAAACGTCTGCACACAGACCGTTGACTCTGTCAACAGTCTGTGTGCTATCTAACTGTTATCGAACTGTGACCTTGCCCTTCACTCTCAGTGTCGTTCGGCTACGGGCTGTGCCCGAGTAGTGCACTCACTCACTGTCACGCCTGGTGACACACCGTCTGGTAGTCACTCTCAGTAGCGTGCCACTCAAGGGCACACCACCCCTTGCCTACCGTGGTCACTGCAACCCGGAGGGTCTCCAGTTCCGTGGCCGTAGGGGGCCGCACGCTGCCCGTAGCGGGCGCTGTGTAGGCCACGCTGCCGTTCGTGCTGTCCTGCTTGGCCGCACGGGCCGCTACGCCCCCGATCAGGATACCGAGCAGTAACACCAGGACAGTGACAGCCACGAGGGCCGTGTGCGCTGCCCGGCTGTCCACCATGTACCACCCTTGCCTAATGGCCGGGCGGGCCCCCTGTGCGGGCGCCTGCCGGGCGTTCTGCGGCCATCCGGCGAGCGGGTTGGGGGCGGGGGTCGGGACCGGCATGGGGGTCTGTGCGGCTGCCTGGCGGGCTTGCTGGGCAGCGATTCCCCGTGCGGCGGTCCGCCAATTGCGGTTGGCCTGCTGGGCCCGGGTGGGGATTGTGTTCGCCATGATCGCTACCTTCCTGGTTCCTGACTTCCTACCGGCTACCTACCCGGGCCCGGGGAGGGTTAAACCTCCCCGGGCCGTGTGACGTACGTCACTTCACGACCAGTCCGTGTTTTCCAGGTACTCCGTCAGCGACCCGTTGAAGAACCGCCACGCCCGGTCCGTCTGCTTCCGGCACGCGTCGTACGTCTCCCGGGCCTTGCTGCTGCTCGGGTTGTAGCCGTAGTCGTCGGCCCAGTCGGCGAATCCGGTGCAGTTCAGGATGCCGCTGGCGTCCGAGAGAATGCAGTTGAGCACGTCGTAGGTGGTGGGGTCGCTGGTGTGCCCGATTCCCTGGCGGAAGTCCAGCGTCCATTGGCGGCCCTTGCGCTTGAGTGTGACCCGGTACAGGTGGTGCTGCCATCCGCTGCCGTCGGTGGTGGTGTCGACGAATTTGGAAGAGACCCGAATTCGGTCCTTTTCGATTCGGTCGGCGAGGGAAAGCATTTCTTTTCTCCTTTTCCTGAATTCCTGAATTGCGGGGAATGGGGCGGGGGCATTCCTGCCCCCGCCTTTTGTTCAGTCGACCTGTTCGGCGCTTTCGTGGATCTGCACCCTGAAAAGGTGCCAGTCTTCCGGCTTGCCCCGGACCCGTCCGCTCCGGGGAACGAGGTTCACCTCGTTGTACGTGGCCCGGAATTCGGCGAGAGCGGTCATTCCCTCGGCTTCCGTGTCGTACAGCCGGAGCAGGCTGGGCGTGATGTCCGCGTAGGACGGGTCTCCGCTGTTGTGCCGGACCAGGATTCGCAGGGACACGATCGCGTGCTCCGGCTGGGAGCTGATCGCGTACTTCGTGATCATCGCAGCGCCAACCCGGTCGAGTCGGCGGACACGGTGATGATCTCGCCGCGCTTGTACGCGGACCCCTTGGGGGCGCCGGTGATGCGGAGCACGGTCACCGGGCCGTACTGGTCGCGTCCGGTGATGATGGCCTTGACGGAGAGGATGATGCCCTGAACGGTCGTGTAGCGGGCGAGGGTACCGGCGGTCATGTCTTTTCCTTCTTCCTGGTTCCTGGGCTGTTGTGGGCCCCTTGCAGGGGCGGGGAAGTGGTTAGTAGGGCTGTGCGTCGTAGTCGTTGGCCGAGATGCTGATCAGGTTCCCGCCCAGCGTCTTGATGGTGTACACGTCGTGGCCGTGGCGGTTGTCCACCATGAGCACGCGGCCGATCAGGAAGCCGATCCCGTCGCGGCGCACGAACATCATGGTCCCTCGGATGGCGGTCTTGGTCATGATCAGTTCTCCGTCTTCTCGGTGGCGTGGCACTCCCGGCCACGGTAGCGGTACTGCATCCGGCCCGCGTTCGCGCTCAACAACCAGGGGAACGGATCGTGGTCGCGGCGGGGACTGTGGACCACGTTGACGCCGTGGTAGGGGGCCACGGAGCACACGATGTCCGAGCCGCTGTCAGCGGCCGCGAGTAGCTCCGCGCTGTAGTTGCGTCGTGCCATTTCCTTTTTCCTTTTCTCTCGGATTTCAGTAGCCGAAATCGGGGTCGCCCATGCACCGGCAGTTGTTGGAGTGCTGGGCATCCCACTGGCTCACGGTGTGGCGGCCCGTCTCGGGGTCCCGCCCGGTGATCCGGTACGTCATCGTGTGGCCGTTGACGGCAAGCTGGTCCACGTATCCGGCAGGGATGGCCCGGGACGGCCCGGGAGCGGGGTTCTGCGGCGCGTTCACGGCGGGGGTGGACTCCGGGGCCGTGTAGCGGTCGCACGGGCACACAGCGGCCATCGTGGGCACCTGTCGGGCCGTGTGCTTGTGCACGCGCCCCCCACGCAACCACTCGTTCACGGTGGCGGTGCTATCGGCGAACATGGTCACCTCACCGAAGGGACCGGACCCGACGAACACGTTAGACGTGGCCGGGAACTCCGGCTCGACCGGGACGGGGGTGGGCTCCGGAGCGGGCTCCACGGTGCTCGACAGGCCGACCCTCGCAGCCGCAACCGCACGCACGTTCGACCACGCGTAGGTGTTCTTCGCGAAGTCGGCGATCAGCTCCGCGACCCGGGCCGGGTTCCCGTTCGGCACGTAGGCGCACTCCACGGTGCGGCCGTCCGCGTGGTCGGCGATGATCGCGGTCGGAACGCCGGTCGGCTCGGTCACGACCGGCGTCGGGATGCGCTGCGCCTGTCCCTTGGGGGTGTAGCCGCAGGAGAAGCACTGGACCCGGCCGTTGTGCTCCTCAAGGGTCCCGTCGCACTCGCCGCGCGGGCCGGGGCAGGGGGTGGCGGTCGGCTCGGTGGCCGGGGTCTGCTCGGCCTGCGCGTCCAGCTTGGCCTGAAACTCCAGAACGCCCGGCAGCATCTTCTCGCAGGACTTGCACATCCGGCCGCCGGTGCCCTTGCCCGCGTTCTTGCGTCCGCAGAAGGTGAGGCCGTCCCGGACGTCCGGGCTGCACGTGTAGTGGTCCACCGCGCCGGTGCTGGTGCAGACCTTGTTGATTTCGGTGTTCATGATCGCTGCCTCTCGTTCCTGGTTCCTGCTGACACCCTGATTATGCCCTACCGTCTGGCCGGGAAACATCACAGTTCCATAACGGTGCTGTGATGATTCCGTGGGGACGGGAGTTCAGCCGTGGTTGTGCTCGCAGCATCGGAGGCACCGACCCTCGTAACGAGACTCAAGGTCGGGGTCACGGTCCGCACCGTGGTCCGTGATCACGTCCCGGTCGCAGAGCATGCCCAAGGGGAGACCCTCACGCTGACACCGGATGCAGTATGCGCCGTCCGTGGCGTTCATGATCACTCCCGTTTCCTCGTTCCTGCTGACAGACCCGACTCTTCCGTAGGGGGAGGGGGCCGTCAAGCCCCCTCCCCGCAACCGTTACCGGACCGTGACCTGTTATCAGACCGTGACCGAATCGCTGGCCGGACCCCACAGCGTCATGCCGTGCCGCTCCCCGTGCAGGTACGATCCGCACCCGTCGCACTGCGACGTGGAAAACGACCGCTCCTCACAGTCGCATTCGTAGCCGTCCGGCACGTCCGGCCGCTCCACGTCCGGGAACCGCGTCTTCAGGTCGTTGATCACGTGCGACAGGCACTCGGTGTCGTGGTCCTCCCACCCCATGCCCGGCGTGACGGTGCACCCCTCCCCGAGGTATTCGGGGTCTAGCGGTTCCTCATCGTGCCCGTGGTCACTGTGGCAGTCGCCGCACTCCCCGTTCGCCGCGTGCATGAGGCAATCCTCGCACACCCAAATGGTACCGATGATTTCGTCAGACATTGCGGTTGTCCTTTCCGTTGCGGGTGGCGTAGACGGCCCACGTGTTCTTGCCGAACGTGTCGGCTTCGTAGAGAATGCCGATCGCGCTTATGGAACTCATGAGAACGCCTGCCACGTGTTCCGCTTCCCCTTTGCTCATGGCGTTGGAGATGCACACCCTGCGCGGGTCGAATTCCGGGTGCAACTTCATTTCCTGTTTCCTCTCCGTTGATCCATTCGCCCGGCCGGAATTCCTCTTTCCTTTTCCCGAACTCAGATGAATTCGGCGTCAGCCTCGGTCATGAGGGACAGCTCCCCCGCGTCCCACACGAACACGTACCCCTCGGGGGCGCGTTCGTTCAGGTACTCGGTCGCCTGGTCGGACAGACCGCCGTGCCCGTTCATCGCCTCTTGGACCTCCTCCCGCGCGGCCGGTCCGTCCTGCCGGTACAGGGACAGGGAATCCTCGTACTCCCTCGGCACGGTGAACCCGTACCCCTCGGCCCGGTCCACCACCCGGTAGGCGTTGTGCCAGCCGTGAGCGCCGTCGAGCCAGCACCCGGCCATGTCCGCCGTGATGTCCATGCCGTCCCTCACTTCGTCTCGGCCAGCCACTGGCACGCGGCCTGGTACCCCTGCTGGCAGTCGTCCCGCTTGGCGTCCGTGAACCCGTCGTTGAACGAGGTCACGTCGTCGGCGGTGCGGATGATGGTGGTGGCAGTGGTCACCGGTCCGTGGACCGGCTCGGGCGCCTTGTGCCTGCCCAGCATGTAGGCGGCCCCCACGATGGCCAGCAGAATGGCCGCTACTGCGATCCAGCGCTTCATTGCGTTTCCGTCCTCTCCGATTCGATCACGAATACGATGACCACCATGATTCCGGCGATCACGAACAGCACGCCACCGGCGATTTCACTCGTCACGGGGAGCCTCGCACCCGTTCACGTTCCGGTCGTCGGCCGGGTCGCATCCCCATTCCTCGCACCCGGAGCACAGCGCGCCGTTGGAGCCGATGGCGACGGACATGCACGTGTGGCAGGCGCAGGGCCGGTAGCCGGATTCGGCCGTCGACTTCCGGTCGGCGATGTACGCCCCCAGGGCCAGCAGGCAGGCCCGGTCGAATCCCTCGAACTGCTCGGGGTCCCCGAACGCGTCCAAGGTCATGTAGTGGTCGACCTTGCCTTGTGTGCTCAGCACCGTGGAGTACGGTTCGCGGGGCGAGTGGAACCATGACGCGATTTCCTGGGCCACCCGGTCCGATATCACCTCGCCGGTCAGTTCCCACCGGCTGACCGTGGCGGACACGATCGCTTCTCCGGGGTGGCGCAGTGCGCCACCGTCATACACGGTCCAGAGTTTCATTTCCTGTTTCCTTTTCCTCGCCCCACACGTCGTTGAGCGTGAGGTGAATGTACGGGTTTTCGACCGGCTTTTCCACCGGCGCGATTCCGTGTTCCAGCGAGCAGCGTGCGCACATCCATATCGTACCCATGAACATGGGTACGGCGTTGGTCGCTTCCCTCGTGCATCCTCGCACGTTCTCACACGGCCGGGCCACGGTACTTCCCCGCGATCGTGCTGCGAAGCGCTGTGCGCCGCTCTGCGGCCCGACGGTACAGCTCCCGGGGTCCGGGCCCGACCGGCGGGAGTTCGACGGCGTATGACCCCTTGCAGAGCCTCGCGCCCGCCCATATTCCGCCGTCCGCGTCCACCACGGCCGTGCCGTCCGGCAGCACGGTGCCGGTGAGCCGCTCCCCCTCGTACAGGATCACGGCCCGGCCGGTCACAGGCTCAGCCGCGACCGGAGGCCGCTGTAGTCCCGCGCGGTGCGCTCGGTCCCCTGCGCCTGCCGGATCAGCTCCTTCACGTCGGCCACGGTGATCCCGCGCGTCCGGGCGATGCTGATGATCACCTTCTGTCGTTGGAGCATCATGCCGGAGAAGTTGCCACCCCGGCGGGGGTGCGGTGCCTCGCCGATGACCGCGAGCTCTCCGGCCCGCAGGGGCTCCATGCCCTTGGGGGTGGTGATCACCTCGCCGGTGCTCAGCGTCACGGTCTCCTCCGTGACCTTCGTCGCGAGCGCGGCCCCCTTGACCCGGACCGGCAGGTACGCCCCGAGCGCGTCCGCCACGGTCGGGACGTGCTCCGCGCAGCGGCCCTGTCGCTTGCCCGACACCAGCGTACGCAGGTGGGTGGCGTCCTTGCCGCACTTCTCGCCCCCGGTGCGGGTGCTGTGGTTGCACGTGATCGCGTTCATCGCGTGTCCCTCGCTTCCTGGTTCCTGTCCCGCCGCTTGGCGAGGGGTCCAGTAAAGCACCACCGGCGGATGCGTGTCTATAGCCTCTGACCTGGGCTTTTGGCGTTTACTTCCGTCCGACTTCCCCGCTGGCAGGCTTCATCACAGCTTCATCACGCCTGCCATGCCCCAGGATGTCCGGTTTGCCCTCTCGGCCCGTTTGCCCTCTTGATCCAGGAAGGATCCTCTATGTCCGCTTTGTCCACTATTGAGTTGTCCACGAACAATCGTCTCCGAACTGTTCGTACCCGATTCGTACCAAGGTTCGTATCCGAACCGGCCGGCCTGCGCGTCCGCCTGCCCGCCCGTGCGTGGCGGGATCCCGCCAATGCTACGTGACGAAGCTTCGCCAAAAATTTTTTCCCGATAAAATTTTACCCTCAGAATTCTCTTCGGCCCAGGGGACTCTCATCCCCTTGACCTGCGAGAACACCTCGATTATACGTATAACCCACAGGTCCGTCCACAGCCTGTGGAAGTAAGTTTCCTTTCCTAACGATTCAACTCTCCGTCACCTTCCCGCCGCGCGGCTTGCGTCCCGCCGACTCGCACGCCCGGCACCGCCACCTTCTGCCCCGGGGACGCGACCGGTCGACGGCGAACTCCTCGACCGCCTTCACCTTCTCGCAGCGGGAGCACTTGAGCTGCTGGACCTGCGTGGACTGCTCGTCCACGACCCGGGCGAGCATCATGTCGAACGCCGCCTTGGCCAGCTCCTCGTCCTCGGGCCTCTTCCCCCAGTACCCGTCCTTCACCGGCTCCGCACCGTCCGCGACCGCGTCCTCGGGCTCCTGGAGGGGACTTTCTTCCCGGGAAAAACAAACAGGGGTCCCCCCCGCATTAAGGGCGGGGGCCCCCCCGGCATTGCGCGGGGTCCCTCCCGCATGTCCGGGGCCCTCCACCTCCACCGGCCCGCTGGTCCCGGACTCCTCCTCGTCCACCAGGCAGTGCGGCCACTCCTTCGCGCCGTCGGTGGTGTACGCCGCATCCTCCGCCACGCCGACCGGCCACTCCACGCCGCCCACCGGGTACGGGTACTGCCGGGGCGCATCCACCGGTACCGGCATCGGCAGGGTCGGGCAGACCGGCCCGTGCTGCGCCTGCCGCAGGAACTCCTCGCCGGGCCGGGGCAGGAACGTGTCCGGCGTCACCGGCCCGAACACCGTGTCCTTGGGCAGCCCTGCGCAGACCAGGGCCCCCTGCTGCTCGGTGGCCGCCGGGAGCCGGTTCGGCAGGGCGATCCCGGTGCTGTACGGCACGGCCTGCCCGCCCTCGCGCGCCTTCTCCAGGGCGTGCACGGCCTCCATGTCGCTGCGGACCTTCGCGGCCAGGCCTTCGGCGTAGTCCGCCACGATCTTCAGCACCCGGTCGACGGTCTCGGTCTCCTTGAGGCCCATGCCCCTCCAGAGTGCCACCTCCACGTCGTCCAGCGTCACTCTCTCGCCGTCGGTCATCGGCTCTCCTTGCCCTCTCCCCGAAAGGTTTCCGGGATGTCGTCCACTGCCTGTGCCGGTCCGTCCGCGAACATCTCGAACCTGAGCGGGGCGGGTGTCCGGTAGACGGTCTCCTTGGCCAGCCACCACCGTTTCCCCGGCCACCACCAGATCGTCACCGGTTCTCCTCGCCCGGCTTGGTGTGCTTTCCGCACAGACATCCTCCCACGAGCGGTCCCATGGTCGCGCCGTCCGGGGGCACCGGTCGGCTCTCCTCGCCCACCGGCTCCTCCCGCTCCGGTCCGTCCATCCTGATCCTCACTCCCGCCGTCGGGAGCCCAGATGTGTACACACGGCCCTCCAAGGCACCGTCAGCGGCCTCTCACCGCCTCCTGGCCCCAGACTACCGTCCACCCTCTCCCACAGCCTCACACCGCCTTCTACGGCTTTTTCTCCTCCCTCTCCCTCTCCCTCTCCCTCTCCATGTACCCCTCTCGTCTACCCCTCCGTCTACCCCCATCTACCCTTCTCTCATCTCTCTGACCTTTACTGTAACCCTTGTAACCCTTGTAACCCTTATATATAGAGATATCTAGTAGTAGTAGTAGTAGTAGTGAGTGTTCTCGTGTGTTCGTGTACGTCACTCTGTGTAACGTGAAAACATGACATGTACTCGTGTCTCACGTTTTACCTCTCTATATCTTCTCTGCCCCCCAAAATCCGGCACACACGGCATACTCGCAGGTCAGTGCGGCCCACACCAGGCCCACGACCCCGGTATACGTGGACCCCAGAACCCCCCGTACCCCCGGTCCACACGACAAAAAGCGGTCCGCTTCCTCAGCGGACCGCCTTTCACCACCACTACATCGAGTCACCTCGTCAGGCTCCGGACCCATGCCATCCGAGGGTCCGCCGCCTCTTCCCCGCCCTCCGCACTCCCCGGGTCCACGACGTCCTCCATGTGGATGATCTTGATGAACAGGCCCGGCTTCCCGCCGACGCGCACCGTGAAGGTGTACTTGTCCGGCTTGTGCTGGAGCCACCCCCGCTCCCGCCAGGCCGGGAGGATGTTCCCGTGCTCGTACCCCAGGTCCGCCAGCAGCTTGCGCAGGGTCTCCGGGTGGAAGGCCACGAACTCGTCCGTGTCCCACCGCCCGGCCCAGCCGGAGGCGGGCGGGACGCTCATCGCGTCCTCGTGCCCGTAGAACCGGTGGCCGTTGACCTGGGCCCAGGACATCACCGCCCGCAGCGCCCCGCGCGGGCGGTCGTCCTCGTCCCCCTCGACGGACGAGTCCGCCCCGCTGGCCGCCCACACCCACACCTGCGGCGGCGCCAGCGGCATCAGCCCGGCCCCGGCCGCCACCTCGTTGGCCAGGGCCAGCACCGCCACCGACTCCGCCCGGCGCTGCGCCACCGAGCTCTGGACCTGCCCCGCCAGTGCCTCCTTCAACTCCTCGTACCGCACCTGGAGGGCCTCGTCCCCCAGGCGGGCGACCTCCTGGAGGAATACCTCACCGGCGCGCCCGTACGACCGCCTGGAGACCCTTCTGACCCGCTCCGCATGGGCGCGGTCGCGGCACGGCGCGCCGGTGAGCGGGACGATGCGCGGGCTCAGGCCGCCTTTGGTGGTCATGGAGGTGATCGGCTGCTCGCCGGTGGTGACCAGTACCGTCTCCCACTGCTGGCCGTCGATCATCCCCGTGCCGTCCTGGGTCGACCTGCCCCGGCTCTTGCCCTGGGTGATGCCGTAGACCAGCTCCTCCAGGATCTTGGGGTCCGCCAGCTGGGTCTCGTCCACGAACAGGGGCATCCCTCTGAGCATGGACATGTAGTGCTCCATGGCGACCCTGGTGTTCTCCCACGAGAGCATCGACCGCCCAGGGTCCGCCCACACGGACGTGCACAGGCCGAGCAGGACCGTCTTGCCGACCGAGGTGGTGCCGGAGACGTCCACGACGACGTTGGCCGCCCCCACGACCCGCAGCAGCGGTGCGGCGAACGCGGCGGACAGTGCCGCAAGGATGACCGGCCGGTCCGCGCAGTCGGCCACGGCCTCCTTCCACTCCTCGATCCTCCCCCGCGAGCAGTGCCCCTCCAGCCATGCGCCGGTGTTCTTGACGTCCTGGACGTGCCGTGGGCGTCCGGGGCCGGAGGTGAACTGCTCCACGTCCATCTCCCCGTCCGCCAGCTGGGCCGACCAGCCGAGCTGGGTGGCGGCGACCTTCACCCGGTCCTGGAGCCACTGCTGGTTGTACCGCAAGCACTGTGACATGTACTCGACACAGGCCATGACGTGGACCGACGTCACGACGTGGTCGGGGAAGGCCCGGGTGAACAGGGTGCGGCTGGCCGTCTCCTCCGCCGTCATGACCAGCTCCTGCACCTCGCCCGCCGTGTCCAGCCAGGCGATGCGGTACTGGTGGCGTCCCTGGTCGTCTTTGAGCCGCTCCACCGGTACGAACGGCCGGAACGCGATGACCTCCTCCTCCAGGACCGTCGCCTTCCCCGTTCCCTTCGTGTACGAATGGACGACGCCCTCGTCGGTGAGCCTGTAGCTGGACTGCTTGCTGGCGCTGGTGTTCTCCGGCAGCCGGTAGCCGTCCTGGCCGCCGGTGAGCCTGCGCAGTACCTCCTCGTCGGCCAGCCGGGCGGTGTGGTACTGCTCGGCGCGCTCCAGTTTGCCCAGGGCGTCCGCGACCTTGAGCATGTCCTCCAGGGTCCAGGTGCCGTCCGCCTTCTTCTTCTCCTCGGCGGCCAGCAGCCCGTCCCTGGTGCGGTGGATGGCGGCCAGGACGTCGGGCGCAGGGCCCTCCTCCCGGTCGTCGGCGGGCGGGGTGTCGTCGGCGTCGTGGGCCAAGGCACGGCCTTTCCGGTCGTTCGTTCACGGGACTTCGCGCAACCTGCGGACGATCACTCTCTCATGGAGATCACGATCAGCTTCTGCTTGGCGCGGGTGATGGCGGTGTAGCGCCACCGCTCCCTGTCCGCACCGGCGTTGTCCATGACAATGACCTCGTCCCACTCGGATCCCTGGGCCCGGTGGCAGGTCACCGCGTACGCGTAGTCCCACAGCCGACTCTCCCGCGAGACGACCTCGTTCTTGCCCAGGGTCCGTTCGTGTCCGAACTGCTTCTCCTCGCAGCCGGACACCTCCACCATCGGCCCGTCGTCCAGCGCCACGACGATCCGCACGAGGCCGCCCTTGGGCTCCCAGGCCTTCAGCACGATGCCGCTCGCCCCGTTGTGGACGGTGCGCTTGACGGCCTCCAGCTCCCCCGACACCCCGACCGAGCCGTCCGCCTCCACCACCTGCACGCTGCGCATGCGGGGCACCGGCCGTCCTTCCGGGTCGAACCGCTCCACGACCGGCACGACGCACTTGCGCAGGGCGGTGACCTTGTCCCCGGCGCGGACGGGGCCGGGGCCGTGGAAGATCCTGTTGATGCCCGCCCGGTCCGCGTTCAGCGCGCAGATGATCTGCGGCCAGGTGGCCTCCGGGCCGCGTGCGCGGAACCGCTCCGGGTCCAGCAGCTGGCCTCCTCGCGGGTCGTCCTTTCCCATGACGACCGTGCGCCCGTCCCCCCAGACGCCTTTGCGCAGCTGGAATCCTTCGCGGGCCCACAGCGCCAGGTCGACGATGCCGGAGGTGTCCTGCTTCTGGCGGTGGTTCTCCACAAGAACAATGTCGGGCCTGGCGATCCACTGGTTCATCTGCGCCATGACCGGCGGGAGCTGGCCGTGGTCGCCGGTCACGAGCACGGGCAGGCCGAAGTCCAGCAGGTCTTCGACCTGCTCCTGGGAGAGCATGGAGGCCTCGTCCACGACGATCAGCTCGGCGTGCCCGCGCACGGTGTCGCGCTTGATCCACTCCAGGTGCTCCACGACCGTGCACGTGCCGTCGTGCTGGCCGCACGGGGTGAACAGCCTGGGGCAGGTGCAGTCCTGGGCGACTTCTCCGCAGGTGCACTCGGTGGACACTTCGTCGACGAAGTACCCGCTCTGCTTGCACTTGTCTTTCGGGTCGGGGATGTAGCTCAGGGCGTAGGTGGTGGAGACGAGCGGCTTCAGCTCCTCGGGGAGCTTCCTGCGCAGGACTCCGGCGGCCTTGTTGGTGGGGGTGGCGAACACGAGCTTGACGCCCTTGTCGACCAGCAGCATGCCCAGGTGCCCGAGCACGGAGGTCTTGCCGGTCCCGGCGTACCCGCCCAGCGAGATGACCGGCCCGGGTCCCAGGCCCGCATCGACGTGGGTGTGCGGGACCTGGGGGCACTTCCGGTCACTGTCCGTGTCCGCTGCGCCGGTGCAGTACTCCACGTCCCGTCGGCAGGTGAGGAACCAGTTCACGATCCTGTCGATGGCCTGCTGCTGGTCGGGGCTGGGGGTGAAGTCCACCGCGTTCCTCTCGTTCGTGTGCGTTCCTTGTTCAGTCCCGGCCGGTCTTGTCCAGATGGCCGCGCCACGCCGAGGATACCGTGCGGGCGATCATGTCGGCACCCTTGTCGTCCCAGGGCGGGGTGGCGTGCATGATCATGTCCAGGACGTGCTCCTCGTCGATGCCGACGTCGAAGAACTCCCGGGCCGTGGTGTAGATCGCGTTGTTCCAGCCGCCGTGCCGGGCGGCGTCCTCCACCACGCCGAGCAGGGCCAGGCACCACATCTCGAACATGGACGACCCGGAGCCGTGGGCCAGGACGTCGATCTTGGCGTGCCTGGCCCGCTCCATGCGCTCGGCCATCCGCGCGCCGCCGGTGGGCAGGGTGGACTGGTTGACCGTGCAGATCCAGGAGGCCAGCCACAGGGGCAGCACGGCCGCTTCCAGGTCGCGCACGACCGTGTAGCCCACCGAGGGCGGGGAGACCGCGTAGGAGTTCCTGGAGGCCTTCACGTCCACCCTCCAGCCGTCCCGGTGCCCCTTCGAGGTGACCGGCAGCTGGGGGTTCTGGCGGTAGTACAGGTGGAAGCCGCCGGACTTCGTCTTCACGGTGAAGGTGGGCACGACGTTCTCGCCGTGCTCGGCCGCGACGCGCTTCAGGTCGTCGATGCCGTGGCGCACGGCCAGCTTCGCGCTGTTGCCGTCCACGTCGAACTCGCGGCGGGCGTCGCAGTCCAGGATCACCAGGCCGCTCTTCTCCGGCAGGATGCCGATGGTGCCCTCCGCCTCGACCCAGTCCTGGAAGGACTCCCAGTCCGCTTCGGCGCCCTCCCAGAAGCGGGGGTCGTCCTCCACCTTCATGATCGGCTTGCGGTCCTCGTTGAGGGGCACGTAGCGCCAGGCCGGGTCCAGGTGCGCTGGACGGCCTGCGGATTCGTGTGCTATCTTTTCATTAGATGACATAGTGCTGGATCCCGTCCTTTCATGCACGGTGTCATATCCCTTGCGGCCAAAACAGGGGAAAACGAAGGGCGTGGACCGGGGAGTCCACGCCCTTCTTGTCGTCGCCCGGTGATCATAGCAGCCCCGTCCGGCCTCCTCCAGACCGGTCAGCCTGCTACTGCGACGACCCGGACCTCGGGGTGGACAGCTCGTGCACCCCGGATCCGGAGTCTTTACGCTACTCCGCGCCGCCGGTCACGTCCAGGTTCCACACGCCGGTGTGGAGGACCCTGACGCCGCCGCCGGGGAGGCCACGGTGGTGGGCGAGCCGCTGGCCGTGCTGAACGCACCGCACCAGGCTTTCGGTGACTGTCGGTGACAGGTACGGCGCGTTGATGACGATCTTGCCTTCCTGGCGGGCGCGCCGGTCGGCCACCTCGGCCACCTCGTCCACCTTCGGGGTGATCCGCTCCGGCGCGTCGGCGTAGTAGGCGAACGCCTCGGCGGCCGTCTGGGACACGCTCTTCTCCGGCTCCGGCGGCAGCATCTCGCCGACGGTGAGGCGGCCGTTGAGCGCGGCCCGGGTGGTCATGGCGATGTTCGCCCAGGTGTCGGCGACGCGCGCGATCGACGTGGCGGGTGAGTCGGCGGAGAGCTTGCGCTCCGCCTGGTCCGCGAGGCGCACGGCGCGCTGGAACGGGGTCATGTCGTTGTCGTTCATGCTTTCTTCTTCCTTCTTCCTGGTGTGGTCGATTCCCGTAGCCGCCAGTCGCATGCATCATCGAACTGCGACCGGCGACTGCGGAGTTCTATGCTACTGCGGCCCAGCCACGGTGTCCACAGAAGGCGCGTCCGTCATGAGGACGTAGTTGCGTGGACCCGGTTCCTCGCCGATCAGCATCTCGGTCACGGTGTAGCGGTTGACCACCACCAGGACGTCGTTCGACGTCTGGGGGTACCGGTAGGCGCGGGCGATCTCCTCGTCCGTGGCGGCGACGACCTCGGCCTCCAGCTGGATCCCGACGCCCCCGGCGCTGTACAGCTTCACCGTGTCCGGCCGGATGGAGGTGATCTCCTGGCCGTTCAGCTTGAAGTAGCGCACGTCGGACCAGTACGGTGCGTACCGCACGCCGCTCTCGTCCTGCTTGTTCGGCCACGAGATGATGACGCAGCCAGCGAATTCGTTGTCCATGGATCAGATCCTACTGTCCCGGCTCCGACGCCTGCGCACTGCCGGGCGTGGATACCGGCGTCTCGTGCGGGCGGGGGCGTCCGCCGCCCGGGTCCGGCTCGCTGGGGGTGTGCATGGTGGTCATGTGCAGTCCTTCTCGGTGTCGGTGGGGTAGCGGTGCCAGGCGCCCTCGTGGGGCTCCTCCGGCTCCTCGTGGTGGTAGAACAGCCGGTTGTGCTCGGCGCACCGCAGCTGGCCCGGGGTGATGATGTACCGCTCGGCGCGCTGGGACGAGTCGGCGGGGTCCAGGGAGCCGACGATCGCACCGTTCGACGTGCGCACGTGGTAGTAGGTCTCCACCGGCTGGACACCGGCGGCCATGTCCAGGAACCAGCGTCCCTGGTGGAACTTCTGCGTCTCGCCGTGCTCGTGCAGCAGGAGCCGGTGGGCCTGGCAGCGCAGGCGCCGGGAGTTGGGGATCTGCCCGGTGGGGGTCAGCGGCAGGGAGACGACGTTGTCCGGCAGGGCGTCCAGCTGCTCCAGCCCCGTGCCGTGGAAGGCGAACACCCGTGCGGGTCCCCGGAGCTGTCCGACGGTCTCGCTGCCCCGTCCGCAGGCCGCTGCGGCTCTGGCGATCGAGGACCACATGAGGGAGTTGTCCACGCTCATGCCGTGCTGCACGACGCGGACGTCCTCTTCCAGGCCTTCCTCGTTGCCCCAGACGTCCTGGGCGTCCTCGGCCCAGTGGACGGCCAGCTCCAGCGGGGTCATGCGGGCGTCGTCGTCGTTGTCCATCGTTTCCGTCTTCCTGTTGGTCGGTTCCCGGGGCCGCCGTCCTGCGCACCCTCGGACGGTGTCCGGCGGCCCCGAGGGGTCTTACGCTACTGTCCGTCGTCGGGGATGTCCAGGGGCTGCGGTACGGCGGGCAGGAGGTCCGCCACCGTCATGCCCACGTCACATGCGGACGCGGTGGTGACGGCCGCCCACATCTGGGCCATCTGGATCGTGCCGTACAGGTGGCCCAGCCAGTCGTCCGTGGACTCGTACGTGCCCTTGGAGTCGAACACCTCCTCGGCGTCCACCGCCCACTGGGCGGCCATCTCCATGGGGGTCCTGCCCTGGACGATCCCCAGGCCGTGTCGGCTGACCATCAGTTCGTCTCCCAGTCGCTCTCGCTGAGCGCCTTCGAGAGCATGCTTCGCAGGGACTCCACGGCATCGCCCTCGGCGTCGGACAGGGTCGTGACGTGGTTCAGGTCGTTGAGCATCCGGTCCAACCCGTTGTACAGCACGTAGCAATCGTCGCGGGTCAGGCCCAGCAGGTTGATGCTGACGACTCGGCGGACTTCCAGGATCTCAGCCATCCTTCTTCTCCTTCTCTTCCTCGATCTTGCACGGCACGCAGACGCGGCTGCGCTGCCAGGCCTTGGACCTGTTGCGGCTGTAGTGGAACCGGGTGAGGGCCTGCGGCCGGATGGTGGTCTCGTGCCCCTGCGCGCAGCGGATGCGGTGCACCGCGTCGGACCCGAGCCACTTCTCCTCCAGCAGCACCACGCCCTCGGCCGCCAGCCGGTCCAGGAACGCCTGGCGGGACCGGGCGGTGCGGACGACGTTGTGCGGGTTGTTCAGGGCCGCGCACTGGCGGCACACGCCCGCGTTCTCGTGGTAGACGAGGGTGGTGGCGGTCGGGGTGGACTCGTGGCCGTTCTTGCAGCGGATGCGGTAGCTGTAGCGGGTGCCGCGCCAGTGGGTGTCGAGCAGGGTGGCGCCGAGTTCCGCCAAGCGGGCGCGGAAGCGTGCCTCGGCGTCCATGGAGGGTGGCTTCATTCCTGGATCCTTCCTCGGCTCTTCTGGTGGGTGGCGGGCCGCTTGAACCCGGCCTTGCCGAGTTCGGATATGCAGTTGCGGACGCTGCGGATGTCGCTGGGTGTGTTGGGCAGGGTGGTGATGAGGCGGCGTCCACGGTACACCTTCCAGTGTCCTTTGCCGCCCATCACGGTGTCGAAGCCCTGGTGGCGCAGTTCGCGTCTGAGTTCGCCGACGGTGGTGATCCTAGGCATCGGGGGTGGCGTCCTCGATCTCGGTGTCGCCGTCGTCCTCGATCGTCGTCTCCTCCGTGATGGTCTTGGCCACCGACCAGCCGGTGATGATGCCCCGGTTGTCGGCGATGCGCAGCCACATGCGGGAGAGTTCGATGTTCTGCCGCAGGACGCGGTCCCGCACCTCCTCCGAGAAGAAGTACTCGGTCTTCGCGTGCTCAGCCTTCTTGGCCCAGTAGACGGCCTTGCCGAGCGGGGTGAGGTTGTCGCTGTTCCGCATGGTGTGTCCTTCCCTCGTTCCTCGTTCCTGGGGAAGACACTACCCCTCCCCGCCCGGCGGGTCAAGGCCTCAGTCCTCGTCGTTTCCGGCCGGTAGGCCGGACTGCGCCGCACGGCGCTGGGAGCGCTTGAGGTACCAGGCCGCACCGAAGCAGCCGAAGGTGATCACGCCGCCGAGCAGTTCGAGTGCGTACAGCTGGGTCTCAGTCATGGTTCTCCTCCTGCTCCCGGGCGAGTGCCCGGACGGCGAGGGCCATGTTCCAGCCGCTGTCCTGGAGCACCTTGAAGGAGTGCAGCAGGCTGTCCGGCGCCCAGTACGTGTCCGGCACGGCGTCGATGTCGGCCAGCCACGCCGCGCGCTCCTCGTCGTCGAGCCCGGGGAAGGCCTCGGCGATGCTGAGGGCGAACGCCTTCATCTGGTCCGTACCCATGCTCATGATCTTCTGCTCGGTGCGGGCGATCGTCTCGGGGTCGTCCATCGGGTCGGTCATTCCTCTTTCCTCTCTGAGGGGCGCACCCTCCGCTGGAGGGTGCGCCGGTTCGTCAGGCTACTTCTCGATGATCGCCAGGATCTCCCGGGCCGGGAAGATGACGTACTCCTGGCCCTGGTGCTTGATCTCGGTGCCGCCGTAGCGCGCGTGCAGCACGTGGTCTCCCACGGCGACACTCATCGGCACCAGCGTGCCGTTCTCGTAGCGTCCGGGGCCCACGGCCAGGACGACCGCCTCGGCGGGCTTCTCCTGGGCGCTGTCCGGCAGCACGAGGCCCGAGGCCGTGGTGGTCTCCGCCTCCAGCGGCTGGACCACGATGCGGTCCTCAAGCGGCCTGATGGTGATCTTCTCAGTCATGAGTACATTTCTGTTCGAACAGGTGTGCCTGCCGTCGCGGGGGTCAGGCACGGGGACCAACACTCACGGGGTGAGCGTATCACCGGCGCGTTCATTCCTCGTCCTCCGCTGTCGGAGGTGTCCATGCACGGCACTGGTAGGTGGGAGCCGGGCGCGTTGTCGTGATCATGATGATGCGCTCCCGGTAGATGTGCATGCAGTCGTCGCACACCGTCAGGCGCAGGCTGGTCCGGCGGTCCGACGGGTCGAACACGCCGGAGCCGTAGTTGCCGGTGGCGCTGAAGTGCGTGCCATAGGTGAACGGGGGCTCGCCCTCCCTGGCCGGGTAGATGTACTCCAGTTCCTGGCCGCAGGCGAAGCAGACGTTCGTCATGACTGCTGGTGGGGGTAGACGACCTTCTTGAACGTCCCGGCCTCCACGTCCCACCGCCAGGTCTCGCCGGTCTCGGTGTCGATGAACCGCCACTTGGCGGGCTTGGTGGTGTTGATGGTGATCGCCGTCTCGCCCTTCACGGCCGCCTTCGGCGCGGCGGGCACGCCGATCTGCTGGACCAGCTCGGTGAGGAACCGGTGCGCGTACCGGACGGTCATGCCGGTCGCGCTGGCCAGCCGGAACGCCGCGTGGGAGATCGGGTCGGTCGGCGGCGGCTGGAACTCCACGGTTGCCCACTTCTCCTTGGGGACGATCGTGACGGGCATGGTGACCGCACGCTGGGAGAGCGTGGACGCCACGGCCCCGAGGGCTTGCGCCTTCTTCTGCCGGTCGCTGGCCAGGGTCGTCTTGGCGGTCATCGCCCGGGTGAGGCGGTCCTGCTCGCGCGGGACGCCGACCCATTCGTACGTGCTCTCCGCGTACGTGTTGGGGACGATGTCGTAGACCTGGGTGCGGGGTCCGCCGACCCGCGCCTCCATGACCGTCCATGCGTTCATGTCGGCCGGGATGCGGATCTCCCGGCCGTCGGCGGGTCCGCCGCACAGCAGGACGGTGCGCAGCTCCGTCGCGGGAATGGCCACGAGTGTCTCCTGTTCCTTGATTCGGGCCAGCGTCGCCTCCACGGCGGCGCCCTGGCCGTGGCGGGGGATGTCGACGTCCACCGCCACCCAGCCGTGCTTGACGTGGCGCAGGATCTCGTAGTGGTCCCAGCCGCGACCGCTGTCGCTGTAGGCCGGGAGGTTCAGGTACCGGCCCGCACCCCGGTCGGTGTCGCGCGTCTCGCCATCGTGGCTGCCGCCGACCAGCAGGATGCGGTGTGCAACCGGGGTCACTGGACCTCGGCCCATTCGCCGCGCCTGTCCTGGAGGCAGGTCCAGGGCGCGCCGGAACGTCGCCAGCCGATCGCCCAGTCGTCGGTGACGTCCACGACGGTGACCGGGTAGACCGACTCCGAGCGATCGGGAGCGGCACCGATGCGGGTGTACTTCTTGCCGGGCTCGAAGCGCGGCGCGACCCGCGTGAGCCTACAGGTGGGGGAGATGCGGTCGATGCGGTTCCCGTTGGGGAGGGTGCAGTGGATCCACGCCTTCGCCTCCTCGTGGGCGACGTACTCGACCTCCCACGTGCGGGCGTGGTTCTCCAGCTCCTCCAGGTCCACCGTGTAGCAGACCAGGTCGCCCTTCTTGATCTCGTTCATGGTTCCTCGCTCTCCTTCCTTTGTTCGTTCACGTCTGTCTTTCCTTCGCGGCGTTCCCGCTTGTGGGTGGCGCGCTTGGCCCGGGACATCCACCGGTGGATGATCTCCTTGCGGGGGCGCCCGCCGATGCCTGCCTGGGCGAACCGGACGTCCCGGGGGACGCGGCGCTTCATCAGTCGCCGATGCGTTCGACGTGCGCGTAGATCACCATGTCGCTGGTGTCGTGGGAGGCCACGAAGCCCTTCTCTCCGGAGTGGTGGGTGAAGCGGTAGGTGCCGGGCGGGAAGTCGATCACATCCGCGTACTGGACCCGGTCCTTGATCCGCTCGCGGCGCTTCTCGCGCTCCTTATCGCCTGCCTCGGCGTCGATCCAGGCCTGGGACTTGGCCTCCCAGTCGGCGTAGTCGGCGATGGAGTACGCCCACAGGCCGAAGCCCATGCTGGAGTCGAACAGCTTCTCGGCGCCGGGAATGGGCCGCTCGTCGTCGCAGGTGCAGTCGGCGTCCGCGTCGCTGCCGTCCCCTTCGCACTGGACGCACGGGTTGTAGGCAGGCGTGGCGATGATGTAGGTGCCCTCCCCTGTGCGGTACAGATCGGGGCAGCCGCCGATGACCGGCCCGTAGGCGCAGCCGAGTTCGGCCATCTCCTGGATCACCTTCCCCGCTCCGAGCGCGGAGTTGTAGCTGGCGCGACCCTTCTTGTAGCTTTCCCAGTCGTAGATCGGGCACAGGCTGTCGTTGACGATGATCTTCCCGGAGCGGAAGGAGACCTCGGTGACGGTGGTCACGCCGTTCGGCAGCGGGCACGGATCCTTCAGCCGGACCAGGTCGTCGGTGACCTCGAAGACCGGGTAGTAGTCGCAGAACCGGCAGCGGTCCGGGTACAGGATGACATGCGGGATCGGGTCGTCAACGGTCGAGATCACCATGACAAGGGCGTCCTCCTTGCGGGGGAAGCTCGCGTGCCCGTTCTCGTCCAGGGGCAGGTGCCGGACGGAGGTCTTGCGCCCGGTGTAGCTCATCGCTTCCTCTTCCAGGGGATCTTGTGGGCGTCCCAGTGGATCATGGAGTCCTCGTCGTCCTCGTCGAACGGCGCCGGACGCGGCGGGACGAGCGAGCCGACGTACGCGAACGGGTCGTGGTGGGCCTCGCCGTTGCCCCAGCCGCAGCAGTCGGACAGGGCATGGCCAACGTCCCAGCGGGCGGACTTCTCGTGCGCCTTGCGCCAGACCTGAGCGGCCTTGGTGCGGTGGGAGATGCCCTTCCCCGGGCGGTACAAGCCGCTGCGCCGGGTGTACCAGGGGTCGTTCACCAGCCGGTAGTGCATGATCTCGCCGTCGGCGCCGTAGACCGGCTGCATGGAGTTGTTGATGGCGTTGCGGCCCTTGCCCCACGGACCGCGCCGGGTGGTCCGCAGGATGCGCCGGGCGTGGCGGGTGCGAGCGTTCATGTCATTCCTTGTCGGGGTTGATGGAGTCGATGGCCGATTCCCAGCCGTCCGTCTCGGCCCCGTAGGATTCGGGGAAGTACGGGTAGAAGTCCTCGTCCCGCTTCTCCTTGGCCGCGCGGATCCGGGCCACGTTTTCGCGAGAGGTCTCGATCCGGATCTCCTCGCGGTAGTCGTTCAGCCACGTCGCGACGTCGGACGGGTGGCGGCGGGAGAGCTTGTCCTCCAGCACTTCGCGAGCGTTCATGTCTCCCCCTCAGTGGTTGTGGATGACGGTGGTGTTGTGCTGGACGACCGTGACCTTCTTGGGCGCCTGGTAGTTCTTCGGGCGCGACTGGGTGGCCGGGCAGGTGCAGCCCTTGGGGTAGTACACCCGCACCGAGTACGGCGGGTGGTAGGACATCGGGTAGCAGTTGGTCATGTACTGGCCCGGGTCGACCCACTCCATCACGCAGTCCATGCCCGGGTGGGCGGCCTGCATGGTGGCCTGGTCGCTGTAGTCCTGGGCGGTGGGGCTGGGGATGTCGATGCTGCTGCACGCGGTCAGGCTGATCGCGCCGACGACGGCCGCGAGGGGGATGAAGATCTTGTTCATGATTCAGTTCCTTCTTCCTGATTGGTAGTTGAAGTGTAGCGGGTTCCGGTGTCGATGTTCAAGAGGCCTTGCCGCAGCAGTTCGCGGATGACCGAGATGGCCACCGCCTCGTGGAAGACGGCCAGCAGGCACACGTCCCCGCAGTCCTTGCAGCCGCCGGGTCCGCGCTCGTGGTGCCCCAGCTGCGAGGTCCACCAGTCGTAGGTGCGGTCGGTGAAGTGCCCGGCCGCCAGCTCGTCCCCGTGCGACCACAGCACCAGGTCGTCGGGGATGCGTTCCCACGCCTCCCAGACGATCTCCTCGTCCGGCATGTCGGTCACCGTGCCTCCCTGATCTTCCTCCGCAGCCCTCGCGTGAAGGCCCGCTCGCCCCGGTAGCCCCGGACGACGACAACGACGGTCTTGACGCGGTAGCGGTTCACCGACCGGCGGTGACCGACCGCGTTCCCCCAGCGCGGGATGCGCTGGGTCGCCTTGAACTCACGTCGGCAGGGGGACGTCGTGACACCCCACTGCCGCAGGGAGCACAGCATGAGGTGGCGGGCCGTCCACGCCTCCCGGCGCTGAACGATCTCCTCCGCTTCGACGCGGTTGGACTCCCGGAGGGGGGAGGTCGTCAGGTGCCAGTTCTGGCGCTCGTCCGGGCACTGGTAGCAGCGCTCCGGGGTTCCCTCCCCCGGGAAGAGGCGCCGCAGCCGCTCCATGGCGGTGTAGCACTGCGAGGGGCCCTCGTAGATGGCCTTTCCGCAGGAGCACCTGGCCCGCTTGCTCTCCCGGACGGCCTGGAGGTGCAGGTCCCGGGCAAACCCTCTGCGAAAAGCTGCGAAAGGATCGGGCATTCTCTCTTCCTCATTCCTCGGTCGTGGCGGCCCCCACCCGCATCTCGGCGACCAGGTACAGGTACTCGCCCTTCTTGGGGACAGGGTCCCCGGTTCCGGCATCCTCCCACACGATGGGCTGGCCGTGGCCCAGGATCTTCCCGTCGTCACCGGCCAGCGCGGTGATCCGCACGGTGACCGGCACGTACGGGGTCCAGCCCTGCGCGTTGCCGACACAGATCTCCAAGCCGAGCACGGTCACCAGCGCGAGGCCGGTGACGGCGTCGAAGATCTGCACGTCCTTCCAGGCCATCGGGCTGGCCGGGGTCGCCGGTCCGGCGGGCCAGACAAGAATGCACATGCCGTCGTACGGTTCCGCAGTCATGCGGACAGCCTACTCGCTCTTCCCGAAGATCTCGCCGCCCTGGTCGTGGATGCCCATGTCCTGCATGGCGGCGTCCCGCTTCTCCTGGCGGGCGACGGCCTCGTCCTTCTCGAAGGCGGACCGTCGGCGCGACCCCTGCACCACCCACGAGCCGAAGGCGGCCAGCGCGACGATCCCGAGGACGGCCAGGGCCACCGGCCAGACGAAGACACAGGCCCGGCAGAGCCCGTGGTCGAAGTCGTGGTCCTCCCGCTCGTACTCGTCGACCGGGTCCGGGACCCCCAGCTCGGCGTACAGGTCGATGGCCCCGGCCCGGTTGGCCCCGTACAGGTACCGGCCGATGCCCAGGCCGATGACCAGGTACAGCAGGCAGCACCCGGCGACGATGAGGAAGGTCACGATTCGTCCGTCCGGATCCGTTCCAGCACCAAGGTCATCTGCTCTCCTTCGGTGGTCTCGCTGGCGATGTAGTGCAGGTGTCGTCCGCAGGCGTAGTCCCAGTACGGGCCGGGGCTGCCAGGAGGGGAGTCCTGGATCCGCCAGTCCGGTACGGAGTACGCCCGCACGCGCCAGGTCGGATCGGTGGTGCACCGGCCGGTCTGGCCGCCCAGGCATGTGGGCTTCGGGCTCACTTCTCCTCCTTCGCCGGGTACCAGTCGCGCATGCTGGGCTTGCTGCGCAACTCCCACTCGCCGGTCTTCCCGCTGGCCCAGACCTGGCGCCAGTACCCTACGGCGTGCCGGGTCCCGCTGATGGGGTTGTCCATCACCCCGGCGCACAGGAATTCGGCGCCCACCCGGCTGCCTCCGTCGGGCCGGAACTCGTACCGCACGCCCGGCTCGAAGTACGGCTCCGTGTCCTGCCCTTCGAGCAGCTCCCAGTTTCCGGGGTTGCGGTAGTTGACCGGGACGTCGCGCCACAGGCTGGAGCCCTCGTAGGAGGTGAACCCGCTGGCGAACGTCCGGCCGGAGTCCGGATGGGTGATGAGCGACTGGCAGGCGAACAGCATCCGGACCTCGGTGCCCGGCAGGCTCTGGGCGTAGGTCTTTCCGGCCTCGAAGGACTTCATCAGATCTCGTCTCCGGTGATGCGCAGGTTGATCCACACCCACCAGGCCTCGCACCAGGCCAGGAAACGGGACTTGTCGATGTGGACGGTGTACGAACTGCCCGTCCGGATGTTCGTGAACGCACGCTGGGCGTAGTACCGGTGCCAGCCGTTCTCGGTGCGGCCCTTGTACGCGATGGGAAGTCTCATGGTCCAGTTCTCCTTCCTCTTCCTGGTCGCGGTGTAAACCTTACCAGGAAGGCAGACGAGGAACCAGCCTACTGCCGGAACGGCCACGACCGGCCAGATGACGGCTACCACGCACGTCCGGCGGCGCTGCGCCTTGTCCATCCGGAGCATGCCTACGAGGCAGCCAGCGAGTCCGGCGAGGTAGAAGGCGAGGGCCGCGTTCACGCTTCGCGCTCCATGACGGAAGCCCAAGGCCCGTACAGCAGATCGAACTGCTCGTCGGTGACGAGGTCGCGGACAACCAAAGCGGCAGTAGCGTCCCGGGCAGCGTTTCGGGCAGCGTTCCAGGCAGCGTCCCAGGCAGCGCCCCGGGCAGCGTTCCAGGCAGCGTTCCAGGCAGCGTCCCAGGCAGCGCCCCGGGCAGCGTCCCAGGCAGCGTCCCAGGCAGCGCCCCGGGCAGCGCCCAACGCTTCGAGCTGCTCGGCCGCCAGGGACTCCACCCTCGTGATCAGTTCCGCGACGGCTTTACCGTTGGGCCCGAGCGCCTCGTGCGCGGGAAGCTCGCGGACGACCGTGAGCGTGCGGAAGCCCCGCTTGTTCTCCTCCTCCGCCACCGGCGTGCCCGTCACCTCGAACAGGCGGCACGGCCATGATCCCCCGATGAGGGTGTCCGCCTTCGACGTCGAAGCGTGGTACACGCCGCTGGTGCAGCACTCGCCGCCGGGAAGCTCGGGAAGCTGCTGGCCGGTTCCGCAAAGGGACGCGTAGTCCACGGTGTCGGTGTGGAAGTCGCGGCCGTTCACGCGGACGGCCTTGTAGAAGATCGGGGTGTCGGTGTTCTCGTTCATGATTTCTTTCCTTTTTTGGGGCGGTTTCCGGACGGACGGTGTGAACTAGGCGTCGTTCGCCATGGTGCGGGCGCACGGCGTGCAGGTGACCGGCGTGGACGGGTCGAGCCGGGTGTCCGCGCTGATGACCGTCAGGTCGCAGGCGGTGTGCCCGTAGGTGGTGACCTCGCCTCCCCCGGCCGCGCCGTGGACGTCGGCACCGCCGTGAAGCCGGACCCGCTGGTCGTACGGGCTGTCGGTCATGTTGAGCACTCCTCTACCTCTGGTCCTTGGGGGCGATGTCGTACGCGTTGAGCATCGAGAGGGCGATGTTGTCCGCCAGGTCGACCGTGTCGGCGTCGGTGTAGGCGTTGCTGACGCTGAGGTAGTCCTCGATCTGGTGGTGGACGAACTCCACCAGGCCGTCGTAGTGGGGGCCGAAAGGGCCGTCGTTCGTGTGCGTCATTTCCTCTTCCTCTTTCCTCAGGACAGGGCCTCGTCGTACTCGAAGCTGTGGAACAGGACGATCATGTACTCCGGGTCGGGGCGGATCCCCGTCTTCGTGTAAAGAAACTCCGAGGCGTCCCGCTTGACGTCGTCGAACAGGTCACTGCGCGACACGTCCACGCGCACCGTGAAGTCTCGGGTGACGATGTAGTGCGTCCGGCCCCAGATGAACGTGAGGATGCTGAAGTACTTGCCGGGCTTCATCGTAATTCCTTCTTCCTGTTTCCTGAATCCTATCCCGCCCGGTGTGATCACGTCCCCCCCGACGAGCAAGGATGACCTTCACCGAGCGGGAGGCCCGGCGGCACACCGCAGACGCGCCGCCGGGCAGCAGTGGGGGTTAGTTCTCGGGCTTGCGGACGGACAGGCCGTAGGCGGTCCGGCGTACGGTGAGGCCGTGCGCCTCCAGGATCTCGGCGTAGAGGGTGAGGAAGTGGTTGCGGGTCTCCTCCACCTGGTCCTCGTGCATGTCGTCGGGCGCGATGTAGCGCACGGCGACGTAGGCGTAGCCGGAGCCCTTCGTCACCTTGAAGCCGCCGAGTTCCTCCCGTCCGTACTTTCCGTTGCGGACCTGGGCGCGGCCCAGCTTCTTGCCGTCCACCTCGTGGGATCCGAGGATGCGGCTGACGACGTTGGGCATGATGACGACGGGTTTGCCCTGGAGCATGGTGTCCTCTTCCTTCTTCCGTGTTCCTGGTACCAGGATGACAGATCGTCAGGTGGCCGTCAAGAGTCGCTGAGTTCCGGGATGTAGGTGGAGTTCGGGCCGACGTACCGAATGCAGGTGCACTCGTCGAAGACGTACGTCTCGGTCGCGTTGTGCCGGTCGATGGCCGTGACGCGCTTCCTGCCTTCGGCGTGGCAGCCCTTGGCGTCGTGGACGTTGGCGCCGTGCGTGCACAGGCAGATCTCCGGCTCGGGGCGCGGCTCGGGGCGCGGTCGGCGACGACGCTCCTTGACCGTGCCGATCACGAAGCCGCCCAGGGACACGGCGGTCGTGCCGACCACCCCTGCGACGAAACTGGCGGTGTCCATGTTCCTTCTTCCTGTTTCGGTGTCAGTGCCTGACACAGTCGATGTTGTTGTGTCCCGGCCCCATGATGCCGGTCTTCCACTCGATGCCGCACTCGCACTCCACGGGCTCCACGGGCGGCTTCCAGCCGGGCGCGGTCCGGTCCAGCTGGGTGTTGAGCGTCTCCACGTGGCCGCTCACGTGGAGGGCGGCGAACTGGAGGCGTCCCATGGTGGTGTGCATATCGGTGAGCAGGGCGCGTAGGCGGTCCTGCTCCTCCAGGTAGGCGAGCAGGGCCTTCCGCTCGACCCGCACGTAGCGGTAGCGGTCGTTGGTGATGTCCACGACGTGCTTCAGCATCTTCTGTGCGGCCAGGTAATCCATTTTTCAACTACCTCCATTGCTCCGGGACAGTGCCGTGAAAACTACAGGCCCATGGTCTCCATGAGGCCCCAGATCTGGGTGGCGATCTTGCCCGCGTTGTCGGCGGTGAACGGGCAGCGGAACTCGAAGAAGTCGCCGTTGCCGTCACGGACGATCAGCGCCGTGTGACGGCCGTTCACGTCGCGCTCCACGGTCACCCGGTGGCCGGTGGAGACGGTGCGCCCGTTGACGACCGGCTGCGGGGACTGCGGGCCGCCGTCCTCGCCACGGATCAGGTCGGCCACCTCCTTGATGAACCGGGTCTTGGCCGGACCGCGCCGGGTCTTCGGCGCCTTCTTCGGCTTCGGAGCCTTCGCGACCGGCGCGGGCTCGGCGACGATCTGCTCCTCGACGGCCTTGGCCAGCAGGTCGAGAGCGTACAGCGAGCGGACGGCGGCCAGCTCCTCCCGAGCCTCGGCCAGCTTCTTCTCTTCGAAGGCCATGGTCTTGGCCTTCTTCTCCTTGTCCTCCTGGGTGGACGGCGCCCACATCTCGGAGGCGGTCAGGATCTCCTGCCACCGCCCCACCTTCTGCTCGACGAAGTCGATGTGCAGTTCCGCGACGTCCTCCATGTCCTCCGGGTGGCGCAGCTCCGCAACGCGCTCGGCCCACACCTCGTCGCGGGTGCCGTCGTCGGTGAGCGGGGCGACGATGGTGCGTACACCGTCGGGGATCTTGGTGCCCTTCTCCTTGGCGTCCAGGGCCAGCTGGAGGCGGCCGTGGCGGGAGATGATGTAGGGGTCGACCCACGGGGTCTTCGGGTTGAAGCCCATGATGGCGTGGGTCTTCTTGGTGGTGCTGGTCGTGGTCTCGCCGTTGGGGGCGGTGTAGGTGATTTTCTTGCTGGCCATGTCGGCCTCCTTCATTCCTGGTTCCTGTTTCCTGCTGACAAGGAAAACAATACATGACCCACCATCAGTCGTCAACACCTGTACGGGAGCCCGATCTCACCGGACTCCCGTACAGGTTACTCGCCGTGCAGGGACGGCATCGGCGGGATCACGTCCGCCAGGAACGTGCCCGGCTCCGCCTTGAAGACCGGAGCTGCCACGACTGCCCAGCCGGTCGGAGCGTCCTCCTGGCGGATGCACACCCGGCCGCGCTTGAAGCCTTCCGGGTAGTCGTTCCAGTTGATGCCGTGCTGCTGCCACAGCATCTCCTGGATCTCGTTCGTGTTCTTCCCCTGGAGTTCCTTGCGGGAGAACACGGACTGCCCGGCCATGAGGATGCTGTTGCGGGTGGCGTCCTGCTGGCGCCAGATGAAGGAGTTCGCCACCTCCACCGGGTCCGGGACGGTGAAGACCCGCGAGTCGAACTGGGCCAGGTCCGGCAGGTCCAGCCCGAGGTCACCGGCGAAGTCGTTGAACTCCAGCGTCGCGATGGAGGCGCTGACGGACACCATCTTGGCCAGGACCCCGCCGAACCACGGCTGGGTGCCGGTGCTCTCGAAGTCCGTGAGCAGAACACTGACCTCGTCGGACTGCACGAAGGCCAGCCGGGCGCCCTGGACCTCCTCACACAGGCTCAGGGCGACGTAGTCCATGCACGCCATGACGTCGGCGTCGTACGGCCGCTTGGCATGCTTCAGCAGGCTGTGGAAGGCCCGACCGTCCACCCGAATGATCGTGTACGTACGACGCGGAAGAAGCTGCCGGTACGGCCGTTCGTACGCCTTCATACGGTCCCCGAGCGAGGTGCCGTCGCTCATCTGTTCCTCCTTCCTACTTGCTGACGAACAGGACGCTGTACATCGCGTCCTCCCGGACCTCGTACTGCGCCGCGCGCAGCACCTCGGCGTAGCGCTTCAGCATCTCGGGACGCACCCGCAGGACGGTGGCCAGGTTCATGTCGTCCGGGGTGACATAGGAGACGATCACCTCGCCCCTGGTGCTGGACGTCGCCACGGCGTACCCGCCGCACTGCGAGCTGTTGCTGCTGAGTTCTCTGACACTGCGGGCACGCACCAGCGGCTTGTCGCTGGCGTCCTTGCCGAGTCCGAGCACCTTGCTCACCGTGGCAGGGGCAGCCACCGTGATGTGCGGCAGCTCCACCTTCTTCGGCTTCGGCTTGCCGAGCGGGATGACCACCCAGGCCGTGGTGTTCTTGTGACCGGTCGGGACGTGGTACATCTCGACCAGGCCACGGTTGCGCAGTGCCTGGGCCGTCGGTTCGGACACGGCCGGATGCGCGCCGGTCGCGTAGCCGTTGGCCTGGATGAAGTCGTACGCCGTGCGCATGGCGCGGGTCAGGTTCAGGGGGTCGCCCATGATGTCCTTTCTGGTGGGGTGCAGACCTGCCCGGGAACGGCCGTGCCGGAACCACAGCCGTTCCCGGAGAACGTGACCTCAGTCGCTGTCCAGCTCCCCCTGCCGCACCTGGAGCGGCTTGACGGGCAGCGGGACGCCGTCGGCGCTGTTGTAGGCGAACTTGAGGAGCGTCTTGCCCGTCTCCACGTAGTCCCGCCACCGGTTCCAGGTGTAGGTGATGTACCCGATCTGGTTGCCGAGCGTGAGCCGCTTGCGGTTGCGCTCGTCCCGGTCCGACATGGTGCGCTTGCGCATCGTGTGGATCGGGTTGCCGGTGCTCACCTCGGCACCGTCGCCCAGCCGGGCGAAGAACTCGGGCCAGTGCTCGTCGTGCTCGTCCACCTGGCTGATGATGTGGTGCGCGACCCCGTAGGCCGTCTTGCTGAGGAAGCGGAAGTCCCGGTAGGCGCGCCCGGCGACCTCCACCGAGCGGCGCATGCCGGGGTTCGCGGTCAGGAAGACCGCCAGGTCGGACTGGGTGGGGTGGATGTGGGTGCTGAACCCCTGGTCGCCGTTGTCCCACTGCCAGGCGGCGCGCAGGATGGCAGCCAGCGCGAACGCGTCGGACTCGCCGATGAGGCGGAAGTGGTCGCCGTTGGACCGCTTCAGGTTGGCGTCCATGGTGTACTGGGTGTCGGGGTCCAGGTCGGCGACGTACACCGTCCAGATGGCGACACCGCTGGCGGCGACGGCGAGCAGGCGGTGCTGGCCGTCCAGGACGGTCCCGTCCTTGGCGACCTTGATCGCCTCGCCGTTGACCCGCCACTTGCCGCTGACCATGTCGCGGGCCAGCTTCTCGACGTGCGACCGGCGGACCTGCCGGTTGTGCGTGTTGCGGCGGTTGAGGATCTCCACCGCCATCTCCGGGGTGATCCGGACGGTGTCCAGCTTGGGCGCGTCCGCCAGCTCGGGCGACGTTTCGTTGGTCATGTGTTCCTCGGTTCGTATCATTCTGTTTCCGGGTCGGGTCAGGGACCGGACGACGCGGTGCGCCCGCGCCGTCCGGCACCAGCGTACTACTCGATGATCTCGATCTCGTCGATCGAGGTGATCTCCTCGTTGGTCACCTCGGCCTCGTCGTCGTTCAGGTCCCACAGCTCCTCGTGGTCGGTGAGGTACTCGTGGAGGACGTCATCCAGCTCCTCGCCGTCCTCGCCCTTGGTGCGGTCCAGCACCTCCTGCGGGATGTCGAGCGTGCGGGTGACGTTCTCCTCGGTGGTGCGGGTGTAGAGGATGCAGACCGCGATCTCGGGCATCGTTCCTTCTTCCTGGTCGTGGAGCGGGTGGTCAGCGGTTGCGCTTGAACGGGCTGACGGAGATGTTCGTGCCGCCGCCCTGCGCGATGGTCTCCACCCGGCTGTCGGTGTCCACAGCGGTGTAGGACACCTCGCTGGCGGGCGTGCCGCCCTTGTCGGTGTAGTCGATCCGCTCGAACGGCGCCATGTGCGGCGCCTCCTGCGGCTTCGCCGTGCCCCGGCCGTCCGCACCGCCGGTAGGCTGCGCGGGCTCGGACGGCCCACTGCCGCCCCTGCTGAAGATCCCCATGGCGGCTCTCTCCTTCTACTCGTCGGCCAACAGGTCGGCGGCGCGGGCGGACAGCTCCGCCGCCTCGTTCTTGAGAAGCTCCACGGAAGGGCTGGTCGGGTACCCGGCGGCGTGCTCACCGCGCTCCGCCCGCTCGATCACGATGCTGTTCTGGCTGGCCATGTCGGCGAGCCACTCGCCCTGCTCCATGCTCACGCTGTTTCCTTCTTCCTGGCCGGTTCCTCCGGCGTGCTCACACAGTATCAGTTCCGGTGGACCGGCGTCCAGCCCCAAGGTCTTCTTGGTCGAGGCGATCTCCCGTGGTAGCGTCCTGTCGCACAGCACCTACAGACAATAAGGACAACGCGCCGATGCCCCAGGCCAAGCAGAAGACTCGCCGCCCCAGCCCCGTGGAGGCCTTCCTGGTCACCGACCACGGCGGCCGGGAGCTGACGGTGGTCGTCACCACCGACATCTCCGAGGCGCTGCGCCAGGCCCGCGAGGAGGAGACCGTCCAGGAGGCCATCCGCCGCGACGGCGGGATCTACGTCCTCCCGCTCAGGGACTGACGCCTTGACAGCTGTGCGTGCCCCTTCCTAGAGTGAGGCACCGAACAGCAGGAAGAAGGAACCGATGGACAAGCGCTGGTACTTCATGCGGGGCGACAAGGGCCCCATCGGCACGCCGTTCCAGCTCGCCGACAGCGAGGTCCAGCCCCTGCGCGACAAGGACTGGCTGGTCGTCCCCGCCGAGCTGGTGAAGCCGGACGTCCACGGCCACTTCCACGTCGTGGACGAGCACGGCCAGCTGATCGGCCAGCGCATGCTGGACGCGATCCAGGCCGGGGAGCACCGCCGTCTGGGCCACCACCTGGTCCACGTCGGCGACGCGTCCAAGGACATGGACGAGGTCCGCGCGATCCAGGCCTCCCTGCATACCCCTACCGAGGAATGAGGAAGATCATGCACATGTTCGAGGGCCCGGAGTCGGGCGTCACCTACGTCACCCACGGGGACCGCAGCAACGGACTGCGGATCTACGAGAACGACTTCGACAAGCTCCGGGACAGCAGGGACCAAGGCTACATCGAGATCCCCCTCAAGGACATCCTCGCGTTCGTCGCCGACTACAAGATGTCCCAGGAGATCGGCAAGCTGGAGCAGCTGACGACGGACGAGCTGATTGCCCACTACCTGGGGTAGCCTTTCACCATGCCCACCAAGCCCATCCGCAAGTTCCCGTGCGCGTACTGCGTCACCGCCGTGTGCGAGCAGTGCGGATGGGTCAAGCTGAACCGGCCCAAGGTCGACTTCGGCCCGTGCATGGACCTGGACTGCGGCGCCCAGTGGTGGACCCTGACGCTCTACCCCTCCAAGCACCGCTCCGACCACCAGCACCTCCAGCCGAGCTACCGGAAAGGGACGACGCTGGCCCCCGGCGAGAAGCGCGGCCGGGGGCGCCCGCGCAAGACCCCCCAGTGAAGGACCCGGCCCGTTGACACCAAGGGGTCGGGTCCTTCATGCTGTACTCGTCCAGGCCTAGTAGTTCGACCAAGATCTGCTAGCATAGGAACGAGGAACAGACGAGAGGAAGCACATCCTTATGACCCATAATGACCCGTTCAAGGCCGTGCCCCCCACGGCCACCCGCACGAGGTCGCAGCGGCGCAAGCCCACCCCCAAGAAGTACAAGGTCGAGACCCCCATCGGCATGGACGACCTGGAGTTCACCGGAGTCATGCTCGGCACGGCGTCCACCAAGGCCACGGCCCGGTTCGCCCGATGGACGGACATGACCCTGTACCGCGTCACCGAGGGCTCCAACACGGGACTGTACATCCTGGAGGTCGTCGGATGCAGTGACGTCTTCCACCGCACGGACAGCGAGCACCACCGTGCGGACAAGAAGGTGTGCAAGGGGGCCTCCAACGGCGACGAGATCCCCAGCGAGGACCTGTCGGACGACGCCGAGCCCTGCACCGAGTGCCGCCCTGCCGGGCCCTTCGGCCGCAGCGCGCTCCCGGAGTTCGTGGTCACGGAGGTCGATCTCCCGCAGGTCTCCGAGTGCCCCACCCCCGCCGATGTCCTGGCCAAGATCCGCGAAGGCGCGGACGGCAAGGTCAGCATCCCCGCCCAGCGCATGCTGGCGCAGGCATCCGCTGTCGACGACGACCTGGGCGTTGCCCTCGCCGTGGTCCGCACTCTCTGATCCACCACGACAGTCCGGGGTGTTGACAGTCATTCAGCACCCCGGTACAGTCGGATGCATCAGGAACGAGGAACAAGGAAGAACACCATGCCAAGCTTCAAGGACACAGCACACATCGACGCGGGCTCCGTGCCCGACTTCCTGGACGACAGTCCGGAAGGCATCGCGGCCACGGCCCAGTTCGTCTGGTTCGCCGTGCTGAACCGCGTCAACAAGGCCAAGGCCACCCAGCCCTACATGGACGGCCGACCCGGCTACATGTGGCAGGGCGCCGTCAACTCGGTCATCTCCGACATCTGGCCGGAGTCGAAGGACAGCTACCGCGAGGACAGGGAGAAGATCCAGGAGATCAAGCTCGCCGTCAACGAGTACCACCGGGTGACGAAGACCCTGGTCTGCCGTCGCCGGGCCATCCGTGGGGGCCAGGCCCTGTGGTGGGTCGCCAAGCACTGGGCCGGACTGACGGTCACCAGCAAGAACACGCAGGAACCCGAGGAAAAGGAAGAGAACCGCATGTCCGAGACCAGCACCGGCACGCCCTACCCCTGCCGGGAGCCGGGGTGCCGCACCATCAGCACCCTCCCGCAGATCCGCGCCTCCCACGAGTTCCGGGCGCACGCCTTCCGCATCAAGGACGACGGCAGCCGGGTGGACCTCCCGCCGGGCAAGCTCTCGGACGACGACCTGGCCGACCTGGTCCTGACGGTCGCGAAGGAGGCGAAGGGCCCCGAGTCGGTCTACTACTTCATCGAGAAGGCCCAGGAGGCCGACCCGCGCGCCACCCGCAACCGGACCCGCAAGACCGTGGAGCACCTGGCGGAAAGCTCAATGTCCGACCTGATCGTGTTCGGGTCGTCCCAGTTCTACACCAAGTACTACCTGGCCTCCCGGGCCGAGCAGGCGCGCGAGAAGGTGGTTGCCGAGCTGACCGAGACGCCCGCCGCCGCCGCCGACGAGGTCGCCGTCGACCCCGACGGCCTGTCGCTCGGCGAGCACATCACCAACGTGACGAGCCTGCTGGCCATGCTCCGCACGCTGGAGGAGCAGGTCCAGGCCGACGTCCAGGCCAGCCTGGACGCCAAGGACTCCGAGCTGGCCGCGCTGCGGGCCGAGCTGGAGGAGGTCAAGAAGGAGCGCGACCAGCTCCAGAAGACCCTGAAGGTGTTCCGAAGCAACTTCGCGAAGTTCGACAAGATCCTGGGGAAGGACAACTGACATGGACAATTCCACTGAGGCCGGTCTCGCTGAGACCGGCCTCGGCCGTTTCCCGGCCGAGGAACCGCAGGAGAACGTCCTGGACGGCACCACCAAGGACGGCACGCACGGGGATCTCTACGCGGCCGACCTGGCCGCCCACAGCCTTGCGTCGCGCGTGGCCGCCCAGGTGGTCAACGCCTACGCCCGGCGCGTGGAGCTGGACGAGGCCGCCCACCACGAGCTTCTGGACATGCTGGAGCTTCCCCGGGTGTTCGAGCCTCCCACCGAGGCCGAGCTGGAGCGGGAGCACCTGCTGGGACAGCTGCCCGTGGTCAAGACGATCGACTCGCGGGCGCCGAACGACCAGCTGGTCGCGGAGCGTCGGCTCTTCACCCGATGATCCGCACATGGTAGGTTGAGCCTGCCGATCGATCAGAGCGAAGGCGGCGGCAACGGGTCCGGAAACGGATCTGCCGTCGCCTTCGTGCGCAAGGAAGAGGAAGCCGATGGCCGGAATTCTTGACCATGTCCAGCTGAATCTGGTAGAGACCATCGAAGACCTGTTCGCATTCAAGCGATGGGTCGGCGAGCGTCGAGAGACTCCGCTCGCCGTCGACACCGAGTCCGAGGGACTCAATCCGCACAAGCACAAACTGCGCCTCGTCCAGTTCGGCGACCTCCACCAAGGCTGGGCGATTCCATGGGACCTGTGGAAGGGCGGCATCCTGGAGGTCATCCGCGACTACGAGGGCTGGTGGGTCTGCCACAACGCCCCGTTCGAGCAGCGGATGTTCCAGGTCCAGGGCGGGATCCAGCTTCCGTGGGAGCGGCTGCACGACACGATGGTCCAGGCCGCCGTCGAAGACTCCATGCAGCCCAAGGGCTTGAAGTGGCAGTCCGAACGGCGCATCGACCGCACCGCCGCGCAGGGCCAGAAGGCCCTGGACGAGGGCATGAAGGCGCAGGGGTGGACCTGGGCGACTGTCCCCATCAGTTTTGCCCCCTACTGGGTGTACTCGGCCCTGGACCCGATCCTCACCGCCCACCTGGACCAGAAGATCCGGCCCGGCGTGGAGGCCACCGCCAGGGAAGCATACGAACTGGAGATGGCCACTCTTCGTATCTGTACGAACATGATGCTCAAGGGAATGCAGCTGGACGTCCCCTACGTCGAGCAGGCCATCGCCAAGCTGAGCACGTTCGAGGACGAAGCACGTGTGTGGCTCAAGAACGTCCACGGCATCACCGCACCCGGGTCCAGCGGCCAGCTGGCGCGGGCGTTCGAGCGGCTCGGGTGCGAGATCACCGAGTACACCGCGCTCGGCTCCCCCCAGATGGACAAGACCGTCCTGGAGTTCTTCGCCGCCCGTGCCGATCACCCGGCCGCACGCGAACTGGCGAAGTACATCAAGCACATCAAGCACGCCACGAAGATGCGGCGCTCCTACCTGGAGAACTTCCTGGACTTCCGGGACGAATTCGACGTCGTCCACGCCACCATCAACACCATGGCCGCCAAGACCGACCGGATGTCCGTGACGGACCCGGCGCTCCAGACACTCCCCCGAGACGACAAGTTCGTACGCGGATCGTTCGTGCCACGGCCGGAACGCGTCTTCGTCACGTGCGACCTGGACCAGGTGGAGGCCAGGCTGACAGCCCACTTCACCGAGGACCCCGGCCTGATCGAGGCGTTCGAACGGGCCGACCGCGACGGCGGGGACCTCTTCTGCGAACTCTCCGTACCGGTGTTCGGCGAGCGGATCGAGAAGAGCGACCCGCGCCGCAACCAGATCAAGACCCTGGTCTACCGGTCCGCGTACGGCGGCGGCGACAACATCGAGGCCATGGCGATTGCCACCGGCGTGTCGAACGAGCAGATGGCGTATGCTGCCGGTGAGTTCTTCGGGCGCTTCCCGGGCATCAAGGAAGCGCTCACGCGGTACGAGCGCGCGGCGAAGTCCACCCGCCACCCGCACCTGTTCAGCCACCTGGGCCACCGCCTGGGGATCGAGCGCGGCAGCGAGTACACGCAGGCGTTCAACGCGCGGATCCAGAGTACGGCGGCCATCTACATGAAGCAGTGCCTGGTCACCATGGACTCCGTCGGCCTCGGGGACAACATGCTGCTGCCCATTCACGATGAGATCCTGTGCGAAGTACCCGAGCAGGACGCGGACGACGTACTGAAGCTCATTGAAGACTGCATGACGGACCGGACGGGTTATCGTGTTCCTCTGACAGCCGGAGGAAAGGTCATGAGAGACCGGTGGCAAAAGTAAATGTCCCGAAGCACTTCGAACGCGTCATCTGGCTGGACCCCGGCAAGCTGACCGGCTGGGCCTCGCTCTCCTCCGAGATGTCCTTCTCCAGCGGCCAGCTGGACTTCTTCACCCTGGGCAACGACCTGGAGTCGTACGCCCGGTTCCACCACAACCAGCTGGCCGTCGGGTACGAGAAGTTCATCGTCACGCCGTCCACCGTGGCCAGCGACCCCGAGTACAGCCTTGAGGTCATCGGCATGGTGAAGTGGATCGCGTACAAGTACAACACCACCTTGCTGGCGCCGGTGCCTTCCGCCTCCAGGAAGCTCGGCATGGACGGCGACAAGCTCCAGAAGCTGCGCTGGCACAAGCCCGGTCAGGTGCATGCAAACGACGCAGCAGCTCATTTGTTGGCATGGACCTTGCGAGAAGGTCGTACACCCATGCATCTCGCTGCGGAACTCTTCGACGAGTAGTACACTGATCATCACGCACCAGGAAAGGCTGAGGAATGGCGTATGCAGAACGTGTAGGCGAAGCCGTTCACATCACCAGCAGCTACCATCAGCGGCACCTGACTGCGCAGATTCCCGGGGCTTCGTACAAGAAAGACCTCGGTGTGTGGGCGGCCCCGCTCACCTGGGCCACCTGCATGGTCCTGCGGGGAGTCTTCAAGGACGACCTGACGATCGGGGACGAACTCCAGGCGTGGGCCTGGAAGGAGCGGGCACAGAAGATCGTCCCGGCGATGAAGCTGCGGGACGCGCTGCACGCCGACATCACCTACGGGCCGTCGCTCGACTGGATCGAGCGAAACCAGCAGCTCAAGCTGTTCCCCTACCAACGTGTCGACGTCGACTTCCTGGCCACCAACGAGCGGGCCGTTCTCGCCAATCCGATGGGCCTGGGGAAGACGCCCGTAGCGATCCGCACACTCCAGCTCATGCGCGACCTCAACATGAATCCGTTCCCGGCGCTCATCATCTGTCCGAACTCCCTGAAATACACTGTGTGGGAGGAGGACTTCAAGAAGTGGGCGCCGGAGGTCACCGTCCAGGTGGTCGACGGCACGGCCGTCAAGCGGCGCAAACAGCTGGAGGCCGGTGCCATGGTTTACGTGTTGAACTGGGACGCGGTCCGGTTGCACTCGCGGATCGCCCCGTACGGTGACATCGCGCTGACCGACAAGGACCGGGAGGAGAAGGAACTCAACTCCCTGGGCCACCGGAGTATCGTCTTCGACGAGGCGCACAAGCTGTCCAACCCGAAGGCCAAGTGGACGCGTGCCTGCTGGTACGTGGCCCATCAGGCCGTCTACCGGTTCGCGCTGACCGGCACGCCGGTGCGGGACAACATCGGCGACCTGTGGAGCATCCTCCACACCATCGAGCCGGACTGGTTCAGGGCGAAGACGAAATTCCTGGACCGCTACGCGCAGTTCTCGTACAACTACTTCGGCGGGAACGAGGTCATCGGCATCAATCCGGTGAACCGGTCCGAGCTGTTCTGCATCATCGATCCCATTATGCGGCGTATTCCGAAAGAGGCCGCACTCCCCCAGCTCCCGCCCAAGCTCCCGGTCCAGTACCGGCACACGCCGATGTCCGCCAAGCAGGCCAAGGCGTACGCGCAGATGCGCGAGCTGATGATCGCGCAGCTGAACGAGATCCTGGTGGCCGTGGACCCGCTGTCCAAGCTCACCCGGTTGCTCCAGTTCGCCGCCGCGTCGGCCGAGGTGGACGACGAGGGCGGGCTGCATCTGTCGGACCCGTCCGGCAAGGTGGACGACCTGATCGACCTGCTGGAGGAGATGGGGGACGAACCGCTCGTGGTCGCCGCCGTCTCCCGGCAGCTGATCGAGCTGGCCGCCAAGCGCCTGGAGAAGCACAAGATCTCCTACGGCCTGGTGACCGGCGCCCAGTCCGCCCTGGAGCGCCAGGGGGCCGTCAAGGACTTCCAGGAGGGCCGCACGCGGGTCATCCTGCTCACCCTCGGGGCGGGCGCCGAAGGCATCACGCTGACCCGTGCGAACACCATGCTTTTCATGCAGCGCTCGTACAGCGAAGTGCAGAACATGCAAGGGGAAGATCGTATCCATAGGATCGGATCCGAGCACCACGCCGAAGTGCGGATCATCGAACAGATCACGCCCGGTACGGTGGAGGAGAACAGGATCGACCTTCTGAGGGGGAAGCAGTGGCGGATGGAGGACGTGATGAGGGACGCGGAAGCGCTGAAGAAGCTGCTCGGCGCTGGCTGAGTCCGCGTGACGGGCGCTGCCAGGCCAAGCTCACCTTCTGGTACCGGTGCGAGAAGCGCTGGACCCACCAGGACGAGGAGACAGATCTCTGGGTGTGCGACGGCCCGCATATCTATACGGAGATGATCGTCGGCGAACCACCACTCTAGGAGCAGCTCCCGGTGCACGCGTTCAGCAACAGCCTTCTGCAAACCTTCAAGGCCTGCCGCAGGAAGTGGTACCTCGGGTACTACCAGCAGCTCACCGTCAAGCCGTCACGCCGCAAGCCGGTCGGCTACGCCGAGCTGGGCACCCGCGTGCACCTCGCCCTGGAGGCGTACTACGGGTACGCACTGGACCCGCTGTCCGTCCTGGAGAAGGTCTACCAGTGGGCGGTCCAGGAGTACCCGAACTGGGCCGAAGAGCTGGACAAGGAGCACGACTGGGCCCGCACGATGGTGGAGGGCTACCTCCCGTGGGCCGAGTCGACCGGCGTGGACGCGGGGTTGACGATCGTCGCCACCGAGCGCATCGTTTCACGTGAAACCAGCGCGCCGGACGGACGGCCGATCGCCCTGGTCGGTAAGCTGGACCAGCTGATCCGCAGGGAATGGGACGGCGTGGTGCTCGGACGGGACTGGAAGACGGTCGGTACACTGTCCAAGGCCGACAAGCTCCTGCGGGACGAGCAAATGCGCTTCTACACGCTCCTCCAGAACCTGGACGCGCAGGAGCACGGCACCGACCGCTCCGGCGGCATGCTGTACACGATGCTCCTGCGCTCCAAGCGCACGGCCAGGGCCAAGGGCCCGTTCTACGAGCAGGTCGAGGTCAACTTCAACCGGCACGACCTGAACAGCATGTGGCTGCGCACCCTGGAGACGGCCCAGGACATCCTGAATGTCAGTGACCGGCTCGACAATGGTGAGGACCACAAGCGCGTCGCCTACCCGAACCCGGGAACGCACTGCGACTGGTGCCCCTTCGTGAAGGTGTGCCACCTCGCGGACGACGGCTCACGGTTCGAGGACGCACTGGCCGGTGAGTACACTCAGGCGGACCCTTTTGCATACTACGGAAACGAACTCATCGAACGCGTAGTCGAAGAATTCGCACAGGAAAAGGACAGCGCACGCAGTGAATGACTTCCACATCGGACTCAACATCCTCGTCTACGGCAAGGCCAAGACCGGGAAGACCACCTTCGGCGCCACCACCCCGGCCCCCCGCCTGATCCTGGACGCCGAGATGGGCGCCCGGTTCGTGCCAGGCAAGAAGGTCGTCTGGGACCCCAAGCAGTACGCCCCGCCGGTCGCCGACGGCACCTGGGACACCGCCATCGTCTACGTCCGGGACTACCAGACGATCGAGAAGGCGTACGAGTGGCTGAACTCCGGCCAGCACCCGTTCGTCTCGGTGGTCCTGGACTCCATCTCGGAGATCCAGCAGCGCTGCATCGACGCCCTGGTGGGCCACGACCAGATGAAGCAGCAGGACTGGGGCACGCTGCTTCGTAGGGTGTCTGAACTGGTCCGGCAGATGCGCGACCTGACGACGCACCCGGTCAAGCCGCTGGACGCGGTGGTGATCATCGCCATGGCGAAGAAGGATGACGAGGACTGGCGTCCCTACGTCCAGGGCTCCCTGTCCACCGTCCTGCCGTACCACGTGGACTGCTGCGCGTACCTGGCGATCGTCCCCGACATGAACGGGGAGCTGGCGCACCGCCTGTACATCGGGCCGACCCCGGGCTACATCACCGGGGAACGCGTCGGCGGAGCGCTCGGGTCGTACGTGGACAACCCGAACGTCGTGGAGATGCTCCGGCTCCTGCGGGGCGAGACCAAGACCGACACCAAGAAGACCGACACCAACGCGAAGAAGGTGCAGAGCTGATGGCGCAGTACTCCTGGAAGGATCTCCAGAAGGCCGCCGAGGACGCCGGGTTCGTCACGATCCCCAAGGGGACCTACGACGCGGTCATCACCAAGGCCAGCCACACCAAGAACAGCAACGGCAAGGACCAGATCAAGGCCGTCTTCAAGATCACCTCGGGTCCGTTCCAGGGCAAGCCGATGCCCAACACCTTCACCATCAGCCCGGACAGCGCCATCGCGCTCGGATTCTTCTTCCGGCACATGGCGGCACTCGGCCTGAACGGCGCCTACTTCGGGACCGATCCCTCCATGGAGAAGGTCGCCAACGACCTGATCGGCAAGGCCTGCCAGATCGAGGTCGAGGAGGACGAGTGGCAGGGGCAGACCCGTAGCAAGCTCAAGAACGTGAAGGCTCCCGGAACCGGCACGGCTTCTGGCGCCCCGTCAGCTTCCCCGCAGCCGATGATGGCACAGCCCCAGCCCGCTGTCCAGCCGCAGCCGGTCGCCCAGCCGCAGCCGGTCGCGGACTCCACCAAGGAGGAAGAGGAAGAGGAAGAGGCCGAGTACGAGCCTCCGCAGAAGTACGACGTCCTGGACGAGGACAAGGCCGAGGAGGAGGAGGAGGAGCCGCAGGACGAGGCGCCCCAGGACACCGCTCCCCCGGCGCTGCCGTTCGACAACGGCGGCCTCCCCTTCTAAAGGAAGAGCGCACCGCCTCCGGGCACACGGCCCGGGGGCGGTTCCCGGTCGGGGGTTGACGGCGGGTCAGGTCCTGCGTAGTGTTCTTCTCACCGGCCCACGAGGGCAGGAACCAGGAAGAGAAGAAAGAGGAACAGGATGCTCCCCGAGATCGAGGCGTACTTCGCCGCCGTCACCATCACCCCCGAGCAGATCCGCGAGAAGCTGGACGCGATCGCCGCCAAGTACCGCGAGGACTACGGCACCGAGAACAACTGGAGCGACTACACCTTCCGCAACTACCGCGACGCCTGCCAGCAGGTCAACAGCACGACCGCGCGAGAGGTCCGCCGGGGCGCCTGGGACAAGCTGAAGGAGTCCGAGGACCCGCTGGTCAGGTACATCGCCGAGAACCTCCGCGACTTCTCGGAGCATGCCGAGGAGGTCTTCAAGATCCTCCCCGCCACCCTGGACGAGCTGGACCAGCTGGCCGCTGCCAAGAGCTGGTGCTCCGACTGGGACCGGTACGTCCGGGCCGCCCAGCGCGCCGGGGTGCTGCCGGAGGCCGAGTCGCCGACCGAGGCGGAGAAGGCGCTGTACACCTGGTTCGGCCACAGCGTCACGTCGGACCGCGCGCATCGCCGCACCCTGAAGGTGCTCGTGCGGGCCGTCGTCGCCGAGGCGCTGGCCGCTGCGACGGCGACCGAGGACACCGCCGAGAAGACCGACGCCCCGGCGCACGACGCCGGTGACGCGGAGCCCCAGAAGATCTGACAGCCGGTGGCCCGGCGCCCGGAACTCCGGGCGCCGGGCGCGGCGACCTGCTAAGCTCGTAGGAGCGGGGTGGAGCAGCTCGGTAGCTCGGCGGGCTCATAACCCGTAGGTCGCAGGTTCAAATCCTGTCCCCGCCACTACGATTCATGCAGTACACCGGCAATGGTGGCCTTAGCTCAATTGGCAGAGCGTCGGTCTGTGGCACCGAAGGTTGCGGGTTCGATTCCCGTAGGTCACCCTGTTGGAAGTGAGGCAACTGTTGGCTGGTTGCGTCCGGCTGTAAACCGGATCCTTCGGGCTCGGGGGTTCAATTCCCTCCACTTCCACGCGGACGTTGCATAACGGCAGTGCCCCAGCCTTCCACGCTGGAGGTGCGGGTTCGATTCCCGTCGTCCGTTCTTTATTGTATTATGAGACGCGTGAACACAGTAAAGAAGGGTAGACTCGGAGAAGCAGCCGTAGCACATGAATTCGTGCGTCAAGGTTACGATGTTTATCTACCAGTTTTTGGTAATGCGAACTTTGACATGGTAGTAGTTAAAGAAGGAATCCTTTCCAGAGTAGAGGTTAAAAGCACCTCCTACAAAGGATCCAAAAAGAGCTATGCCGTACAGCTTAAATCAGTACGACACAATACAAATGAGACAAGAGTAATAAAGTTCGACGGAAATAAATCAGATCTTCTGGCAGTTTATATAGTTCCAGAAAATCGTGTAGTAATACTCAATTCAAGTGACCATCACGGTAAAACAGTCACACATATAGAGGGTACCGCACAAGGTGCAAACAGGTCTTGAAAATCTGGGGAGCTGAAAGGCTCGGGGAGCGTTACCTCTACCCTCTGCTGAGTGCTCGTGGCGAAACAGGCAGACGCACCGGCTTCAAGTACCGGCGTCCAAGAGACGTGAGGGTTCGACTCCCTCCGAGCACACAGGGTGGAGATTCTACCCAGCGCAGAAAGGAACAAGGAAATGGGTCTCTTCAAGAGGAACAGTGACCCGGACCCGGGCTCCGGTGCCTTCGAGCAGCGGATGAACCAGGGAGCCGCCGCCGACCGGCAGGACTACCTGTCCGTCGGCGGGGCCGACGACTTCGCCAAGGCCGAGAACGACGCCGTCCACACCTCCAACCAGATCCAGGCCCAGCGCCAGGCCAACCGGGTCTTCGGCAACCCTCCGGCCTCGCAGGGTGACGACACCGAGCGACGCAACGCCGGTAACGGCAGCTGACCCAAACACGAACACGCCCCCGCTTGCAGCAGCAAGCGGGGGCGTGTACTGTGATGATCACACACGAACGAGGAAAGGAACAGACCGCGTGAACCCCCGAATCAAGGCCGTCGCGCAGCTCCTGCGCATCGAGAACCCGCCCGAGCGCAGCCGACGCCGCGTGCGCCAGCTCCTGCGCGAACTGGAGCAGGAGCGCTCGCACATCGCCCTCCTGGAGATCCAGAAGAACAAGGTCCAGGAAGACTACAACCGGATGGAGGACACCGTCCGGGACCTGCTCGTCAACGAGGTCCACCTCCGGGACCAGATCGCCGACCTGGAGAACCGTCTCCAGATGGCCATCGACGCGGCCTGGACCAACGAGCAGCGCGTCTCGTTCGCCATGTTCGACGCGGCCGACCCGCACGTCAGCGACGCCACCGAGGCGATCGACGTCGCCCAGCTGCGGCACGACTGGGCCAAGGAGCCGCTGACCGGCAAGGTCACCCAGCGCAACCCGGCCACCGGCCGCCACGAGACGGTGGAGGTGAACACGGCGGACGTCGCCGCGTTCGCCACGGCGAAGCCCATCGAGATCACCCTGCTCCCGCCCGGCGTCGGCTCCGTCTCCCCCACGCACATCCCCGGCATGGCCCTGGTCAGCTGACCGGCGTCGTCCAGGCAGCGGCCCAGGTGACCGGTCCCACGACCTGGTCGACTGTCAGGCCCTTCTCGGCCTGGAACTGGCCGCAGACGTGGGCGCTGGACGGGCCGTACCAGCCGTCGACCGCGATAGCCCAGCCCCGGTCGTGCATCCGCTGCTGCCAGTCACGCACGTCATCGCCGTGCATCATCGCCTGGCCGGGGTCGTTGCGCAGATAGCGGCCCGGCCAGGAGGGGGCGGGCTCGTGTGACGGAGCGGGCGACGGGGCAGGCGACGGCACACCGCCGGGACGCGGAGCACCCGCGTGGACCCAGGCGTACAGCTCGTCACCCGGACAGTCGGTGCTGTAACCGTCACGGTGCGCGAGGATCTCCGGACCGGCGCCGTTGGCCTGCATGTACTCGATCGCGTCCCGCAGGCCGCCCTTGAGGCCGTCGGAGAGCTGCTCGTTGGTCCCCTGGACCCCGCAGATCGCGTAGTCCTTCTTGTTGAGCGGCTGATCACCGTTGGCGCCGCTCTCCTTGCGCAGACCACGAGCCTCGTAGACCACCCCGTGCTGGCACACGACGAAGTTGTAGGCGATGTCCACCCAGTGCTGGTCGGGATTGGACAGGTGCTCCTGCCGGATGGCGCGGACTTCAGCGTCGCATTCCGGGCCGTGCTGTGCCGGGGTGGTGTACGGACCGCCGATCCAGTGGATCTTCACGCCCTGCGCGGTCGCCATGTCGGCGGCGGGGGTCTCGGCGGGGGCTCCCCACTCAGTGCGAGTAACGAGGTGCACAGATAGTCTCCTTAGTTCGTGTGCTTAGAACGCTACGAAATCATCTTCTTGACGAAATGCTGGCCCTCGAAGTCACTCGCGCTGGCCACGTGGGCGCCACCGTGACCTCGGTGATGGAATTGGCAATAAAAAGACAAATTAGATCCGCTTTCCACCCAGGCCCCCAGCTCCTCCGCGTTCGACACGCCGGGGTACTGGTGCTCCATCAAGGCCAGGTCCACGCCGTTTTGGAGCGCCCATTCGATGTGCGTGTGGTGCAGCTCCAGCGGAAGGTCCAGCGTGCAGTCCGAGAAGTCCCCGCGCCGCTTGCCGACCGCGCACTGGTAGAGTTCCGGATCGCGCTTGGCGGTCTCGTGGTAGTGATGGAAATCCTTGTAGTGCGGATCCCCTTCACGGGAACCGTGCTCCGGGAAATGGACGTTGTAGTGGCTCGAATGCGGCTGGACGTGCGCCGCCACCACCTTGTCGTCGGGCATGCCTACCTCTTTCCGAACAGTTGGATAATGCTCACCCCGAGCATCGCCACAGCAATCAGCGCCGGGATCAGCCACTTCGTCCACTCCTTGTGGTCGGACTCGGACTTCGTCTCGACCCGGTACGTGGTCTCCAGGGCATCCACGCGCTTGCTCTCCTGGCTGATCTGCCGCGACAGCTCCAGCACCTCGGACCGGTCCGCCTTGGTGTCCAGCTTCCCGTACAGGCGGTCGATCGAGGTCTTGATGCCGTCGAGCAGCTCCTTGATGCTGTAGCTGACGCTCCCGCTGCTCCCGTGCCCGTTGTCGCCGTTCTCGGACATGTGCACGCCTTTCCCTGGTCAGGTGAGCTGAACGACCCCCGTAGGCGGATACGGGGCGCTGCCGTAGGTGACCTGCGCCACGTCGGCGAAGACCGGCGTGAGTTCCGGCGCCAGCGAGAAGGTCACATTCGACGTGTACAGGAGGTTCGTCGCCCCGGGAGTCCCGGACTCCACGACATTGATGGAAGCGAACCGCGCGGTGGCCGGAGCCTGGAAGAAGTTGACCAAGTTCGTCCACGTCGCAGCGGCGACCGACTGGACGTTGCTGCTCGTGGAGATGAACACCGAGGCCGCCGTGTACCAGTCCACGCTGAGGGACGTCGTGGCCCAGCCGGTCGGCGAGTACACCCAGCCGTTCACCATGAACCACTGGGCGTTGGAGAACAGCGGCGCCACCGGCGTGATGGTGATGAGGCCGCTGGTCGCGCTGGCGGTGGGGTTGCCGCCGGTCGGGGTCAGCAGGCCGGAGAACGCGAAGCCGCCCTGCACCTGGGCACTGGACTGGGTGAACGTGCCGTTGTGCGCCGTCCAGTCGCCGACGCCCGTGGCGAATGTCGGATTGACGTTCTGGGCGTCGTTGGGACCGGCGGTCGCCTCCATGGCCCCGTACGGCAGGGAGTACTGGCTGTTGTAGAAGATGGTGGAGGCCCGAGCAGCGGTCTTGTTGGTAGCAGCGCTACCGGTAGCGGAAGGGTCTTCCCAGGTGTGGACGATATTGCTACCGCTACCGCTGCTCGGGGCATTGTTGAACACGGCCAGGGGGACGGAGACACGTGCGGCCGAGGGAGTGGTACCCAGGATGACGGTCCACGTATTGGCATGCCTGGGCGACTTGAGCCCGTAGTTCCCGACACCCATGGCGAACGTGTCCAGGGTGGTGTACAGCAGGTAGTCCGAGGCGGTCCGGCTGTTCGCCTGCTGGAGGACCACGTGGTACGTGCCGCCCGACGTGAGGCCCGTGGCACTCAACGGTACGGAGACCAGGGTTGACGGCAGTATCACCGAGCTGTCGATGAACTGGTTGCCGCCGTCTGTGTTGATGTTGATGAGATTCCAGGTTCCGTCACCCAGCGGGAACGCGGCGGTGAACTCCGTTACGGTGCCGCCGCCCGAGAAGTACGTGTAAGAATTCCAGTGATCGGCCACCCCGTTGGAGGTGACCCCCAGAAGCTGGACGCTGGTCCCACCGGAGACGGTGCTGTTGGCACTGACGACCATGAAGGCGTTGTTCGTAAGCGCCGTCTGCGCGCCGGGGAGGGTGGCGCCGCCGTCCTGCACCATCACCGGGCCGGTGAGCCACTGACTGAGGGAACCGTCGGCGTTGATCTTCGAGTAGTACGTGGAGGTGACAGTGTTCCCGGCGTTGTTGATGCCACCGGCCACGATGAGCCAGCCGTTGAGGACCCCGACCAGGCAGCTCTTCAACTGCTGCGGCAGAGACGGTTGCTGGGCCCAGGCCGACGTCTGGCCGTTGGTGATGACGGTCGAGTAGACGGTGCTGACGTTGGCATTCCCCGGCGTGGTCGTATCGCCGCCGATGACGTAGACATTGGCGCCGCTGGTGGCCACGGCCGGGTAGTTGATGGCGGTGGGTAGCGCTGTCTGGGCGCTCCACGTCCCGATGGTTCCGACGTTGGGGTCCCAGCTGGCGACCCACACGTTTGCCGTCGTCGTCGTCGACCCGGTCACCCCACCGGCCACGATGACGGCGTTGGTCGTCGTCCCGACACCGGCCAGCCATGTGGCCACGGGGAGGGACGGCTGCGCGATGGGCAGCGTGACACTACCCGCTCCCTGCCACCTCGCCGTGGCGACCACGGACGACAGATTGCTGCCGGTGAGGCTGAAACCGCCCGCGAAGATGAAGAAGTTGCCGGACGTCGCCACGGACGGGGATCCGGTGGCGCCGAAGGAGGAGTTCGCAGGAGGAACGTAGGGCTGAGTTGTTCGTGTGCCGGTGAAGTACCATGTGTTCGTGTGTGGCGCGCCCAATGGACCCGCTACGGGGGAACTTCCATTTGCGGTGGTCTGCCCGATCCAAGCGGCAGGAATGTGGGTCGACGCCAGCAGATTGCTCAGGTTGGGGTTCCCCGAGCTGTCGGGGTAGAGGGACACGGTGAGGTCGGCCCCCTGGCCCACGGGAACGACCGGGAGGACGACCCGGCCGATGGATGTCCCCGACATCGTGAACGGCTGGGACACGTCCGTCGCCGTGGTGAAGTTCAGGAGGTTGGAGTAGTTCCCGGCAGGGGTGACCACCCTGCTCCCGGTGTAGACCGGCGTGATGCCGTGGACGCCGAGCATCTGGTCGATCTGGCTGGCGTGGTTGACGGCGTTGGGGTCGCCGGGAATGCCGTTCCGGGCCGGTTCCCAGGATGGGGTGGTAGGCATCGTGACCTCGGATTAGAAGTGCTCAAACGTGACGGTGAAGCTGCATCGCAGATCAACGTCGAGGATGGTGTTCAGGTTTCCTCCGGAGCTCTGCCATCCCTGCACTTCGACGTAGTCCCCCACGGCCAGAGCTACCAAGGCGGAAGGCGTGGGGACGCCGATCTCCGCCCCGCTGATGGGCGGCGAGTACAGGCCGCTGCCCAAAAGGATCGTACTGCCGTTCTTGATGAGCCGCACCGCACGGAACCCTGTGGCGTTCGCCGCCGGGGCGTAGCATCCGCTCACCCTGTAGGTAGCCGCCACCTGGGCCGTGTACCGTGAGTTGTTGGTCGAGTTGGAATGCCCGGCGTAGTTGTCGTCCACGCTGGCGTCGATGCTGAGGGGTGTCCAGGCAGTGTTGGCCAGTGACTGGACGGTGTTCTGGTACCCGAAGAACGACGGCTTGTTGACCGCGAACTGCGACTGCACCAGGGCGAGAACAGCAGCTGTATCGGCCATCAGCTGATTCCTGTCAAAAGGTTGTTGGTGTACGTATAGCTGCGGTTCGACTGGAGATACCCGGCGGTGGTCTGACCGGCGGTGTACTCGGTGGTCGCGGTGATCCTGTTGCTCGGGGTGGCGTAGCTACGCCACGTCCACCGGGCCCCCGCGTCCTCCCAGGTGCCCTGGAGCAGTCCGCTGGCCGTCTGGTCGAACACCTGGTACAGGAAGCCGTACGTCTGTGCCACCCACGTCGTGCCGTTGGCGGACGTGGACGCGCCGCTCGTCTGGTTGGACCGGTTCCAGGAGTAGCTGAACGACGCGTTGCCCGCAGCGGTGGCGACAATCCAGTACGTCGTGCTGGCCGTCAGGCCGGTGATGGGCATCGGCACGAACAGGTTGATCGGCCCGAAGAACCCGTACTCTGCGGTCACCGTTGCCGACACGAGGGCCGCACCGGTCGGGGCACCCGCCGAGTTGGCGTAGAGGGATACCGTGGTGGGCGCCAGGTTGGACCCCAGGCCGGTGTTCGGGTCCAGTTGGATGAGCACGTACCCGATAGCAGTCTGGCCGACGGCGGTCGTGAAGGATTGCGCGAGCCAGGTACCGTTCGTGGACGTACTACCCGTTCCGGCCGTGGTCTGCGCGGACCGCTGCACACCGGCGTAGAGGAGCGTGGTCGCATGGGTGCCGAGGAACTGGTTGACGTGCGCGGCCTGCGCGGGAGAACCGCTGGTGGCCGCCTGCCAGTTGGGTGTCGTCGGCACGTCACACCCCCGCAATCGTGAAGGTCGCCTGGAGGATCAGCGTGTTGGACGTCGACACGGTGACCGACGGAGCGAAAGCCCAGTGGTCCAGCAGGGTTCCGGCGGTGACCACCGTGGCTGGGTTGGACGATCCGTTGGCGAACACACCGGCCTCCGTCACCGTCCACGTCACAGGCGGCGACGGGAAGTAGAACAGCCACGTCGCCTGCGCATTAATGCTGGGCGTGGCCGGGGACGTCGCACCGGCGCCCACCGTCTCGCGGCCCAGCTCGGCGAAGAGCAGCGTGTCCGACGCCGCGACCGTGCCCGCGCCGGAGCCGACCGCCCCCCACAGCGGCGTCAGGTAGGTCGGGGAGGTCAGCCCGAGCGCGTTCGCCTGGTCCTGGACGCCCGACCACACCAGGGCGTTCACAATGGCCGTGAGTCCGTTGGTGCACATGATGTTGTCGCCCTCACGGAAATCCACCACGTTCTCGTCCTCGTCCAGCACGGTGAGGGAGAGGTGGCCGTGGATCCCGAACTGCGCACCGCCTGTCAGTTCCATGTGAGCGTGCCCCAGGTTCCGTTGTCGTACGTCGGATTGGTGCGCACCACGGTCGTCATCGTGTCGTGGGACGTGAAGTTCTCGTTGGTCTGCGCGAAGAATCCCTGTCCGGTGACGATGGCGCCCTGAGCGGCAACGGATTGCTCGTTGATCGTACCTAGGACATCGACAATCGTGTACGGTCGAAACACTCCCGGCATCGCACCGCCCCTAGATCCTGACCGCCGTCAACTGCATCTTACGGAAACCGCCCGCTCCGAACTGGACCGAATTCCCGATGATGATGAACGTGCCATTGATGCCGGGGCTGTAACTGGTCCTCGCATCGGGCACGAACCTGTTGATGATCGTACACGTCTGACCAGCCCGGATCCATCCCAGCCAATCCTCGGTCGTCGAGAAGTTCATCCGCTCCACGGCGAACGCGTACTCGGTCCTCTCCCGCATGGCCCGCGCCAGCGCCATGGGAACCGTCGTCAAGGACGTGTCGGAGATGTACTCGGCGAACACACCGCCGTTCGGACCGGTGTACAGGCTCTGCGACCCGAAATCGTTCGCCTGCGCGACGACCGGCACCAGGTAGTCGTACCAGAGCTGGATCTTCTGCCCGGCCGGAGGTACCGAGGCCGCAATCAGGAACCACGCGCCGACGCTGTTCTGGGCGATCTGCCAGGGCGCCGTGCTGGTCTGGCCCGCACTGACCGGCGTCACGGCGACCTGGGTCCCGTTGACAGCCAGCACCGGGGACCCGGTCACCGTGAACCGCAGGGGCCACGAGGACTGGGTCCCGTTGGACTGCCAGGTGTCGGTCGCAGGATTGGTAATGGTCCCGAACTTGATGGCCTGGTTCGCCCCCTGGACCAGGATCCGGTTGCGGACCGACTGCCCGTCCCATTCGTAGGAGAAGTTGTCGAAATCCAGGTGGCCCTCGGTCAGGGAACCGGAATTCGTCGGACTCGTCGTGAACGTCACGCCGGAGTTCTGCGCGGTCGTGGCGTCGTAGAAGTGCAGGTTCCGGTTCTCGTCCACGTACCAGCCGTACGGGGTGACCTGACCGGCCAGCTGGGCCAGGCGCCGCCACGCTCCGGACAGCGTGGTGTAGTTGGACACGTAGCTGGGCAGCTGCGGGCCAGGGGCCACGAACCCGCCGTTGGCGATCGTCGCGGCCGTGATCCCGCAGTTGGCCTGCTGGGTCAGGGCCACGACGATCTGGTCCACCGTCTGCCCGATGAACGTCCCCTGGACGATCGAGTTGTCTGCGTAGAACGCGTAGTCCGTGCACTGGCACTGCCACTCGTTCCTGGTGGGGCCGTCCAGGATCAGGGACGGGTTGTTGACGACCCCGGCGAAGATCGTCACCCCACCGGCCGTGTTGTCCACGATCTTCACCTGGCTGAACACCGGGATGACGAAGTCCGGTGCCCCGGTGGTCTGGTCCATCAGGAAGAACGTCGCCGTATCACCCTGGCGGCCGAAGTTCTGGGTGATGGTCATTCCGCCGCTGCCGCCACCCCACATCAGCCTGGTCGAGTAATCGATAGGGGATCCGCCGGGAGGTGTGATGGTGATCGTGAGGCTCGGCGTAATAATGGCCACGAATGCGTCTCCTTGCCGGTTCTACGACCTGATTCTGACCCCACCCGCAGGCAGAATACGGGTCGCGAGACGCCGACCCACGCGGTCCACGAAGATGTCCATGTCCTGGTTGGACATGAGCTGGGACCCGCGCATGTCGATCACGATGCCCCCGCCGCCGCCGACGCCCGGCCCGACGGCCGCCAGTCCGCCCGCGCCGAACCCGGCGCCGACGTTGATCCCCGCCGCTCCGGCGAGCCTGCTGGACGCCCTGGCCACCGTAGTCACCGAATCGTGCATGCCGGAGGCCAGCAGTGTCCCGATGTTCTTTCCGGCGATCTCGATGGCCCCGCTCCCTGAAAGGGGGCCCTTCTTAGCCGGTGACCAGGGAAAGTAGCTCTTGATGGTGCTGGCGATACTGCCGAGTGAGTCGTTGATGCTGCCCATGGCCGACTTGAACCCGTTGACGAGGCCCTTGACGATGTTCTTTCCGGCGTCGACCAGGAGTTTGTCGGCATCCTTGAAGAAGTTGACGATGATGTCCTGGCCGTCGGTCAGAAAGTTCACGACCGTCTGGCCGAGGTCGCTCCACGCCTTGCTCCAGTGCCCCGTGATGAGGTCGAGACCGATGCCGATGATTCCTTCGATGAAATGGAGCGCAGACTTGATGATTCCGGAAACCTCGTCCCAGATCAGCTTCAGGAAGTCTTTGATACCGCCCCAGATGACCACCCAGAAAGCCGACAGGAACATGAGGACGGCCTTGATATTTCCCCATGCTACTTCGAGAACGACCAGGATCTCGCCCCACACGATCTTCCAGACGGTGGAGATCTCGGACGCGTGCGCGTGCCACCACGTCAGGAAGTCCGCGAACTGCTCCTTGGCCCACTTGATCACGTGCTCGTCAAGCCACTTCGTCAGCTCGTCGAACTTCTTCACGACGTAGTCCCAGGCTTCGACGAACGTCGACTTGTGGTCCTCGAACCACTTCGCCAACTCGTCCCAGGCCTTCTTCAGCAGTATGACGAGTGCGCCGACGGCGATGATCGGGATCGCCAGGGCGGCCAGCGCAATGGTGATCACACCGATGGCCGTGAGCAGGACACCGCCCAGGCCGATGGCCAGGGCTTCGACCACGGTCTTGTTCTTGCCCAGCCACTCCACGACCGGTGCGAGCTTCTCGCCCAGCTTCTCGATCCACGGGATGATCTTCTGGCCGATGGTGATGGCCAGGGAATCCAGGTACGCCTTCGCCTCGGACAGCTTCTGGTTGAACGTCTTCTGGATCGTGTCCCAGTTCTTGACCGCCCCGCCGCCCTCGTTCCCGGCCTTGGCGATCTCGTTGACCGACTCAGAGAAGTAGTCGCCGCCCTGGGCGGACAGCATGAGCGCCGTCCGGAGACCGATCTGTCCGCCGGTGAGGTTGGACATGGCCGTATTAAAGTTCTCCGACTCCCCGCTGCCGTTCGCCAGGAGCTTGTTGAAGGCGCCCATCTTCTCGTTGAGGCTCAGGAACTGCGACCCCTGCTTGGTCGCCGTTGGGCCCATTTCCCTGGTGGCCTTCTCGTAGTCCTTGGTATTAATAGCCCCACTGACCAGCTCGTTGGAAAGATTCCGCAACGTCGGATCCATGTTCGCGAGCATGATATTGGCGGCGTGGGCAGCGGTCTCCGAGTTCTGCAAGGTGTTGATGAAGACCTGTCCGTTTTTGGTGTGCTTGGAAATGGCGTCCGTCAGCATTTCGACCGTGCCGACAAGTCCTCCGGGACCGGCCAGGGACTTTGACACATCCTCCTGCGTCAGTCCGAGCGCCTGCATCTGCTGGATCTGCACACCGTTGGGGCGTTCCAGGGACTGAATGAAGTGGGCCAGGTTCTGCGACGCCTGCGCGGCCGTCATGTTCTGCGTGGTCATGGTGGCAATCGCGCCGCCGACCTGGTCGAAAGTGATTCCGGCAGCAGCCGCAATCGGGACGACGTTGCCGAGTGTCGTCGTCAGGTCTTGCAGGCGGACGTCACCCTGGGACGTGGTCGCGATAAGTTCGTTCGTGAACTTGATGGCGTCGGCGAGGGAATCCTTGCCGTACGCGGCCATCGTACCGGCCAGCGTCTTGGTCACCGTGTCCAGGTCGGCGCCGCCGACTTTCGCGCCTTCGGCAGCGACCCGCAGGACGTCGACGCCCTTCGCCCCGTGGATACCGGCAGACTCGATGTGGTACATACCATTGGCCAGCTCCGTCGCCGTGAAGCCGACCTGGGAGGCCATGTCGATCATCTGCTGGGAGACCCAGGCGATCTTGTCGCCGGACTCGCCCGCATCTGTGACCAGGTGCGTCGTAGCCGTCTGGAAGTCGGCCGCCGACTTCACCGTGGCGGCACCGGCGATGGCATACCCTGCGGCCACGGCCAGCGCCGCCCCAGCAATACCGCTGCTGGCCGTGGAGGACTCCTCCTCCGCAACCGCCAGCTCCCGGGTGGACTCGGTCCGGAGCTTGGTGATCTCGTTGACCCGGATCTGCGCCGCCTCAAGCTCGGCCGCCGCTTTGGCCGTGTCGCGCTCGGCGTTGGCCAGGAGCTGCTCACCGGCGATCAGCTCCGCATCGCTCGCACCCGTGGCGCGGGCTTCCCGGAGCAGGTCTTCAGCGGCGGCCTGCTCCTGCGTGGCCAGCGTCAGCTTGGCCTCCGAAGCTGTCACCCGGTCGTTGGCCAGAGCCAGGGCGTCGGCGCCGCTGGCGGTCTTGAGCAGGCTGTCGTCGATGGAGTCGGCGGCGGCCTTGACGTCCTCGGCCGTCTTGTCCATGACGGAGCCGAGTTCCTCCACCGTGGAGATGACCTTGTCCAGGACGCGGGAGGCCTTGTCCTGGGCGTCGATGATCGCCATGACGGTGAACTCGGTGAGACCAGCCATCACGACCTCCGGTTTCGGTTCTGCTCTTCACGCTGGATCATCTGGAAGATGAGGACGTAGTCGTCGATCTCCTGCGCCGGGAGCGCGAGAACATCCGCCTCGCGCATCCCCAGCTCTTTCCAGAACATCCGGCGCAGCAGGAACCTACCGAGCACCGGAGGACCCGGCGTCCCCATCCTGATCGCCGCCGACAGTTCCATCACGAAATTCCTGCTGGGCGGTACCCTTACGGATCTCGCCCAGCTTCTCGACCTCCACCCACAGCATGTCGAAGACCGTTCCCGGCAGCCGCTTGACACTGTCCAGGGTGATGGGCCAGATGCCGTTGTCGTCGTCCAGGTTCCACCCGGCGATGGTGGCCAGGACCATCTGCTCGCGCCACGTGGTGACGTCCGGGGAGATGTTGGTCTTCCCGTCGACCACCACCACCGACTCCAGGGACCGCTGGGCGGTCTCCCGATCGCCCTGGCTGACGTGCTCCTTGAGGTCGACCCAGTAGCCGCGCTCCTTGTCGAGGGTGATGCGCTTAACGTCGCCGAAGGCCGAGAGGAATCCCATCGCTGCCTCTTTCTGGTGTGATTAATATGACAGGTAGGTCTGGTTCGAGACGTAGGCCTGGACCGTGAATTGGTTGTTGCCGGATACGGGACGCGTAGCCTCGTAGTTCATCGTAGACAAAATTACATCTTCCATCTTCACGTCGTTCACGAACTTATTCAGAACGATCTGCGGGTGGAAGAACGTCACCGTCCCGGCGCTCGCCGGGTGGATGACCGAGAAGATCAGCGAGCCCAGCGTTCCGTTCACCATCTTGGTGAAGTCACCGTACGTAGCATCCGTCAGGCTGGACCACACCACGTCGAACGACCCCATACCGTGAACGGTGACCGGCGTGATGAAGCTCGGCCCGTGGTTCCCGGAATAGGTGTAGGTCTCCTTCAGACCGTTCTCGATCGACATCGTGATGTTGCGCGCGTCGAATCGGGTGTTGCCGAAAGCGGTGAGCACGGCCTCCGCGAACACGAACGGAGACTCGCTGGTCACCGTCACGGCCGTCGGCGTGGTCAGCGACAGCACCGACTGGCCCATCATGTCCGCCGTGATGTCCACCGGGTTGTTCCCGGTCGGTGCCTTCACGTCGAACTTGTTGACCTTGCACCCGGCGAACTGAAGGCTCTGGAAGGAACCGAGGTTCTTCTCCACCGTCAGCGACGGCAGGCTGTTCTGCTGGGTGATGGTGTGCGTGTACGGAGTGGTCACCAGGACGACCTGGGCGCCGCTCGCGTGGGCGTAGACCAGCGCCGTGTCCAGCGTCAGTGTGTTGGTCGCCACGTTGGTGACCCGGCGCACCTCGGACGTCGTCGTACCGGTGACACTGTTGACGTCGATCTGGACGAACGAGTTCTGCACGATGCCGGTGGCCGACGTGACCGTGACCGTCGTCGCACCGACGATCGACGGGGCGCTCAGCGTGGTCGTGGTCGCCGTGGAGACGGTGGCACCACTCGGATGCGCGAAGAACAGGGCATCGGCCACGGTGATGACCGACCCGGCGACACCGGAGATCTTGCGGACCTCCAGGAGCTGGCCGGTGTCGATCAGGATTTCCTGGTTGGTGGCGAAACCCGTGGGCGACGTCACCGTGATCGTCGTGGCACCGGCCACGGTGGAGACGCTGGACGTGGTCGACGTCGGCGTGACCGGCGTGCCGAAGATACCGGTGCCGACCGCGTTGTCCTGCCCGATGGAGGCCACCAGCAGGGCGATGGCGTTCGACGGGAACAGCGGCCCGGAAAGCGCGCCGTGGAACTTGTACTCGCCGTACAGGTTGTAGATCTGGAGGTCGCGAGCCGCCTGCATCACGTGCGGAGAGAACCACCCGGGGTCCATCTCCATCGTATTGCCGGTCATCGGCAGGAAGGTGGTGGCCGCGACCGGCACACCGAAAGTCGCTTCCTTCGCCAGGCCGGTAGCGGAAAGCGACCCGTAGCGCTCGGTAATCGTGGGGAAGGCCATACCGCTCCTTAGACAGCTTCGATTTCAGCGACAGGCTCCTGGCCGCCGAGCATCATGTGCGACATGTCCGCAACCGGCGCCATGTCCTGGTGGCGGACCTCCGGCATCCGTTCTCCGGCGAGGGCCAGGTCCGCTCCCGGGACAGGGACGAAGTCCCCCCGCCGCAGGAATGTTTCCGCCAGCTCGTCCGGGACGTCCACCTCGCCGCCGGAATCGACTTCCATGCCCTGGATCATCAGGGTGACAGGGTGGGACCCCGTGTACCGCAGCCGCATACATCACGCCTTTCGGAATTCGCTCTCGACATCTTCTGCGAAGCGGGACTGAAGCTCCGGCAGGATCCGCTCCACGGCCCGCTGCGAGAACGGATTGGGACGGGTTCCCGGGTGATTCACGTAGGGCGCGTAGACGATGTCCCCGCTGCGCCCCTGGAACCGAAGATTCTTGACGTTCCGCGCACGGATGATATGCGGCGGAGTCCCCTCCTCCACATAACTGGCGTAGGGGAGGCGGCTGCCGTACTCCACCGCCACGCCGGAGAAGCCGAAGCTCTTCCGGTGGGTGATGGAGTCCTTGAGTGCGCCGGTCCGCTTCGGGGCCTCGTTCTTGATGGACTCCTCGATCTCCGGGGACACCTCTTCGATCCACCGGGACACCGCGCGGGCGAAGCTGATCCTCTTGAAGACCCCGAGGTCCGAGCCGTCGAATTCCAGTGAAGCGCTCATGCCTGCACAATCTCCAGAATGTCCATGGCGATCCGTGACGAGTACCAGACCGTACGCAAAGTAGAGGGGGTGCGCTCCGGCGGGTACTCCAGGTTCCACTCCTCGCCGACCGACTGGATCTGGGACACCTGCTCCGTGACCGGGTCGGTGATGAACACCGGCATCGTCGTCGTCCACAGCTTGGTGAGGACGGCGTCGATGATGAGCGGGAAGTCCTGGTCGATCATCGGATCGTCCGCCAGGGTCTCGTAGATCAGGTAGATGTCCACGGTCCAGTCGAGCCGCTTGAATCCGGCGGCCGGGGCGATACCGCGCGGCATCGTCTGCCGTCGGCCCCGGTTGCGGGCGCCCCAGATGTACGCCTTGGGGCCGTTGGGGGCCTCCATGGCAGGTGGCGTGATGAACGCCTCGATCGGCTGCGGAATGGTCGGGACCTGGATCCCGTTGATCTGATTGGCTACGTACTGCTGCACAGAATTCAGCGGCAACAGGCTCACCTACTCTCTGTTACCACCGGTGCCGGGGCGCGTTGACCGTGCGTCCCCGGAACAGCTTCGCGTTGATCCGCCGGGTGAGGGTCTTCTTCGCCCCGGAGCGGCGGTGCTGCTGGCGCGCCGTGAGCGTACGGGCGTGTATACCGCCCCTGAGGTGGCGGGGAGGTTTGTACGTGGCCACGGGTGGACCCCCTCGGTGCATGAAGAAACCCGGCCCTGAGTGGACCGGGTTTCTAATTTTTCTATTCGGTTCTCACCCAACTGACCGGGAACAGCGCGAGCTGCTCGAAGGGGCGGTTGCGGATCTTGGCGTTGTGCGCCTCAGTGTGCCAGTACCTGCACGTCTGACAGCCCCGGGGGCCAGGACCTGACGAAGGCTCGTACTCGTGCCCGATCTTGCACCGCTTAGTACGGCGCGCCACGGCGCTTGGGGATTCCCCCCGACGCACATTCTCCTTGTGGGTGACTGGCTCAAGGTGCGCCGGGTTCGAACAGGACCGGTTCCTGCACAGGTGGTCCAGCTCCAGGCCGTCAGGAGTAGCTCCCCGATACAACCGGTAAGAGAATCTGTGCGCGTGGATGTTTTTCTTGTTGAGCCACAACATCCCATATCCATCGGAGACCCCTCCGGACCAGTTCCAACACTTTCCGATGGGCTTTCCGGTCTGCGAGTGGAACGCTTCAGGGCCATTCTTGTCGACGAACGACCAGAACCGTTCTTCGGGGGTGCGGCTACGGTCCAGCAGAAGCGTACTGGGATTACCATGCTTGACGTTGCGCTGATAGTGGGCGCCACACATTCCCCGAACAACGACGGGATTCGTGCACTCTCCCACGGTGCAGGGGGCTCCCGTGATCTTCTTTGTGTAGGCGTGCGGCTTGGCGACCGAATCTACGGACCCCCGGCGCCGGTATCGCTGGTAGTGCTTGGAGCACAGAGGGCCCACAGGAGTGTTGTTGAGCTTCGGGTTGGGGCAGTCTGCGACAGAGCAGAATCGTTCACTCATGTTTCTTACAGTACACGAATCCTGAGCTGTACGCAAGTAACATATCATATCACGCGGCGATACGGATCGAGCAGCAGTTCGTACTCCGTCTTGATATCCGCGATACCGTGCCCACCCGTGGTCAGCGACCCAGGAATGTTCTGGATACTGACACTGGTGGCACCCGATTCCAGCGCCTGGGCAGTGGCGGCCAGAATGGTCGCCCAGATGACGCTGCCCGGCAGGGAGGTGACGATCGTGCCGACCGGGTGCGCGTACAGGAGCGGGGAACTCAAGGTGACGGTCCCCGGGCCCGTCTGCACCGTCCCCACGTTGTTCGGCAGGCTCAGCGGCGCCGTCGCCGTCACGCTGACGGCCTCGAACGTCTCCGTCTGCGCGCCGTCGTAGATGGTCCCGAAGGCCCCGGCCCAGCCGGTGACGTCGTCCACGGACAGCGTCGTCGTCCCGGCCGTGGAAGCCGTCACCAGGCCGGTGTGCGGCCAGCCGTTCAGGTAGGAGACCAGGAACCGGAAGCCGTCACGCCCATTGCTCCAGTCCGCGTAGCCGGGAGCGATCAGAATCGACTGGCCGCCGTCGGCACTGGACGTCGGCGCGGTGTTCGTGTACACACCGAGGACCGGGTGCTCGACGTCGAACAGCCCGGTCGGCACATTGCGCCACTGCCGGGGGAACACCGCGTTGTTGGCCACCTGGACGGCGACGATCTGCATCACCGGCCAGCGGCGCAGGATCATGCGGACGTTGCCCGTGCCGTTCTGGATATTGACGCGGTAGTTCCCCGGGCCGGAAATGTTCTCGTTGTTGATGGTGGAGCGCAGGACCTGGTTGCCCTATAAACAATAGCCGTCGATAGTAGAGGTGGCTCTCCAACAAATGTTGGTCTGCTCCGCCAGCTGCTGGGCGCTGGTCGCTTTTGGGAAAGGAATTATGGACCACGGGAACCCGGTAGGGGCGGTTGTGAGCATGGACGGCGAAATGTACGCGCTACCGAAGGGCATTGTATGAATCACCCCCTAAAGGTGGTACTAATCGGGCTCCTGGGAACCAATAAGTTCGTCTGCCAAGGACTTTTTTCGATCCAAATACATCGACGTGTCCTTATACAACCAGGAGATCAGATTGCCGGTTACCTTGACACCGTTCACGCGCCAGTCGAAGAATTCGTTGCCCGCCGAGGTGAAAGCTGTTCGAATTTTTGCAGTAGACCCAGTTGCGATAATCCCGTACGCGGCGAAGAATTCTACCAATAGCCGTCTGCCCGATCCGAATCCTGCTGCCCAGCCGCCCCGCTTCTCCCTGTGAAGGAACCCGTCCCCGTCGAACAATCCCCGGATATAGTGCCGTGCCAACTCCGGAGAAGCAGATGACCACGGAGCGGCCGTAAGGCTCTTTCTCGGAGTGACCCCCAGGGAGATGAGATCATCAATTATTTGGCGAGAGCTCACAGACATATAGGACACGCCCGGAGACCGAAGGACCGGGCGGTTAGATTTCAGAGACCGACAAAATTTGACGAGATGGTCATGGTCCCTGTCTTGAAGCCTAATGCTGAGAAACCTGCTATCACCGGTATCCGAAATACATCCGTCAGCGGTAATGAACCCCAGCCAGTAAGCCTTCTCTTCTGTGTTTACAGAAGAGAAGAATTCGTGATCGTAGGTATAGCTATTTCTGACGACTTGATCCCTTATAGGCCGCAGAGGGACCCCGTTGCGCACCATCTTCAGATGGCTCTGACAGTAACCCCGACCCTTGTGCGGCCTGCTGCACTCAGGAAAAGAGCACGCACGATCAACCATAAGGTTATGATAGCACAGTTTTTATGTGCATCACTTTCGACGTGTACATCTCAAACAGACCCACCGGTCTTCCGACCAGGTTCCGTGCCGGTCGCAGAACGGTTGCCCGCAGTCTGCGCAATGATTGACGGGAGGACGACTTCGTCGACAACACAACGTGCAAGTGTGTCGTCCTCGTGCCATGCCGACCTCCCGTCAGGGACCTCGGCTACTTGCCGAGAGAATCCCGGATAGCGGTGATCTGATCGTCCTTGGAGCGGGCGGTCTTCACACCCATACTCTTGGCAAGTTCTCGAAGCTCGTTGATGCTCATCGACTCAAGGTCGGGAGCGGCGTCGTCGGCCGGAGCATTGTCCGTGCCGGTCGCGCTCACCGGCTCCTTGAGAGAGGTGCCGCACTCGGCACAGAAACGGCCGGTCGGCTTGTTCGCGTGCCCGTTCTTGCAGAGGAGTTGGGGCTCCTCCACGGCCTGCGGGTTCTGGCCGCCGAACGCGACCAGCAGCGCCTGGCTCAGCGCCTGCGGAAGATCCTTGAGGTTGGCGAGATCCTGGAGCGCGGCCGTCGTGTTCTTGGCCTGCTCGATCTGGCCGCGCTTCTCGGCGTCCTCGCGGGTGGCGGCCTCGTCCGGGGTCTCGGGAATGGTGGTGACCGTGGGCGCCCACAGAGGGTCGTGCCGCAGCACGTCCTCGCAGCCGTCCGCACAGTCCAGGGCCCAGAGGCGGGCCGGTGCTCCCGCGACGACGGGTCGGCTGTGAACGCGTCCGCAGCCTCCGTGCGCCGGAGAAATGGTCACCGCAACAACATCGCTGCGGGAATGCACGGTCATATGCGTCTCCTTGTTAATTGATGGGCGTTTTCAGCGCCCGGTGATACCGACCTGGAACGACAAGGCGGACGGACTTCCTGCGACGGTCCAGAGGAACCGGTAGGTGCCTCCGGCCACGATCATCTGACCGTTGTCCAGCCCCGTCCCGACGGAGAAGACGGTCGTCCCGGTCTCGTTGATCTCGGCGCTGCTTCCGATGTCCTGGAACACGCCGTTGGCGTCCTCCTGCTGGAGCGTGACGGTGAGCGCGTCGTGCGGCGCCCTGGCGAACGCGGTGACGTTGACCCCGACGAACACCTGGGAGACGCCGCTGGGCCACGTGAAGGCGTTGCTGGCGCCGCTGGACGTCCGGGCGGTCGGCGACTCCGTGTAGAGGGTGACCGGGGCGGGGGCGACCGGTCCGGCGGACGCGGACGGGGACCCCAGGACCCAGACGTTGAGGACGTGGTCGATCGTATCCGGGTTGCTGATCAGAAACTGAAAACTCTGGTACAGCCCTCTGATCTCACCCGACAACTCTACCGAGGTGTTGGACAGGTACACGCCGCTGTTGTTCACGGGACCGAAGTAGTTGACTCGATCAACACTTCCGCTGGCCGTGAGGAGGAGACTGCCGACATTGTGCGGAGCCTCGGACATCTGAACCTGGTACACAAAGTCAGCCGAGGCAGAGGGGAACTCGAACTCCGCAAGAACGAAATTAGTCGCCCCTGCGGGAACGGTTACCGAATCGACAACCTTGGTGAGCGAGCCCGGAGTAATTACGGTCACGAATTATCTGTCCTTAGTATCGTTCGGCGCGCAGCGTCAGCGGTCAGTTGGGGGTGGACACCGTGACGGACACAGAAGCATTGGTAGCCGCACCGTTGGCGATGATGTACAACGTCTGCCCGGATCCTCCGGGGTACAGAAGGAAACTGACGGAAGAGTTCGGAGGGATCACCGCTCCGCCCCCGGAAGTTGCGCCAGCCGGTTGCAGATCCGGGTGGACGCCGTAGGACACGCCACCCACGATCGAGCCCTCATTGGCTATGACAACGTACCCAGGACCGGGCGGTAGATCGATCAGCTTGACAGCCGGTGGCGTGGCCGGTGGATTGGTGACCTGAGCGACTCGGATACCCACAATTCCTCCGCAGCTCAGTTCGGGGTAGAGATGATCGCGGATACCGCTCCGGGCCCTCCGCGAGACACCGCGTAGAGCGTCTGCCTGGCCGATCCAGGGTATATCGAGATGTAGATGGGAGAACTCGGTGTGATGATCGCCCCAGTCAACCTGTTCACATCTGAGTTCGTGCCGACGCACACCGCTGACGTATCGTCGATGGATAGAGCGATCGACGCGGGGCCCACCGGTAGATCAACCAGCTTGACGGCCGGAACGGTGCCGGAGGTGTTATCAGGAACTCCCACCTGATAGACACGAATTCCCATGGCGACCTCTCAGTTGGGTGTGGAGACGATGGCCGACACAGCTCCACCGACGGTCCGCCCGATGACGTACAGGGAGTGTTCGATCGAGCCGCGTGCCACCTCGAACACCAACGGGCTTGACGGTGTGATGATCGCTCCCGTGGCCGGTACAACATCCGCGTGAGTGCCGACTACCGCACCGATGTCGTCGGCGGACAGAACGATCGTCGCCGGTCCCGGTGGGAGGTCGCACAGCTTGACAGCCACGCCGACAGCTGCCGCCGGTGCCTGCGCCTGGAAGACGCTGATGCCCATCAGTCCTCCACGAGTTCGCAGGGCTCCCCACACCTCGGGCAGGTCTCGTTCCAGGCATTCCACCGGCGCCCACCGCACGGTGCGCACACCCGGGTCTTCTTCGTGCCGAACGACACCCGGCCGACATTTCCCACCAGGTTGGCATCCCCGCCGAACTGGCTCTGGTTGAGGGCCTTCGCATGACGGTCGGAAACGGTGACCGAACCGCCCGGACGGCCGGTGTACTTTGTACCGTCCTTGCAGTCGAAGCCGTAACAACCGGGTGGAAGCTGAACCTTCGTACTCATAGCATCACCCTACAGGAGAAAGACGTAGTGGATGGTGTACGTGCCGTTGGTCAGCGTCGTCCCCGAGGTCGCCAGAACTGTGGCGAACGTGTCACTGGTCGTGCTGGGATAGAACCACGATCCGGATGTCGTCCCCGAATATCCCTGAACGAGTACGGTCACCGGAACACCGGGAAGCGTCGAGGAGAAGAGGACGGTGAAGAGCTCTCCACCCGCCACTGCGGCGCCGTTCGTGGCGGAGACCGTGAAGCTACCGGCCAGATCGTGCCCGATCATATTGGTAACGGTGGAACCCAACCCGAACGCGTTCCCCAGGTTGATGGTCGGCAGCATCGAGTTGATCTCGATGTACCGGCTACGCAAGCCGTTGGTGGTGAACGTGACATTGTCCTGGACCACCGTGTCACCGTTGAACACGCCGTTGTTGACAGTCGTACCGTTGGTGAGGAGGGCGTTGCTGATGACCCCCACGTTCGTGTTGCTCGTCGGACCGTTCAGGGTGATCCCGCCGGGTGTGTTCAGCGGACCGATGAACGTCGCCGGAGCGGTGACGGTGAACGTCACCGCGTTGTCGAACAGCGTCTTCGAATCCACGAGGCTGCTGCCGGGTGGGGCGGATAGTCCGGAGAAGTTCGAGGCCACGGCGACCGGCACCCCCTACAGGAAGATGAAGTAGTTGAACGAGAAGCTGTTCTGCTTGAAGATCTGCCCGTTGACGGCGTTGAACTGCACGTAGGTGGTGGTCATGTCACCGGCGACGTGCCAATCGCCCGCAGCCGAGCCGCTGGACGCGTAGGAGATCGCAGCTACGGGGGCCGTGGGCAGTGGTGCCGAGAACGTCACCCGCAGGCCGGTGCCGTTGGCGACCCCGCCAACACCGGTGGTGGCGATGTTGACCCTGCCCCACAGATCGGTGAGGGTCGATGTGCCGGAGACGCTGGCGTTGTTGGAGAAGGCAGTACCGAGGGTGACACTCGGGGTGCCGCTTCCCACGAGGAATCGGGTGACGATGCCACCGGTGGTGACCAGGTCCTCTGACGGAAAGGTCGGGAACGCCGTACTGAAGGTAGCCGAGGAGACGCGTGTCGGGCCCGTGAGCATCAGGTTCGTCTGGGTGCCGGTGATGACCGAGCCGGTGGTCACCTGGCTGATCGCCGCGTTCACGTCACCGTTGCACGTGAGGGAGCCATTGGTTGAGATGACCACGGAGTTGTTGAAGATCGTGGGGGCGGCGGTCGTGGACGCGCCGGGCTCCGGCTGCCTCCCCTGGAAGCTCTGATACGCCATGACCACGCCCTAGAGGAGGAACAGGTAGAAGAACGTCCATTGCGCCACACTGCTGCTGTAGCTGTAGCTGGGAATCGCGTTTACGATGATGCTGGTCGAGGACGCGGTGAACGTCTGTAGCAGACTGAACGGACTGCTCTGCGTCGTGGTGTTGTACGACTTGACCATGATGGCCCTCGGAGCTGACGGCAGCGGGCTGGAGAACGTGAACGTGAAGGCGGTGACGGCACCAGGTGGGGTGGTCCCGGTGGCCGAGGTGACCTGAATCCTACCGTTCAGATCGGTACCGGTGACGGTGTTGACCGTCGACCCCGCCGCGAAGGCGGTTCCCAGACTTACCTGGGATGTGGTGGCAGCCGGTCCCCCGCCCTTGAAGTGCCGCGCGAACGCGCCCTGGGTGCCTAGATCGATGGTGCCGTCGAAGCTCGTCGATGTGTTTTCGAGAAAGATGACCCCGTCGATGAGCGTGGGCGTGTTGAGCGTGGCACCACGGTACTCGGGAGCGAGGGTTGTGGCCGTCGTCGTCGTGGTGTACGCGCCGTTGACGACCGTGGGTCCGTTCACGGTGAATGAGGCGTCAGCTGTGACCAGGACCGGACCGTCGAAGTAGTGCGGCGACGTGACCAGGGTGGTACCCGGAGGCGCCGAAATACCGGGAGGCAGGGCGGGACTAGGTGTCGGCATCTCCCGACCTCACAGAAGGAAGGCGTAGTAGATATTGACTGTGCCGTTATTGAAAGAGGTGCCACCGGACGAGATGAAGGATGCGGATCCAGCTGTGAGGGTCTCTGGGATGTAATATCCGCCGAGCGTGTTTGTGTTGTACACTATAGTAAGGAAAAATATCGACGGGGCGGCGGCCAGCGCTTGGGAGAAAGTAATGGTGAATAGGGTTGAATTCGCTGGCACAGTGCTGGTGGTGGGGATCGATACGGTGAAATTTCCTGCCGTGTCGTGCCCCGTGAACGAGGTAATCGTGGACCCCGGCGAGAATCCCGGACCCAAGGTGATGGTGGGAACTGCGGCAGCGGGTCCTTGCAGATAACGGGTCGTAAGTCCTTCCACGGACAGTGTGGCGGAAGGGGACACCGTCGTCGTGCCCGCGTACGTGTTGTTGGTGAGGGTGGTGTTCCCCGCCATGATGGGCTGGTTGAGGACGACAGGGCCCGAGCTGTTCACAGGCCCGTTGGCGGTGATGCCCCCTCTAGGCAACAGGGGTCCGATGAACGTAACGTCAGAACCCTTGGAGAACGTAACGGTATCGTCGAACACGACCGAGGACTGCACAAAGACGGTCCCAGGGCCTGCCGCCGTGCCGGGAATAGAGACCACAGCCACCCTCCTACAGGAAGATGAAATAATTGAAGTTGTAAACTGCGGAGCTGATGAACCGGGTATTGTTCACCGAGTTGAACGTCACGGAGGTGGTGGAGAGAGAACCGACCTTGACCCAGAACCCAGCGGTGCCATTTGTGCTAGCCCCGTACGCGAAAGCCGACACAGGTGCTGACGGAAGTGCTGACGAGAACGTCACGGTGAACGCTGAGGAGTTGCCCGTAGCAGTAGAGTTAGCAGCGGCAGTTCCTGTGAAGCTCCCCCAAAGATCTGTAAGTGTTGACGACGTGATAGTCGACCCGGTCGCCCAAGCTACCCCCAGCGTCAGAGTAGGCGTTCCAGATCCGACAATGTACCGAGAGGTCAAGCTGCCTACAGTGAGGTTTCCTGCCGGAAGCGTCGGGAAGGTCGTGTTGAACTGCGCAGAGTTGACCGTGGTTACGCCGTTGACCGTTGCGTTAGACGTGGATCCGGAAAAGACACCGCCGGTCTGCGTCACTGGCGTGGTGGACGTAAGGTCGCCGTTGTACACCAGAGCACCGGTGGACTCAATTACCGCCGGTGCGTCGAAGACCACTCCCGACTGGATGGACCTTACGCCAGGCGGTGGCGTTCTTCCCTGAAGAGACATGAGGCCACACCCCTCCTAAAAAAGGACCATATAGTAGAAGGACCAGAGACGACCGCTTCCGAAGAACCCCCCGTTGATGCTGTCCAGGGTGTACCCAGTCGTGGAAACGATCGATCTTGTGGAATCGAAGATCGAGCTTACGTACGAAGTGTTTGAGGAGAGATCGAAAGACGATAGATAGATCGCCTTGGGGACAGAGGGCATGGGGCTGGAGAACGTGAACGTGAAAATGGCGCCACCCGGCGTCCCACTTGCGGACGTAGCGCGAATGGTAAAGCTGCCCCCTAGGTCATGACCACTTACCGAGGTGATGGTCGACCCCGGGGGGCACGCTCCACCCAACACAATCTGCGCTTCAGTGGCGGCCGGTCCACCGGCCCCGAAGGCTTCAGCGACCACCCCATTCGTTCCCGTGGAGATGGCCCCGTTGTAGGACACGGAAGAACCGGGGGCGAGAGTGATCCCGCTATTGAAAGCGGAATTGGTGATCGTTCCACCGTTGACGGTCGGCTGATTCAGCGTGAGAGACGGCACGTTGTACGTACCGTTGACGACCATGTTGCCATCGACGGTGAGCGAGCTGTTGCTGGTGAAGGTGACCGGCCCGTCAAAGACCGGATTGGCCTGATCGAAGGCCGTTCCGGGCGGCTGAAGTACTCCGGAGCGAAGTCCGATAGAATTCGGCGTAGTCATACGTCACCTCACCTTATCTCACACCTGCAACGACGCTGACGAATGGAGCACCTGAACTGGCGAATCCCACCGCGTAGATCGGGAACGGCACCCGCTGAATCGTGAGCCGGTCCCCGGGGACCAGCGGCAAGCCGGTGGTAGCTGTCACCGCCGACTGGCCGATGTAGGCGGTGTCCCGGCCCTCGTTGATGAGCGTGACGGAATCGTTGGATCCCACGGGCCGGTAGACCAGGGTGGCGGTCGTGCCGACCACGTTCCCGACCTTCTGGTTCAGTGGGGCATTCTGCGCCACCCTGGCCTCCTTCTCGGTGATCAGACGTTGGCGTTGACGGTCGCCGGACCGCAGAGGACGGTCGAACTGGTTCCGGAGGCGCAGATGGCGAACAGCGACTGACCGGTGTTGCCCGTGACCGAGACCGGCGTGGTGAAGCCGTTGTAGGTGATGCTGGCACCCGGAGCGAGCGGGAGGCCGAGAGCGGCGGTGACGCCGGACTGACCGAGGAAGACGGTGGCCTGGCCGGTGTTCGTGATGATCGGATCCTTGATCGGACCGACGAGGGTCGCGATCGTTCCGTTGCCGTACGGAGCAGCACCCGGATTGAGCACCGCAATGGCGGCGGTGCCGACGTTAGTGGTCTGAAGCGTGGCGCTGTAGAGGGCCATGTTTTCTCCTAGTTGAGCATCAGAATTTACAGATCCGCTGAGCACGGCCCATCTTGCGCCGGAGGAACGTGTCGCAGTCGCGGTACAGCTCGTGGACCAGTTCTTGAACCTGCCGGTTACCGCCCACGGAAGCCCTGTAGTGATTAGGGCTGCGAAGATCAGTCTGGACCCTAGTTTTCGTACCACAAACCTTGTTGGCCCACAGCAAGAAGGCGGAACACAGATCCTCGGACCCGACAAGCACTACGCTCGGGGTAGGGCTCCTGTGGGAGTCGTAGATCGATCCGTCACCGTCGATAACCCCTCGCCAGTAGTGGCGCATCAGATGCTCAGGACCATCCCAGGGCTTCTCACGTCCAGTTTTGTTGGGGTGTACACCGCCTCGTAGCAGATCCGCTACGACAGCCCTATTAGACACGACGAACCTGGCGTAGGGACGAACACCTTCGGAGATCGTCTCAGCCTCATAGTGCTTAAGGTCACGAGTATTACTCGTGAATCTGTTCAGATTCTCCAAATGCTCGCTGTCCGAACCCTTTAGGGTGACTTCGACGCGAAGGTTTCCCGGTCGAATCCCGACGATGGTTCCGTCGGCGGTGATGAATCCAAGCCAGTAAGCCTTCTCGGGGGTGTCGATGTCCCGGAAGACCGACGGCTCGTCCTCCCTGAAGAAATGTCGCACGTACCGTTCAGGGAGTTCCATAGTCTTCGAGATTGCCTCGTAGCTGTCACCCTGAGTGAACAGGGACACCAGCTCCTCGCGGTCGTCCGGGGTCAGGCTCTGATAGCGCTGAGGAGGCAGACCGCGACGCTTGAGGATGTTGTACAGGGTCTTCTCGGACGTGGGACCGCCGGTCTCCGCGACGATATCCGGCCACAACACTCCGGCCATGTACATGTCGATGATCTGATCTTCGACATGCTGCGGGGTCTGTGAAGACTGCTCCCGAGGCGAGCGCAGAGTTACGCCAGCCTTCCTGAGCTGGTAGTTGATCGATGGCTCGGAGAACCCCAGCGTCCGGGAGATGACCGTCGTGGATGCGCCGGAGGCGTACATCCGGACCATCTCCTCCCGGTCCGCTGGGGTAGTCCGACGCTGCTTCTTCGCTTCGTTCTGCATACCCCAGAGTCTAGTACAGTTTCTCTAGGGTGTACAGTTCGTCTACGAAAAGGGTGTTACATCCGTAACCTGGAGTCCCTGCAAGATGCCAGAATACTGCGGGGCGTGACCGACCAGCGCGCCGTACAGGAAGATGCTGTACCGGAAGGTCGCGTCAATGACGGGCCACGCGATACTGACATAGTCCTGAACGACCGTCATTTCCCACGCGTTGGCAACGTTCGTCCACGTCTGCGGGAGCTGGTAGGTCATCAGCATGGCCGTACCCTGGGTCAGCCAGGGGTGCACGACCATCTTCAGGATCGACCGGGTGATCGGGTTCTGGAACTCCGACACCGCCGCGCCGACCTTGACGCCGCCCACGTCCGGCTGCTCCAGGAACAGACGGTAGTTGGTGGCCGAACCCTGCGAGATCACGTCGTTCGAGAGGCGCATGATGTCGCCACCCTCACCGATGATCTCCGCCGGGTCCGCACGGAACGCGCCCGGGTTGTTGCCCGCGCCCTGCGCGCCGTTCCACAGGCCCTGGAGGGCGGTGTAGATGGCGTTGTAGGACAGGTGGGTGCCCACCGACTGGTTGACGTAGCCACCCTGCCAGTTGGCCGGGTAGATGCCCGAGGCCGCCGACTTGCCGGTCAGCGTCGGGATGATGCCTTCCATGCGGGTGTTGGTGCCCGTACCGCTGTCACCGACCGGCGGGTTGGTGCCCGTGGTCGGCAGGGTGCCCTGAACGGTGTACCGGACACCACCCACGCCCGACTTCACCAGCCACGCGTTGGCCCGCGTCGGGGCCGCGTTGGTCGAGACGTAGATGTTGTACTGCTGGATACCGGGCTGGGGGCCGATGGTGACATCGACCACCTGACCGGCGGTGGTGGCGATCGTAGTGGACGCACCCGCCACGGTCTCGCCGTAGTAGTTGGTGCCGGTCACGAGAACGGTGAAGTTCGCGTTGACACCGACGGTGGTCTCACCGGATCCGGCGGTGCGGGCGGTGAGGCCGATGACGGTCGGGGCGGCCAGCGTGGTGCTGGAGCCCGCGAGCATCATGTATTCCTCGCCCAGCATCATTTCCTGGAGGAGAATGAGGTTGGCGAGGGCAGAAATGTCCTCGAATCCTTGGCCCGCGAACTGTGCGAGCCAAGAAAGCGATTCCGTAAGGCCGAAAAAGCGGTACTTTTATTGTTACTCACTGTAATACAGTGGGACCGGTCATTTCTGCCGATCTCTGCACCTTTACCATTGCGTGCAGAACAGACTATGTCATGATCTGGATTGCCAACGGCGCTTTGCAGCTTCACTCATCTTGGCACGAGTTTCGGGCGTATGCTTACGCCCCTTCATCGGGCTAGGAAGTGACGTTCGGATGTCAAACACAGGCTCTTCATCTGGGACAAGATTACACTCATCAACGACATGATGAATGCATGCCATCGAGTCTTTGTTAATCTCGCTTCCGGTAAACCGAAACACCCGATACCCAGCCTGCGTTAGAGCGGCATCCCGTGCCGCATCCCTCTCCTTGGCGTCAGGGAGGTAATGTTGGGCTCCGTCTGCTTCAATGATGATAGGTTGTTGATGAATCAATATATCAACAAGATAGCGACCCAGGAACGGTTGCTGCGTGCTGAATCCAATGCCGACCTTCTTAAGCGCGTCGTGCAAACGACGTTCGATCGGTGTGTTTACAGCCGGGCCTCGCATGGACGGCAGACGTTCAAGAAGATTCTCACGTGACTTTTGACGAAACTCGTCAGTATGAGTGCTCTCCCAGTGAGACTTCCGCCATTCATCGTGCCAGACGGTGCCCTTCTGGTACCCTCGCGACCTCAGTGTAATACCTGACTCGGTGAGGATATCCTTCAGAGTTGATTTCGCTCGACCGTACTCCTTGCAAAGTTCGGTAAGCAGTTCGCCGTCTGCGTATCGACGAATAATGTCCTGCTTGTCGCTATCAGTCAATGATTCATGACCTCTAGCGGCCAGTGCAGCTTCCTGAACCCGAGGGTCCCCATATCCTCTCGCTTTGATCGGAACACCGGACGATGCGATCACCGATCGTATCGTGTTGATCGACCTGCGATACTCACCGGCCAGACCCCTGAGTGTAGCGCCAGCGACGTACTGCTGAACGATGCTGCACTTCTCGTCGCCCGTGAGAGGTTGTTGACCCTTGATTCTTACCATGTACCTATCGTACCAGATCCCGCGCGTGTAGTCGTTACGGACTCTCTCTTTGGCTGATTGATCTCAGCCTCAAGGTTGCCTCGGCGTTATCCATGTCCCGATTCGGCTCCGGGTGGAGGACCTCCGCCGATATAGCGCGGTTATTCACTCGCACGTCACCGTGTGAGGCCCCTACTTTTCGTGAGGGACGTTGAGCGTAACCTCGGTCTGCGAACCGGTTCCCGGCAGGTTCAGCGGCCACTGGGTGGACGCCATAGTTCCGCCGGACTGCACCAGCTCGGGGATCGACACGTCGATGACGCCCTGACCGCCGGTCTGCGAGCCGGAGATACCGGTGAAGACCTTCGCGATGCGCGACGTACCCTGACCCGCCGGGCGGGGGAGCTTGTTGCGCAGCACGGTGTACATCGGGTAGATCAGGCGCGACGGCGCCAGCAGGTCGAACGGCACGAGGCCGCTCACCGTGCCCACACCGAGGTTGCCCGCAGTGAAGCTACGGGTCAGGTCCGGGCTTCCGACCGCCGTCACGATCTGCTGAAGAGTCTCGCTCATCGACGGAGCGGTCAGCGCGGTCTTCAGGTTGCCGAACTGGTTCAGGAAGGTCGGGTTCAGACCCTTGACCACGTCGGCCTTGTTGCGAAAGCCTCGGTAGGTCTCGGCCCGCAGGTCCATGGTGGCCTGCGTGGCCTTGGTGGTGATCTGGACCGGGTCGGTCAGACCCTGGTTGCCGTTGCCCACAAAACCGGCGCCCTTGACCAGGTTGGTCATCTTGGCCTTGAGCATGTCGCCGGAGCGATCATACCGGCCAGCCTCGGACGCGGCCTCGCGGGTGGCACTCCCCACGGTCGGGTTAAGAGTGTCCTCAATCTGAGCCATGAGTCACTCCTTTCTCGGTTGGAACTACTTGTTCATCGTGGGCAATCCACCCATCTTCATGAGCACGTTCCAGGCAGCTTCCCGCTCCGCTGAGTCGTGACTGCGCGCCTGCTCCTGCATGGCGCGGATCTCGTTCAGCTTCACCTGTTCGGCGTACTCGGCGACACTGCGCGCTCCGGCCGGAAGCGCCTTCGCCGACTTGCTGAGCGACGATGGGGTCTGCTGCGCGATGCCCTTGAACGGGGCCTCGCGCGGGTCAGGCAGCGATCCGAGCTTGTCGAACCGGGCCTGAAGCTTCTTGTTGCGCCGCTGGGCGTCCTTGAGCTGCTTGACGACCGACTTCACCTTGTCGGCCAGCGGCCCGGTGGCCTCAGCCACGGCGGCCTTGACCAGCTTGGAGTCGACGGCGGCGCTCTTGGTCACGACGGTCTTCTTGCTCGTCGCGTCCTTGACGACCGGCTTCTTGGTGTCCTTGGCGCTCTTGGCGGACTTCTCCGCCACGGGCTCCTTCTTGGTCTTCGCCACGGTCTTCCCGCCCTTCTTGCTCTTGTTGGCGCTGCCGGGAACCGGGACCGGTCGCGCGCCCTCGGCAGGCTCGCCGCCCTTTCCGGGGCCTTCCATCGGGCACAGGTCCGGGAAGGTCTGGGCGATGTGGTCGTGCATGGCGCCCATGGCCGAACGCGCGGCATCCCGCGACGCGTTGCGGTAGAAGGTGCGGCTCATGCCCGGCGGCAGCGGGGCGGGTTCGATGATCGGCGCGGCGCCCTTGTTCGCAGGCGAATCGGCAGCGTGTCCGGCATCGAGGTGGCCCCGCTCGAAATCGGACGCCTCGATGTCGTGGCCGAACCGGTTGAACGTGTGCGGACCACCGTACCCGGTGCCCGGGTTGGCGCGGCCCTCGGTGAGATAGGGGCGCTTGAAGTCCCCGGCACACAGCATTCCCGGCTGCGGAGCGCTTCCCGGGCCCGGGTTGGCGTCCTGGAACGACTTGTGCATGTCGCCACGGATCTCCGCGATCTCCACCGGGTCCGCATTCTTCAGCGCGATGGCGGTCTGCCACAGCTGAGCGGCCTCGCGCGCCTCGTCCATGGGGGCCGACGCCGCCATGTCGAGTGCCTTCTGCTGCCACCACGCGGTGTCGATCCCGGCGATGCTGGCGCCCGGGTGGGCCTTGTCCGCCGACGCCGGGTGGTAGGCCGCGCAGGTGAGGTCGTGCAGCGCTCCCAGGTTCTCCGGGACGCCCAGCGACTTCAGATGCAGCGCGATGTCGACGGCCTTGCGCGACTCGTCGCCGTCCTCCAGGGACGCGTCGTGCTCGAACGCCTCCACGGCCTCGCCGTCCGGCTCCCGGTGGGCGGGAAGGCCCTTGATGTCGGCCGCGCCGCGCCCGGTGACACCGGCACCCGGGCTGCGGCCCTTCTTGCCCTTCTGAGTCTTCACCTTGGTATCCGCCTCCGGGAGGTATCCGGGATTCTTCTTTCCGCATCCGGGGCAGAACTGCTCGCCCTTGTCGAGTTCGTAGTCGCAGCCCAGGCACCGGTAGTCGTGGTTCTTGTCGATCACCCGGGCGTCGGCCGGGAGCTTCTTGCCGCACTCCGGGCAGAAGTTGTGCTTGTCGTGGACGACCGCACCGCAGCCGGGGCACTGGACCTTGGTCTTGCCCTTCATGGCGGCGATCGGGACGAGCTTGCCGGTCTTCTTCTTGGGGAGCTTGACCTTCCCCTTGACGACCTTCTTGCCCTTCTTCTTCGGCATCTTGTCGTCGGGCGTCGGCATGGGCGTCGGCAGCGGCTTCTTGGTCACGTCCGGCACGGCCTCGGCCTCGTGGCCGGGGACGTGGGTCTTCTTGGCCATGCGCTTCTTCTTGCCGACGGGCTTGCCCTCGGTGTCGTGCTCCCCGTTCTGGTGCTCGGAGCTGAACGCCTCGTGTGCGCCTTCGAAGGCGGGCTTCTTGCCGCCCTTCTTCGCCTTCTCGGCCGACTTCTTGCCGCTCATCTCTTCCTTCCATGCCTCAGGAAGTTCGGAAACGAACGACGGGCCCTTACGCCGGGCGATGCGGATGATGTTCCGCTTCAGCTGGTCGCCGGAGAAGTTGCCCGAACCGGCGCGGCCGATCGAGGAGGCGGCATCGCTGACGTCGCCGGGGGTGACGATCGGGAAGCTGCGGTTGCGACCGGCGAAGTCCTTGCCCGGGATCTTGTCACGGTCCACGCCGCCGCCCACGTCGGGGTCCATGCTGCGCTTCTCGGCGATCTCACCGGCGATGACACGCTCTTCGGCGACCTTGCGGTGCTCCAGGAGCTTGGCCAGGTCGGTCGGCGAGAAGGAGACCGAGACGTCGCGGGGGAGGTCCACGGCAACGGTGTCGGCCGACTTGGAGACAGTTGTCCCCTCGTCGGCAATAGTACCCGTACTCCCCTTGGCGATCAAGTCCTGGACGTCCCCGAACGACTTCACGGAGAATCCGTCCTGGGACTTCTTGGTCATCTTGAAACCGCACGAAGGATTGGCGGGCCGGTCGACAATGGAGACCTCGGCGATCTCCGTCTGGTCGTTGCCACGGATAATGCCGTTCTTGGCGACACCGGCCGGGTCCCGGTCGATGACTGGCCGCGAGATGCCCACCGAGAACGCTCGCAGGGCACCGCACTTGACCAGATCCTTGGCCACCGGCTCCACGATCAGGGCCTTCAGATAGTGGCCGTCCGGCGTGTAGTCGATGCTGATTCCGACACCGGCCGGATCCCGCTGGGACTGGTGCTGGACGCGGATGTTCGGTCCGCTGTCCATCCACTCCTGGAGGGCCTTCTCCGACCACTCCACGTCGATTCGCTGGAGGTCGGAGTCCAGCGTGTAGTCCGTGCACTTACCGTAGACAATGACGTTTCCGTCGGCCGTCTCCTGCTTCTCGAAAGGGACCGAGAAGTAGAGGAGGTTGCCCTCGTGCGTGAGTGTCGCAGCCATAACAGCTCCTGTCAGCCAGCAGCCGTCTGGGTCACCACGGGATTGAGGGCGACAGGGACGGCGAACAGTGCGTGGTTCTGGTTGGTGATGAACGTGATGAAGCCGTCCTCGATGACGAAGTCATAAGCCTGGACGGTGACCGCAGGCCCGGCCTGGGACGATGAGCCCGGCAAGAAGTACACGACGGAATAGGTATTCACAGATGATCCTCACTCGTCGTCGGGAATGGCCGGAGGGGTGCCGTCCCACCACTCCGGAGCTTCGCCCACCTTCATCTTCACCGACCACTTGTCGTCGTTGCCGTACACCAGGTACGCGTAGTCGGTGATGAAGATGCCGAACTTGATGTCCACCTGCTCCCCGAGGCTGTACAGCGTGTTCAGCGCATCGGCGACATCGGTGAGGGCCTTGCCGATCTCGGACTTCTTGCCCTTGCCCTTTTTCTTGGGCTTGTCCTTGTCACTCACGGGACTCCCATTCGTTGCACACGTCGTCGGGCTTGATCCTACCGACGACCAGTGAGCACCGTTCGGGGTCGATGTACATGCTGCACGTGCCGCAGCGGATGTGGGGATCGTCGCTGGGGCGGTAGAGGACGGCCGCCTTGGGGACGGTGGGGCCCATTCCCGCCGGGCCGCCGAACATCTTGTTGGACGGGTCGTCGCCCTGGTGGACCTGGTACGAGTGGGTCTCGGACCAGCGCATGTCGGCGTCGTCCTTGACGGCCCCGACGTACAGGAGCGCGGGCATTCCCAGCTGCTGGTAGGCCGTGGTCCGGTGGTGCCCGTCCACGAGCCGGATCCGGCGGTGGCCCGGCCGGGTGATGCCGATACCCGGGTCCGGCGGGTTCCCGGCCTCGATCTTCTTCTCGAACTCCTTGACGTGGTCCATCTGGTGCGCTGTCGCCCAGCTTTCCTTGTCGTCGAAATCGATGTCGTCCAGGGGCACGCGAACAGGTCCGATCCAGTCGGCTTCGCGCACCCACTCAATGGCTTCCGGCGGGAAGTTCTTGAGCAGCTGCTGGTAGACCTCATCCGCCGTGTCGGCCTTCTTGACGCGGTTGCCGACACCGGCCACCGGCGGCTGGCCGGTCCCGATCCCGCCTTCCGGCCACTGGCCGGTGTCCGGGATCCGGGGAAACGGCCGCGACGCTCCGGGATTGGTCCCACGGGGGCCACGGGTCGACTGGTTGCCGACCGGCTCGGGGGCCAGGTGCAGGCGCGAGCGCGGGCTGCTCCCGGTGTCCTCGGGAAGGAACTGGATGTCGTTGACGTCGTGCGGGGTTTGGAAGGGACCGCCGCCACCGGCCGGGACGTACCGCTGCTCGACCGGCCCTTCGATCCAGCGCACCTGGCCGCCCAGGGAGACCGTGCGGCGCTGCTTGACCAGCATGACGGAGTCGGCCAGCGGAATCCCGGAGGACTCGAAGAACCCGATCTCCACCATTGTTTCCGCGTCCAGGTGGCGCGGCTCCCAGTCCCGCAGCGAGCGGCCCTTCCTGGCCGCCATGCGGGTCAGGGCCTCCAGCTCCTGGAGCCGCGCGTGCGACGCCGCGCTGTCCAGGACCAGGGCGACCTTCGTGGACGGCTTGCGGCCGACCGCGCTGACGTTCGACCCGTTGGAGGCGATGGACTGGCTCTGCCCCGGCTTCTTGCGGGTCGTGGAGGCCGCCGACGGCGGCTTCTTCGACCCCGAGGCCACTGTCCTGCCCGTGGGCGCTGCTGGGGGCTTGTTGCGCGGCGCCGTGGGCCGTGCCGGGGCCGACGGCTTGGGCGCCGACGGCTTGGCCGCCACCGAGGCCGGGGACGGCTTGATGGACGGCACGGAGGCGCTCTGACCGCTGGCCGCCGTGGCGGGCTGCTGGGTCGGCTGCTTCGCCGGAGCCTGGAAGACAGGCCCTTCCGCGTAGCCGGTCTGCCGGGCCATGGTGGCCTCGGTGAGCGGGATGAACCCGGCGCCGGGCGTGGCCCAGCCGGGCTCGGCGGTCTCGTGCAGCCCCCAGGGCTGGAGGTTGAGCGCCTCGCGCGCCTCGTCGATGGACTTGATTCCGGCGCTGACCTGGGTGACCAGGGTCTTGGTCTTGGTCTCCTCGGCCTCGGTCGACTCCATCCCTTCGAACACGAACCTCATGTCGTCCTGACCGCACAGGATCTGGAGGATATAGTTCGGGATGTCCGAGAGGAATTTCAGGAACGCCTTGGTCGACTTCCGGTCGTGGACGGACTGGGACTCCTTGGAAAGAGTCCGTGCCGCGCCCGGGGAGACCGCCGTCGTGACCTTCGGAACAATTCCGATCTCCGTGGGCATGACGTCGAACGCCATGGTGACCTGGCTCATGATGATCTCGTCGAACTGGTCGGCGATCGGGTGCGGGCGCTGCGGCTGCACCTTGGAGTCGGCCGGGAGGACGATGATCTTGTGCTTCCAGGCCGGGTCACCGGCAATGGCGTTCAGCGCGTCCTGGAGTTCCCGGATCTGGTTCGGCGTCATACTGTTGTTGGCGCCGCCGGGCGAGATGTAGACCGCCGGGACAGTGCCCTCGCCGAAGAAGTCGTTCTGGAACTTCTGCCGCTGGAGGCCGGTCATGACCGGGATCAGCGCCCGTTCGACCGGCGGCATGCCGTACGGGGTGTCACGCATGGACACGGTCGGCATGTAGAGGAGCTGGTTGACCCGGTAGTTGTTGTACTCGGATCCGGCCAGGCCGCCCTCTTCCACGTCCTGGTCGTTGATGATCTTCCAGATGTCGGATCGGGGGACACCGAACAGGTACTGCTGGTAGGCCGGGGCCGGAGGCCTGGGCGCGGCACCGTGCAGGTCGCGCAGCGGCCGGATGGTCGCCCCGTCCACCAGCTCCAGGCAGTCCAGATTGCTGCCCAGCAGGCCGCTCTTGTTCTTCTTGTCCCACTTGCGCCGGATGACGACGGAGAGCGCGTCCGTGACGAAGATCTCCTCCAGGACGGCGTCCAGCCACGTGTTCCACGTGAAGTAGTCCGGATCTGGATTCCGGAAGAACTTCATGGCCGCCGCACGTCGGCTGGCGAAATCACGGATGGCCTTGTGCGAACCACGCATCGACTTGACGGCCTCCGGGGTGGGCATGATGTCCCACTCCAGGCCGATGATCTCCTTCTTGCGCAGCTCGATGCAGGCACGGGCCACGGAATACAGGCGGCTCAGCGTCTTCAGCGTGGCGAACGAGGCCAGCTTGAGGCCCTCACTGCCCGGCAGGCCGGTGGGAAGGTTCCAGCCGGTCTGGTACTCGTACCGGCGCAGGTCGGCGAAGTCCGACCCCTCCATCGGCGCGTCGACCGGCACCGGCAGGATCGGGCTGAACGGGCCGAAGGCGCCGTTGGTGAAGTCGTCGGCCGGGCGCGGCAGCGTCATCCGGTAGGCGTTGGTCCAGGTGCCCTCGGCCTGGCCCGTGTCCAGCTGGCCGACCATGGGCGAGTAGCCGCCGAAGTACGGGGAGGCGCCCATTCCCTGGCCCATGGAGTTGGTCCGCGAACCGGACGGGATGGCCTTGAAGCTGCTGATAATGGAACCGCGCGAGGCCACGGCCACCCCCCTAGGAAATCTGTGCCTACGGTTGTGCGACGAACTGGGCGAAAGCCGTTCCGGAGAACACCGCCATTGCCGACGTGGTCCCCTGGTTCTCCCAGAGGGTGTAGTAGTACGTACCCACAGCCTGGGACAACAGGGCGGTCGCCACCGGGAACACTGTCACCGTCACCGTGGAGGTGACAGTATTGATACTAATACTACCGGACGGCGACGCCACCGTGGTAACGGAGAATACCGGAGTCACCGTGGACGGCTGACTGGGATCGGTCCGGACCACGAATTCGAACGTGCTGCTGCCGATGTTCGCCAGCGAACCGTCAGGGTTCTTGATCTGGTAGTTCTGGACGAACTGGGACCCGACAGCCAGTGCAATCGACAGCGGATTGGCGAGCGACCCCACAGTTCATCCCTTTCGTCCCATAAAAACGACGGAGCACGGACTACCAGCAGTCCGTGCTCCGTCGTGTGTTTGTCAGACGCCGAGATCAAGCACGGTCAGACCGCGAGGACCGGCGGTGGGGTTCTCATCGTGGGCCTTGGCCTGGAAGTCGACGGTGTGCGTGCCGATTCCCAGGTTGATGACGTACATCAGGGGCGCGTCCGGCGATCCCTTGACGACCTCGGTACCGTCAACAACGATGCGGATGTCCACATTGCTGCTGTCCAGGTTGAGGACGTAGCCAAGGATCTGGACGTTGAAGCCCAGGCCGGTGATGGTCTTGGGGCCGCCCAGGAGGGAGGTCCAGGTGTCGTCACTGACGGTGCTGTCAGCGGTCGACGCAAAGGCGAGATCAACTACGAGAGCCACGGTGGGCGCCTCCTTCTCCTTCTCCTCTGCCTGCGCCTTCACACCGACATGCGCGGGTCGCGCTCGCCGCCACGGCTGGTGAAGCGGTCGTCGTCGTCATCGACGAAGACGACGCGACGGTTCCGGTTGCGGCTGTTGCGGTCCTCCTCGGCGGTGTTCCGGATGTTGATGTTGATCCGGTCCGACTGCTCCTGGCCCTGCGCCTGGCGCTGGTCCTGCGCCTGCGCCTGGGCGAAGATCACCCGGTCGCCGTGGTGGTGGCCACAGCCGCCACCGCCGCAGCAGTCGTCATCCCGACGACGCCGACGCGCCTCCTCCAGCAGCAGCTGGAACTGGAGGTTCTCGTTGGCGTTGCGGTTGGTGCTGCTGTTGCTGTCGTTGACCACGACGGTGTTGCGGTTCTGGTTGCGGTCGATGTCCCGCAGCTCGCGGTGGTGGTCGTCCCGGTCCCGGTCGCGGCCGTCGCGGTGGCGCAGGGCGAGCAGCTCCAGCTCCCGGATGCGGTCCTCCAGGCGGCGCTCCTCCCGGCGGTCGATCAGCGCGCGGGTCTTCTGGCCGTCCTCGCTGATGTCCCGCTGGAGTTCGCACTTGGCCTTGAGGGTCTCCAGCTCGTTGCGCAGGGCGGCCTCGCGGACCTCGCCCCGGACCTCGGTCACGCGGTCGCGAACAGCGCCGATGGCGGTGCCCAGGATGTCCCGGGTGGCCTCGACCTTGTCCTCGGTGCGCTCGTTGCGGGCGGCCAGGAACCGGGCGATCTGCTCCTGCTCGTTGGACGCGGCGCGGAAGCCGAGCAGCACGTCCCGGTCGACGCCCTGGACCTCCTGGGTCAGGAAGCGGCCGTTGGTGTCGACATTCATGTCGGTGGCGCGCTGGCCGTCGCCCAGGCGGTCGCCGACGGTGAAAATGTCGCGGCGCAGACCCTCGAACGAACGGTTGACCTCGCGGTCGGTGTCGCGCTGACCGCGCTCGGAGAACAGGAAGTTCTCCGCGTAGCCCCAGCCACGGTCGTCACGGCACCAGCCGTCACGGCCCCAGCCACGGCCGCCCCAGGTCTCATCCCGCAGCGTGGTGACCACGGGCAGGATCGGGGCAGACTGGTTGCACTCCATATTCTCCTTAGTGGGTGTTGCCGGGTCTCCGGCGTACGGCATGGCGACCGGGCTGCTGTGGTGCGGCATGTGGCGGCGACCGTCGGCGTGGTGGCGCCTGTGGTGGCGTCGCCGGTGACGGTGCGCGGGGAATCCCGGTGGGGGATCGGCTTCGACGCGCTCCCAGACGGCATTGCCGGGGTCGGCGCCCATGTTGACGAACCACTCGTCGGTGACGGTGTTCCACCACACGTGGTGAAACATGTGCCCGTGGTTCGCGTCGTCGTCCGGTCCGGGGTCGCGCGTCATCTCGTGCGCGCCGGACCAGGAGGGGAAGGGGCGTCCACCGTCCCAGGCGCTGTTGGCCTTGGGTCCGTAGAGGGTGACCGCCTCTGTGTCTACGTAGTAGTCCCCGTCATGACCGAAGTCGTAGTCCGGGGCTCCTAGGCCGCTATACCAAGTCGTATGGCTCCAGGGTGCGGTATCGGGCGGCATGTCCGCCGCAGAGTGATGCCTCTACGGAGTGCAGCGCACGAACTGAGTTCTCGCCGCGTATACATACTACCACGTCGGACGGCGCCCGCAACCCCTATTTTTCGCGGCGCTGTTTACTTCCGGGCACCGCAACCTCGGTACTGCCCTGATCGGTCGTCCGCTCGACCGCCACGTCCGGGATGTCCAGCGTCACCTTCGGGAGCCAGTTCTGCGAGGATATCGACGTCGGGTCGAATCCCCCAAGGCGCCACCCGGACACGCAATACCGTTCGAAATGGGTGAGGAATGCTCCGAGTTCCCGCATGTCCTGCCACTGGTACGGCGGGTCCACCACGACCTCGGTTCCGGTGGCGGGGTTGACCAGGGAGGTGATCACGGGGAACTCGTTACCGGCGGCCTCGCACGTGAAAATCACTGATCGCTGTCCTCGTAGACATCTCCGGGGAACACCACGTCGGATTCCCACTCACCGTTCGGCCAGTACTCCACATCCAGGATCGTCGTGGCGTCCGTGTGCCGCTTGATCCGCTTGATCCTCGGGCACGGCTGCTGCTCGGGGACCAATCCAGCAACCTGGGGGTGGAGCCCGGCGCAGTGCAGGCACGCCTGCCGGTCCTTGACCTTGCCCTCGAAGATGTCGCGGGCGTCCGCCTTCTCCTCGGGGGACAGCTCGCGCGGCAGCATCAACGGTTCGTTGGCGAAGATGAAATCCCTGACCTGCCGGGCCAGGGACTCGCTCCGAGCGCCGTCGAACCCGAAGTGCCGGAAATGGCTGGTCCACTCGAAGAGAAGATTCTCAGGATCCGGCAGCGGCATCGCTCAACTCCTCTTCGACCGCATCGAATTCGTCCGACAGTGCGGACCGGCAGAACGGGCACGACGTCCTTCGCACACCATCCGCCACGATAAGGAAGCCCCGCCCGCAGGCGTTGCAGTGGGCGGTTCCGTAGGCCTCGTGCCAGTTTCCGTGCTGCGACCAGAAAGCCTGGACGACGGCATCGCCGTGGTCGGTGGACCGGCCGATCCGCTTCCGCAGGGAATCCTTGGACTCCAGCTTCATCTTACCGCCGGACATCAGCTCGCCCATCTTCAAGGCGGTGAGGTCCCCCAGCATGTCGTCGTTCGGCGGCAGGCAGATGTCCGAACCGGCAGACGGATCGAGAAGTTCGCGCAAGCTCCACCAGGCGGCGGCCCGGGTGTTCAGGAACCCGATCTCATTGGTCTTGTCGCGCTTGTTGCTGCGGGCAGCGGCGTTGAACGCCTGGACCTTGCAGTTCTGCTCCCGCAGGCGGTCCAGGACACCGGCGCCGATGCCGATGACGTCCACGATGGCCGTGCAGTTCTCGTCGGCGTCCAGGACGGCCTTCACCCGGCCGGTGGTGACCATGGTGTCCGCCACGGAGAACGCCCGAAGCTCGGTGAGGACATTTCCCTGCCGCAGTGCCAGCACGGTTTTGTCGGTACCGCTGCGGGCCACGTCGACCCCGACCGTGTGCGGCTTTCCCGGATCCGGCCGCCCATTGGCATCCCATTCCTGCCACCGCTCGACGGCGGCCTCCACCCAGGACAGCGGAATGATGCTGTCCTCTTCACCGGCGTAGAACTCGCCGAGCACGTGGTTCTGGTAAAGGGCACTCTGCTCGCCCCACTGGATCCGGCGCTGCTCCACCCAGCTCTGGGAGATCTGGCCGATAGCCAGCGTCTCGTCCAGGGTGATGTGCTTGGCCGTCCAGTCCCGGAACTTCACCCGGTCGCTGTGCATGTCGTAGAAACGGCCTTGGGGCGCTCCAGGGGTGGAGACCGCCAGGGTGAAGACCTCACCGGTTCCGGTGAAGGCACCTTCGATCGCATCGAACGTCTCGGCCGGAATGGCCTTGGACTCGTCGAACAGCACCAAGAGGCTGTCGGCGTGCGCACCTTCGATGAGATGGGGGTTGGAGGAGGCTGCGGCGAATGCCGAGCCGTAGCGAAGGCGCAGGCTGAGATTCTGGAGTTCGAGCTGGCTGAACGGTTTTCCGTCGCGGACCAGGTCCCACTTGAGCTTTCCGGCCCACTTCTTGATCTCCGGCCAGAGGTAGTTGCACAACTGACTCCATGAGCCAGCGGTTGTGACCACCTTCCAGTCCACCATGGACGCGTCGCGCGTGACCGCGAACCACAGGACCGTCAGGGCGGCCGTCGTGCTCTTGCCGGTACCGCGCGGGGCCCGGACGGCCACGCGGCGGTCCTTCTGGAGCAGCGTCATCACGTCGGCCTGGTAGGGGGCCAGCTGGCGCTCCCCCCAATGGACACAGTCCCGGGCGAACCCCACCGGATCGTCGTAGTAGGAGGACGCCCCGGTGCTCAGCTTGCTCAGCTCGTCCTGGAGTTCCTTGAGGCGCCGGAGCTTTTCCAGCTTCTGCTCGGACAGGGAATTCTGGACTTCGTAGAATCCCCGGTTCTCCAGTTCCATCGACGTCTCCTAGCTTCGGCGGCTGGCGGCCAGCTCCTGCTCCAGCTTGGTGATCTCGGACTCGATCGAGTCGATCGTCACGACCTCGGAACGGGTCGGCGCGTCCAGGCCCCACAGCTTGGCCCGGCGCTCCTTGATCTTGAGGATCCGGTCCACCACTTCGAGGACGAACCGGTCGTCGTCCAGCGGCGAGCCGTCCTCGTCGCGGACGATCTTGCCCTGGGAGATCACCACGTGGCTGCTCTGGAGGGTCTTCCAGGCCACCCATTCCAGCTCGTCCAGGCTGCGCAGCTCCATGAGCCGGATCTCGTCGCTGGCGAAGCGTGCCATGGTGCCCAGCGCCCGCTTGATGGAGGCGGCGGCGCGGTGCTCGTCCCCGTCCATGTGCAGGCGGGTGGCGATCTCCTTGAGCGTCATTCCCTGCGCCTTGAGGCGGGCGGCCTCGGCGTCGCGGTCCTTGGACCGGTAGGTGAACGAGATACCCGGCCGGGGGAGGGGGAGAAGGTAGGCGTCTCCTCCGCTGTTCTCTGCCACGGGAACCACCACCTCGGTGTCAGTGCGTACGAAAACGAAAAAGGGATGTAGACGCACTACACCCCTCGTCAGCATTATACACAGCAATGATCGTAGATCAACCACCGTCCGGACACGAAAAACCGCCCCCGAACAGATCGGGGGCGGTTTCTCAGGAAGATCAGACCGCCGGAGCCTCGGCAGGGGCCTCGGGGGCCATGGCCTGCGCCATGGCCGTGTTCGCGGTGTCGGCGCCGTGCTCCTCCACGATCTTCTTGTAGACCTCCTCCAGCTTGGCGGCGATGCGCGCGGCCTCGCCCCGCTCGGCCGACAGGGCGTCGGCGATCGCCTTCTGCACGGCGGCCGGGAGGATCTCGGTGAGCGTGTTCTCGATCGCCGGGAGGATGGTCTCGTTGAGGTGGGTGGTCACCTCCGCGACCACCTCCTCCACGTCGTGGGCGGCGACGTCGACACCGCCGCGCAGGCGGGTGAAGAACGAGTGGAGCTTCTCAGCAAGGGCGGCCATAGTCTTCTCCTGTCTCAAGGCGCTCGGGCCAGTGCCACGAACCGCCGAACTTGTTGGTCTCGTCCAGGGGGACGCACTGCTTGAAGAACATCCCCTCCGGATTCAGCACGGCCAGGGACAGGCAGTGCTCCCCGAACTCCTGGCGCAGGCCCTCTTCGAGGTCGCACAGGGCCGTAATGACAGCGGCCCGGCACTCGGACGCGTACGTTCCGTCTGCCGATCCGTGGCTCTGGTAGTGGACGATCCGTCCGATGCAAGGGATCATAGGTCAGCCGTTCTCTGGATTGCGTCGTAGGCCCGGATGAATTCACCGGCCTCGTACACCCGAGCGTGTCGGCCGCTCTGTCCCTCGGCGGTGACGCGGCGTTTTCCGACCGGCTCGATATTGAAGATGTGGACCAGATTCCGCACTTCGCGTACGGACAGGTTGGGGGGCCCGAGGAGGCAGGCCGCTTGGGCCACCGTCCACAATTTCGGGTCATCCCCCACGGTTTTCAGGCCCCGTGAGGTCCAGCCTCGGCTGTTCACGCGGCCTCCTCTCTGATGGGGACGGGAATGCGGTGCGCGCCGTCCTGCCAGAGAAGGGTGAGGCCACCGGCCTCATCGACGTGGATCGTCGCCTTCGGTTTCTCGCCGTCGGCGTCGAAGCATTCCGGATTGACACAGAAGACCGACCCGGTGGCGCTGTAGCACCGCAGGGTCTTGTAGCCGCACCACATACACACCTGCTCGGCCTGGCCGAACTCCCGGGGCAGGCGCCGGACGGGCTCGGCCTGGCCCAGGACGACCTCGGCCTGTCCGGTCCAGCCCCGCAGGCCGACCAGGACGACGGTGACCTCGCGGTCGGCCACGGCCTCCATGAGGTCGGTCAGGTGGTACAGGGCCAGCCACGTGCTGCGGCTGGACACCCCACGGACCGGGTAGCGTCCGCAGACCTGGTAGTTCAGCGACGCCTCGAAGTCCCTGGCCTTCGCATGGAGGTCCATGACGAGGTGGGCGGCCTGGGAGTTCCACGGCGGCTTGGACCCTCCGGCGACGTGCCGCAACCCGCCGCCGGATGTCCGGCTGGCGGGTTCGTGGACCTCGTCCTCCAGGAGTTCGTTCAAGACCCAGGAACGGTAGACCGTCTGCACCAGGCTGTGCCGTACAGTCCCAGGTTCGTGGTGATCTCCCATGCGGGCACTATAACACCGAATATTACGGTGTACAAACTTCTCAGATCGTGTACTGCCAGACGGTCAGCATGTAGGCCCCGTACCAGGAGCTGAAAAGCGTCCCCAGCACGATGCAGGTCACCACCGTCGTCCGGCGGGCTTTCGCCAGGGCGAGCGAGACCGGGACGACGAGGACGACCACCGGCAGCAGCAGCCGCAGCTTGCAGTGGTAGTAGTTGCTCTGCCCGAACGTCATGACGACCACCATGACGCCGTACACTGCCAGCGGCATCCACGTGCTGCGCCAGGCCCCCAGCGTGAGCGTGAAGATCACGGTGATCAGGACGGCGGTGCTGATCATCACCCAGCCGTCGGACTGCGTGAAGGCGTCGCGGAGCAGGCGGTACACGCCGTGGCCGTTGTCCCAGTGCGTCCCCCACCCGGCCTCCTGGATCGTGAACCAGGCGTTCAGCGGGCCCACGCGCAGCCCCACCCAGGCCAGGTAGGACGGCAGCCCCACGCAGCCGAGCGCGAGGCCGACCAGCGGGCGCACGGCCACCCGGCGCCGCCACACCAAGTAGGACAGGACCCCGGCCGCCAGCGCCACAGTGACGGCCACGCCGGTCGGGCGCGTCAGCCCGGCCAGGGAGGCCAGGACGCCGGACAGGATCCAGCGGCGCCGGAACACCGCCAGCAAGGTCCCCAGCGCCAGCGCGGTGAAGAGCGACTCCGTGTAGCTCATGAGGAAGACCAGGCCCATGGGCTGGGCGCAGGCCACGAGGACCGTGGCGACGGCAGCCATGCGGCGCCCGTACATCAGGCCGAAGAGGCTGTTGACCACGGCCAGCAGGGCGACGAAGGACAGGTGGGACACCACCAGTCCGCTCCAGGCGAACCCGAGGCCGGTCACGTCGTGGACGAACGACACCAGCGCCGGGTAGAGCGGCATGAAGGACAGGTTGTTGCCGGTCAGCTTGCCGTCCGGTGTGTAGGTGAAGCTGTCCGGGTAGCCGTGCTGGGCGATCTGGAGGAGGAGGCGGCCGTCCCAGGCCGTCAGGTTGTCGGCCACTCCGGGGCCCCAGTACCGGCCGGGCTTCAGCATGAGCCATAGGAGGCCGATATGGGTGACGGCGCTGAGCCCGTAGGCAGCGGCGGGCAGCCACAGGACCCGGGCCAGGAGGAGCGCGCGGATCATCAGGAGGGTGCGCAGGTTGAGCGTCGGGGGGACAGGTCCGGACGTGCGGGAAACGGGCTGGGTGGTCGCACTCACTACGCGGCGTCCTCTCCGATGCTTCTGGTGGCGGTTCTCCCCTGCTGTACAGTGTGCTATTGCCCAGGAATTCCAGGATAACCGATCAAGATCGGCAAGAGGTCTGCCGGTACCTCCCAGCGTACGTGGAAAAGCCCGCTCAGTAGGGGGATTACTGAGCGGGCTTCGCCAGTGTAGCGGATCAGCGCTTCTTGCCGGAACCCTTCCGGGGATTGCCGATCGCCAGGTAGAAGAACCCGGACACGGTCATGATGATGCCCCAGGCGATGTAGTTCCTCGGGTGGGCGAAGTCGTTCGCCAGCGCGAGGAAGAACAGGGCGATGAACACGGTGCGGGCGACAGTCTTGAGGAAGACCATGTTTCCTTCTTTCCTGGTTCCTGAGGGGGGTGTTCGCTGGATCAGCGCTTCTTGCCGGAGCTCTTCCGGGGATTGCCGATCATCAGGTAGAGGGCGGCCATGGAGACCATGAGGATGCCGCAGGGGACGTTGGACCCCAGGTTGAACATCGCGTACACCAGCGCGAAGACGAACATGATGGCGCACGCCTTGCGGGCAGCGAGCTTGATGAAGACCATTTCTTTCCTCCTTCCTGGTTGCCTCTACCTAGTGTACCTCAGACCGGGCCTCCTGCGCCAGATCAGGCGGTCTTCACCTTGTCCCAGCGGGTGACCTCGTACCGGCCGTAGCTCTGGGACCGACTGGCACCGACACCCTGCTGCTCGGCGGTCAGCCAGAGCATAGCCCACTCGTCGTCCGTGAACTCCCAGTCGGTCAGGACGGTGAAGTCCAGGAAGGCGTCCAGGACGACCTCGGTGTGCTGGATCCCGGTCTGGTTGGTCCGGGGGTTCTTCGGGAACGAGGTGACCACGGTGTCCGGCGTGGTGAGGTAGCGCTTGGTGCCGTCCTCCTCCGGGACGTAGAGATGGAGGACTTCCTCCACGACGACGATGTGCTCGGCGACGAAGCCCAGCACGCCCTTCTTGGTGAGGCCCCAGCGGTCCTTGAGCTTGCCGGAGGCGCGGGCGATGTTGGCGCCCTCCTTGATACCCGCCATGAGGCAGCGACCGTCCAGGAGGAGGCCGGTGTCGTCCTTCTTGAAGCCGTTGAGGTGCTTGAGGAGGTCGACTTCGGTGGCGGCCTCCTCCACGGAGATGCCGCGCTCCACCATGACCTCGGCGACCTTCTCGCGGATCAGGTCGTCCCGGTTGTCGGTGAGCTTGGTCCGCAGCCAGCCCTCGGCAACCTTCGGGTCCGAGGGGGTGCCACCGGCGATGTTGCGCACGTGCAGGGTGCCCTCGAAGCGGTGCGGCCACGCGAGGTGCATCCTGCTGGCGAAAACGCTGGTCATATCTGTTCCTTATCTGTTAGACGGTTGGTCGGCAGGGACGGTATGGACCGGGATGTCGGGCGGAGCGGGAAGAGTGAGGACACCACGGCAAGTCGTCGGGGTTGGGAGGGGCGGCACAGGAAGGGGTAGTCGGCTGGGTGGGCTGGGAGTGAAAAAGGTAGTCAGCCGGGTGGGCCGGGTGGGTTGGGCGCGCGAAGGGTAGTCGGGCGGGTCGGGTGGGAATGCAGCGGATAGTCGGATGCGGTGGGTGGCGGTGGGAAGAACAGGGAAGTCATGCGGTCGGAACTGAGCGGAGCCGTGCCGTGGCGGGTAGTCAGGAGGGCAGGGCCTTCGGGGGCGACACGGCCGTGGTCGGGCCGCCTCCGACGATGGAGTGGTACATCCGCAGGTAGGCCTCTTCGGTGAACGCATCCTCCACCGTCTGGCCTGGGGCCAGGCGCCGGGCGACGGCCCGGTGGAAGGCGGAGCGCATCTTGGCGTTGCGGGCCAGGTCGTCGTACATGTCGGCGACGAAAAGGCAGTCCCCGGCCGTCATCTGGCCGACTTTCCTTCGAAGGTTGTCGGAACTGACCACGTATTCGAAGGTGAAGGGCCGTAGGTGGGCGGGGTCGCGGTCCTTCTCGTACTTCTCCGCCGCCTGGGAGAATTCGTCCCGCTGCCGGTGGATCTTCAGCGTGTGCCGACGGCCGTTGGACCGGCGGACGATGACGTCCGTCAGGATGGCCGGGGCCTTCAGCGTGAGCCATCCGATGAGCAGGTCCTTGTCCTCCTCCAGCAGGACGTTGACGATGTTCTGGGCGACCAGTTGGGCGACGTACTCGCCTTCCGGCACCACCTCGCCCAGGTACTCGCTCATGTCTCGGAGGTAGTCGCGCATTCCTCTTCCGTTCTCTTGGTTCCTGTGAGCAGTACAGGCGATCAATGGGCCGACTGTGCCTGGGTGCCCGGCCCGCCTCTTAATAGGGCCTGTGTACCTGTACCGCCGAGCCCCCTGTCGGGTTCGAACCGACGACCCCCGCTTTACAAGAGCGGTACCCTGGCCATCTGAGCTAAAGGGGCGAACCCGGGGGCGACCTACTACCGCCTCACCAGGATCTTGCATCGAGAGAGCCGCCACGCGGGTCATCGACGTTGGCCTCCTGGTGACCGAGCGGAGTAAGGGTTTCCGCAGGCACCGGCGAGCCGGATGTCGGAATCGAACCGACGACAGTCTGATTACGAATCAGATCCTCTGCCAACTGAGGTAATCCGGCGGGTGCCGGGCCCTTGATCAGGGGGCCCGGCGGTCTTGCAGTCACCCGTGCTCGGACTGTGCACTTCAGTCCGTGCCGGGGAGCTTACAGGGCGAGCACTCCGAGGAGCACCGCCAGCGCGATCAGGACAACAGCTCCGATCGCGGTGATCATGAGGCAGCCGTCTCCGGGTGCAGCGTCGTTACGTAACGCGACATTCTCGTTCATCTGGGTTCCTTCCCCCTTTCCTGCTACCAGCTTACCAGGGGAGGAACATGATGTCCAGTCAGGTGTTGAGCATCGCGTACAGCCACACCGATAGTGCACCGATGGTGAGCAGCGCGGCGGCCACCGAGATGCCGACGGCGATGAAGACGATCTTCAGCGCGCTCCACAGGAGTCTTGCGTATCTCACGGGGGCCGATCCCTGCTCGTCGTACTCCAGCACCTCTTCGAGGTAGACCCACTCTTCCATGCTCAGCCCCCTTCTTGACTTAGTCGTGCACGTACATTCTACGGGGTGGCGGGCGCCGTGCGCCGCGCGGGGACGAACTTCTTGAGGGCGCTGCGCAGCCGACGCTTCGTATCGTCGCCGCCACCCTTGTTCCACCAAATCCAGAAGCTGGCAGCGGCCAGGGCGGAACAGGCCAGGGCCAGCATCTCGTTGTGCGTCACCCACAGATGCACAGCAGCACTCACGGTGTTCGCGGCTCCGAGAAGCAGGTGCACGGTGCGGACCGACAAGAACTTGAGGTACAGGCCCGCCGTGGCCACCGTGGCCGTCCCCAGGGCAGTGGCCAGCAAGCAGAATGCGTTCAATGAGCTCACTTTTTCCTCCTTCCTTGTTCTGGTGGTCAGTCTACCAGCCCCTCGGTCAGCCGCACAACCACGGCCTTCACGACGTCGGCCTTGACCTGCTGGACGAGGGCGTCCAGCGTTACCACGGCCTTGTCGGCGTCGGACGGTTCCATGGACGTCTCCAGGCTGTACCGTACGGCCTGGTACAGCTCACGCTGCCGGTCGCTCATCGTCGGTCTGCACCTTGGGCTTCCAGAGGATGAAGTTTCGGATGTACACGAACATGTAGGCGGCCGAGCCGGGGAGGAACCCCCACTGCTTGGTCTGGACCCCGTACGTCAGCCGGAGAACCTGGGTGGCGATGCTCAGGGCCCATCCCCAGCGGTTCTTCTTGCCGGTCATGATCATACCGGCGAGGCCGAACGGCGCGAGGATGTAGCTCCAGTAGGGAGCGAGAGCGTGCAGCACTTCCTTTTCCTTTCCTCTACATAGGCGTGGGGTCGGGCGCGAAGCAGCACCCGTCGCACTGGTGGAGCGCCATCCACATGAGGGTGCCGTCGCTGACGCGCGGGTGAAGCGCGTGGAACCGCAGGGAGTCCGGGTCCGGGTGCCCGTACTCGTGCGGACACATCCGCAGGGCCAGGTACATCTTCTGCGGGTCGAAGGTCATCGGCCACGAATTCATGGGATGATCGGACGGGTTGTGGACGCAGCAGTGCGTTCCGGCACAAGCCGACGGCCCGTGCGTCTTGACCGGCCCGAGATCGAACGTGCCGACCAGGTCCCAGTCCTCGGTACTGTCCATTCCTGTTTCCTCGCTCGGGTCGGTCAGATGGAGCTGTTGAAGGCCGCCACCGGAACGGTTGTGTCGCCGATGGCGCGGAAGAAGTCGTCGGCCTGCTCTGCCAGGTCGGCCAGCGGCACGCGCTCGGGCCGTTGGGCCGGTTCAGTGGCGGTGTTCTCGTCCATGGAGGGAAGGCTACCCCTTCACCCGGCCGGGGTCCAGAGCCCTCTGCCGCTCGTACTCCTTCAGCCAGATCCGTCGGAAGAGGCAGAACTTCGCGTCCTCCAGGGAGTGATGGTTCCCGACAGGCTGCTCCGGCATGGGCGGGCAGCCCAGCCGCTCCCACTCCTGGGCCACGTCGTTGGGCCGCTGCGGGAACCACAGGGGCGTCATGGGCCAAAGACCGAGCAGACGGGCCACGAGGACATAGTCGTGCGAGGGGTACCAGCCCCAGAGCGACGGGTTCGGGGAGCCGGTGATGAACTGGAAGACCTCCTGCTTGATCACCTGCTCCGACTTGACGTCCGCATGATCGAGATCCAGTGACTCGAAGCCGGTCGTCGACAACGTCCGGGGAAAGAGCGGCCAGATGTTCTTCCCCACCCAGTGGTGCCTCTTGACACGGGGCCACGGCATGTCGGCGTTGACGGCGTAGTAGGTTTCGCCGGTCTCCTTGACCATCCCGAGACTGAGCAGCCAGTTCTGATCCTCCTCGTGGAGGAACTCAGTATCGAAATGGATCTCCACGGCTACTTCCCCCTCATCTTGCGCGTGAACAGCCAGAGCGTGACGAGCCCGTAGAGAGCCCGCAGGACATAGAGGGAGAGGGCCCCCGCGCCGACGAAGGCGAGGACCCCCTCCCAGGTGACGTGGACCGTCACTTCTTCTCCGACTCCCACGGCCAGCGAGACGCGGACGCCTTCTCGATCATGGGGATCATCCGGAACGAGCTGTCCTGGAGACCGCCCATGAGGTGCCGGTTGCCGGTGCCGGACTGCATGGCACCGTTCGAGTACCCGGCCAAGTTCCACATGTACACCGGGACGCTCTTGTCGATCAGATCGTCGATCTGGACCGGCTTCGAGCCCCCGTAGTGGTCCATGTTGGACGACAGCCAGCCCGGCTGGGTCTGCTCATCGGTGATGATGACGACCCGGGTGTGGTGCCCGCGCCGGTAGAAGCTCCGGACGGCGGACGGGATGTCCGTACCGTCGCTCCGGCCGAACGACTCCACCATCTTCAGGACGCTGCCGCCCTTCGGAACGGCGACCTCCTTGCTGGTGCCGCCGAACTCGACCAGGGTCGGGTTCTCGGCGCGCAGGGCCAGGGCGGAGCCGAAGACGGCCGCCTTGTCCGCCAGCGAGATGTCCGAGGTGTTCTTCGTGGAGAAGAAGTACCCCGGGAACATCGACGGCGAGCGGTCGACCAGGATCAGCGTCCGGCCGTCCAGCGATGGGACGTTGGCCAGCGAGTGCCCCAGTGCCTCCTCCAGCGCCTGCCCCCACCGCAGCGAGGACACGTTCTTGTACGCGGAGAAGTACCGGAACGGCAGCTGACGCGACCGCTTCACCTCGTCCGGGTCGGCGATCTTGTCGGCGACCTTGCGGGCCACGGCGTTGTCGACCTTGGCCTCGTCGAAGTTGCGCAGGTTGCGGACCAGTGCCATCGTCCCCATGTTCGGGATGATGGCCTTCCACGCGTCGGCGTCCATCGGACCCTGGAGCCACCCGGCCAGCGCCTCCCACGTCATGCCCGCACCGGCGAGACGCTGCATGCCGTGCTGGCCGTCGACCACGACGGCCCGCCGCTGGTCGACCGGCACCTCCATCAGCGCCTTGCGGGCCTGGACGGTCCGCAGGCTCTCCGGGACGGCGATGTCGCTGCGGTTGTGGCGCCGGTCGATGGCGTACCGGAACAGGTCGCCCTGCCACGGCTTGCTGTCCGCCGGGGACGGGTGGGTCAGCTCCAGGACGTCGCCGAAGCGGTACCCCTTGGCGTCGCTGTCGTACTTGAGCAGCGCGTACTCGTTGTACAGCCGCTGCGCCGCGTCGGCGACGGCACGCTTGACCGGCTTCGGGACGGACCGGCCGTACGTGCTGGTCCAGTAGGCCAGCATCTCGCCCGGCTCGTCGGCACGCTGCATGACCGAGTCCAGCAGCGCCCGGTGGGTGTGTCCGCGCGGGCTCGCCAGCTTGGCGTCCAGGCGGGCCTTGACCGACTCCACGGCGATGATCAGCGCGGAGGTCCGCATGTTGCCCTCGCCGCGCAGCCACGGCAGGAACCCGTTGAGCCAGTTCCAGCCGTCCTCGGTCACGGCGAGCGTGCGGGCCAGCTCGATCATGCGCTGGTCGTGCGTGTCGCCGGTCTCGTAGAACTTGTTCTGACCGGCGAATGCACCGGCGCCGCGCAGGAACAGCTCGGTCTTGGCGTCCTTGGCGAAGCCGGGAGCACCCTCGAAGGTCTTGGTCGCGGTGCTGGCGGTCTGGCTGGTCGTCGCCATCACGTGCTGGGTGGCCGGTCGGACTGCCTTCTGGTTGTAGCGTGCCACGATCTATTCCTCTCTTCCTTTCGCACCAGTTCGGAGCCACTGGTGAGGCTGTGAGTGCCCAAGGACGGATTCGAACCGCCTTCTCTCCCCCGCATCGGGAGTGCTCTTCCTATTGAGCTACAGGGCATGTCCACCAGAGATCAGATTCGGCGTTCCGGCGTAGATTCACCAAAAGAAGTAGCCGGGGGCCTTCGCACCTGGTGGTACGGGTTGGGTCTGCCAGAGATCCAGTCGATCGCAGAGTCTTTTAGTGCTGCCAATTACACCACAGGCCCTTGCGGGCCTGCCGGGGTTCGAACCCGGACCCTTTTATTCCTAGTAAAATTGAAGTATCTGCGTTCAGCACACCTGGCAGGTGCAACTGAGATGCGCCAGAGGTCAAGTCGACGTTGGTGACGTAAGTGTTAGGCCGCTACACTACAGGGTCCTGGGACCCCGACGGGATTCGAACCCGCGTTCTCTTTTTTGCAGAAAGAAGTAACCAACATCTGCGCACCTGGCGCTTATTCAGTTGTCAATGCTGACCATATCGGAGATCCGGGCGAGTCGGCGTCATTTTTTACAAGTGCTCTACCCGACTGAGCTACCCGCCGACAGTCGACGGGACTGGACTTGAACCAGTGACCCTTTGTTCCTCGAAGAACTCCGGCTCTTCGCACCCGATATGAAGTTTGATCTGTCCGAGATCCAGTCCGCAATGCCGTTTTACGCGCTCTCCCGCTGAGCTACAGGGGACTTCTCCCCTGGGAGGGATCGAACCTCCGACCTCGTCCTTACCATGGAAGTAGGCATTCCGTTCGCACCGGACAGGAAGTCTAGTGGTCGTGCAGCAGAGATCCGTAACGACGTCCGGCGTAGTTTCACCAGAAGAAGTAGCCGGTCTGTCTTCGCACCTGCCGCGCTGACAAGAACTACGTTAGCGGATCCCCGGACCCGTGTCCAGTTTTATTCCGCGTATCTCTCGCTCGGCCTGTCCCCAGGCCGACGGCCCCCGGGAGGGTCGCCAGGGGTCGGGGGCTGCCAGGGCTTGCCGGGGCCGGGCGCATTCACAGTTTTCCGTCCTTCTTCAGCTGGTCCACGCGGATGAGCAGACCGGGGTGCACGGCCTCCAGGACGTCCCGCAGGTCGTCCTCGTAGGCGGCCGTCCACAGGTGCCGCTGGGCGAACCCCTGGGCGATCAGGCGCTCGCTGCGCTGGAGGAGCTTGCGGGTCGCCAGCCGCTCCGCCCGGTAGTTGTGCGCCGTGCAGGCGATCTTCACCAGCGTGGCGTCCTCGTCGGCCCGGACCTGCCGGAAGTACATGGCCCACGGCTGTGCCCGCCGGTCGCGCGTCAGCGCCTTCAATGTGTCGATCGACTTCTCCGGCAGGCCTTCATATCGAAGGGTTTCCGGGTCCCAGTCCGTGTGCTCCATGATGCTGTGCAGCATGCCGACCACCTGGAGATCCTCGTCGTACGGCTCCATGGCCGCGCAGACGGCCTCCAGATGGTCCGTGTAGGGCGCGTCGGACCAGTCCTTCATCCGGTCGAAGATCTCGTAGGCCAGCTTCCTGGCCTTCTCCAGAGGGTAGGTCACCCATCGATCGTACAGAAAAACGCCGGACCGGTGGCCGGATCAGCTCTTGATGTCGAACACGAACTTGTTGATCTGGTAGTTCGGGTCGCCGTCGCTGTCCGCGATGACGGCGCTGCCCATGACGCTCCGGACGGCGTTCTCGAAGGCCTTGTTCAGGCCCTCGTCCGGCTGGATCTCGTGGGCGCCGGTCATCAGGTCGAACTGGGCCCGCAGGTCACCCGCCGCCGCCTCGAAGTCCCCGGTGGTCAGCTTGTTCGGCTTGCCGTTGACGCGGGCCATGGCGAACCGGAAGGCGCGGGCGGCCACCTCGCGGATGAACGCGGGCAGGTAGCCCCGGCAGGCCACGAACACGTCGCCGTAGTTCACGTCGTCCGCCAGGTACTCCGGCGGGACGCTGGCCCGGATGAGCTTCTCGACACCGGCCCGGTCCAGGTCGGCGATGTGGATCAGGGCGTCCAGGCGGCCCGGCCGCAGCATGCCCTTGTGGATGAGCCCCGGGTTGTTGGTGGTCAGGGCGACGATGATCTCCTGGCCCTTGCCGGAGATGCCGTCGAAGCTGTCCAGCAGCTTGGAGACGGCCTCCGGGTCGTTGGACTGGAGGACATCGATGTCCTCGAAGAACACCACGGCCGGGGCGTACAGCTTGGCCGTGTTCATGGCCTCGTTGAGGTCGTCGCCGGGCTTGACGAAGATGAACGTCCAGCCGTTGGCGACGGCCTGCTGGGCGGTCAGGTAGCCCGCCAGGGACTTGCCGGTACCGTACGGTCCCTCCAGGAGGACGGTGCGCTTGACCGGCTGGCCCAGCTCACGCATCAGCTCGGTGTGCCGGATCGGCACCCACAGGTGGGCCTCCAGGGCCGCCATCACGGTGTCGCCGTAGATGACGTTCTCGGGCTTGACCTTGCCCAGGTCCAGGAACTGGATCGAGTCCCAGCCGCCGTGGACGATGGCCTTGCCCCGGTAGATGGAGTTGGTCTTCAGCTCCGCCTCGACGGCGGCGAAGAAGCCCTCGATCACCGAGCGGTACTTGCGCGGGGCCTTGACGGTCAGGCGGCCGATGATGCCGTGGACGCGGTGGTGGGCGTAGCCGATGTCGATGTGCCCCTGGACGATGTCGAACTTGACCCGGTTCCACGGAACCTGGGTGGTCTGGTCCACGCCGGTGGACACGGAGACGAACTCCGGCGGGATCTCCCCGAACAGCTGCTTGATCGCCACGCCGGTGCCGGTGGAGCCGAAGATGGTCTTCATGGCGGACTGGGCGGCGTGGGCGACGTCGTACGGACGGTACGGGAATTCCCGCTTCATGTCCGTGACGGCTTCCTGCTGCTCCTGCCACCCGGCCAGGAACGCGACGGCCTCCGGGATGCGGTCGCGGTACTGCTCCGGCAGGACGAAGCTGGTGCCCTTGAAGACCAGGGCGTCCTCGGCGACCAGGCCGCCTCCGAGGTGGGCCAGGACGGACAGGATGGCGGCCTTGCCCACCAGCTGGTCGGACGGCCCGTTGCCTGCCGCCAGGCCGTTGGCGACGGCAGCCTTGAGGAGGTTGGACAGACCGGCGGTCTGCTCGTCGCTCGGCTGGTTCTGCTCGGTCATGCGGTGGTTCCTCTTTCTGTTCGATTCCTGAATCCGAATGGAGTCAGGTGGACCCGTCGGGATTCGAACCCGATACGCGCGCTACCTCCGGGGACTGTGACGCCGCTCTAGAATCGGCTGTACGGTCCCACTGGCGGGCCCGGGGGCTGTGCGTGCGTCAGACGGGACTCGAACCCGCATCGTCCAGTTATGCGCACATGGTTTAGAAGACCAGGCCAGTACTGACGCGCTGTGTAGTTGTGGTACAATCGAATCCGGTGTACCTTGCCTCTGCAAGGGTATCATCCTCATTCGAAACGAGCAACCTTATGAAGTGTCAGCGAGAGAGCTGCCAGAGCGAGTTCAAGCCCGATCGTAAGACTAGCAAGTACTGCTCCCGATCGTGCGCCGCGAAGGTCAACAACTCTAGACACCCTAAGAGGGCGGCCAAGGCCCTCAGCCAGTGTGTCGACTGCGGTGCCACGGTCAGCTCCCGCAGAACCAGGAGGTGCAATGGTTGCCACCTGCTGTGCATAAAATATAAATCAGCAGAACGAGTTCAGCAGTGGCTGGACGGCAGTTGGTCCGGGGGTGGCGCCTACATTTTGTCGGACACTGTGAGAAGGTATCTGTTGGAGAAATCCGACTATAAATGCCAGGCCTGCTCATTTTCTGCCTTTCATCCCATCGACGGTAAATCCATTTTGGAAATCAATCACGTCAATGGTGACGGAACTGATCACAGGCCAGAAAATCTTCAAGTACTATGTCCCAATTGCCATGCCTTGACGCCAACCTACAGGGGCCGTAATAGGGGCAACGGAAGGCCTTGGTCGTACCATCGCCGAGCCCCGGACTAAGACAGCAGGCATGTCTACAGCCCGGGGCCGGTTACGTTACTTCTTGGGGTCCTTGGGCTTCAAGGACATCAGGAAGAGGAAGAGGAGGACGACCCCCACGGCGGCGACGGCGCCCATCACTTCTCACCGTCCTCTCGCTGCGCGGGCATCCGGATGATGTCGGCGACCTGCTCCTCGGCCTTCGGCAGGCCGGAGCGCAGGATCTCCAGGAACCGGCCCACGTCGGCCGCCTTGCGGATGTTGACCGACAGGATCGGGTACGACTCGTCCGGCCGGGACATCGACGAGAACATGCGGACGTCCACGACCGACTCGCCCAGGAGGGCGTCCAGCGCCTTGATCAGGTCGATGCCGTCCCCCTGCGGGGCGACCTCCTCCAGGGCGGCGCGCAGCGCCAGGCGCTCCTCGGTCTTCTTCTGCTTCTTCTCGGCCTTCTCCTGCTCCGCGACCTCGCGGAAGTACTCCAGGAGTTCAGCGTACTTGGTGTCCAGGATGTAGAAGTCCCGCACCCCGTTGGCCCAGAGGTTGGCGCAGTTCTTGCGGTCCTTCGACAGGACGATCTGACCGTAGCTCTTGTCGTAGCTGGTGCCGGTGAAGGAGGTGTCCAGGTAGGCGAGGGGCAGCGACACGGGGTCCTCGGCCTCGTCGTCCCAGAACACCATGCCGGTGTGCCCGATACTGACGGCCACCAGCCGCCCCTCGTCGATCAGGGCGCCCAGCTGCTTGTTGACGGCCGGGGTGGTGGTCCTGAAGCCCCGCCGGGCCACGATGGAGAGCTTGTCGTGCGCCCAGGCGCAGCGGGTGTGCTTGGCGGTGTACTCCGCGAAGAATGCGTAGAGCTCGTCGGTGGTGGGAACTGCCATGTTCTTTTCCTTTCCTCGTTCCTGAGAGGAGCTTAGCACCTGACGCTCGATCAGGCAAGTCGTGAGAAGTGGATTGTTCCACTACGTTCCGGGCCGACTTGTCGTGCGGGGTGGCTGGGCGGGGAATGGCTTGTCGTTCGGGGCGGCCTGGCGTGGATTGGCATGTCGACTGGAGGTGCGGAGCAGGGGCTTGGCCTGTCACGTGGGTGGAGCTGGCTAGCGTTGGCCTGTCGTACGGCCCGGTGAGCGGGGGTTCGGCGGGGGTAGTCGCTGGGCGTGGGCTGGGTCGGGCGGAGAAAGGATGGGTTGGCTTGTCGTGAGGGGGTGGGCAGATACATACGCACTGGCTAGTCGTATGGTTCGGACGGGATCGTACTGGCCTGTCGTATGCGCAGGGTCGGGGAGGATTGGCTTGTCGGCAGAATCGTTGCGGGACGTACTGTCGTCAGAATCGGAGAGTTTAGTCCCGGGCCGGGCAGTCATGGGGGTTGAAGGGCGTGGGAGTGGGACGACATGTCGAACGGTACGGGGCAGAAAGCCTCGAATGGTAGTAGGGCCCGAGGAGTCGTGCGTTGCGCTGGGAAGTCGCGTGGGTGGGCCAGGGACGCGTTGCTCCGGCTTGTCGGGGAGCCGGTACGGAGGGAGGCGGTCCGGATTGGGTTGTCGCGCGGAGTGGGTTGTCGTCCTGGGACGGCTGGGCTCGTGTTGGCAGGGGAAGTCGTACGAAGCGAGACGGACGCACGGGATAGTCGCATGGAAGGAGGGGTCGCGGGGCGCGTAGTCGTGCGGGCTGGAACGAGGTGCCATGGGTGGTCGTACGGGCCGGAGGGCCGGGCTGGGGCAGAAAAGTCGTGGGGGGAGAAAAGGCTGGGGCGGGATGGGGTAGTCGCGTGGGCTGGCAAGGGCCGTGCTGGCTAGTCGTTCGGGTCGGACGGGCCTGGCGAGGAGTGGCTAGTCAGTTGGCGAGTCGGCGCAGTTCGGCAGCGACGATCTTGTACGCCTCGATGCGCGGTGTGTAGATCAGGGCCATCCGGGCGACCTCTTCGCCGGTGTAGAGGCTGCCGTCGTGCTTGGAGCCGCCCCGGAAGAAGACGCCCGGCGTGCCCGCGATGCCGAGCTTCTCGGCCTTGTCACGCAGGGAACCGGCCACCGACTTGGCCTGGCGGCGCCGTAGGCCCTTGGCGGTGCAGTGGGTGGCCAGGGTGCCGCCGCCCTCGCGGCGGATCTTGGCGGCGGCCCGGTTGGCCCGGGTGCGGTCGCGAAGGCTGGCGGTCTTCAGCATCGGATTTCCTCTTCCTGGTCGGCGTGAGTGACACTCTATCAGTAGCGGTGGACACCCGCAATAGCCCGTACCTGGTCCGGCGACATGTCGGCCCGGCACTCGTCGCACGGCCGGTTGCGCATGGGCCGCTCCAGGTTGACCACCAGGGCGATGCGCGTCGGCACGAACCGGAAGACGATCGTCCGGTTGCAGAACTCATCGCCGCCGAACACGACGGGCCACCCGGTCCAGTTGCGGTACCACCACGCCCGCTGCGGGCCGTAGGTTGGGATCTTCCTACTCACTCTTCGAACACCTCCAGGGCCTCCTTCGGGGTGATCTCGCCCCGGGCGCACTGCACGATCGCGTGGGCGACGTGCCAGCTGTCCCCGGGCAGGGAGTCCATCAGCGCTGTTGCGAGGACGACGATGGCGTCCAACATGGCCTGCCGGTTCAGCTCACTCATTCTCGTTCGCCTCCACCGCGCGCAGGCCGGACACGCGGATCGCGTCGACCACGGCCTCCAGGGCGTTCAGGGGAATGTAGACGCCGTCCGGCGGCGTTACGATGTGCACGCCGACCTCACCGTCCTTGGGGCCGATGTCGTCGGAGATCAGCAGCTCGTCGCCACCGTGGTCGGTGTACGTGAACGAGGCCCACCTGTCCGTTCGGGACAGGAGACGCTGGCCAAGGCTGACCAGGTTCGTCGGGAAGGTGTAGACCTCCCCGTGGCAGCGGTCGCACAGGTGCAGGACGTCCTTGGCCGTCGGCTTAGCGTTTTCGGCCACCGGACCGTCGCAGCCGCAGCTCTTCGCCCGGCAGACGCCGATCCCCGCGCCGTCGTGCGCATCGGCGTGCCCGCACGTCGCGCACAGTTCCCCGTCCAGCGTCTTCGCCAGAGTGCCCTCCGGATCAACACGAAGCTGTGCCAGGCTCTCCACGAAGCCCTCGTCGGCCAGCAGCCGGGCGTCCTCGGCCTCGTCGGCCTCGAAGACTCCCAGCCACTCGCCCAGGTAGTGGTGCAGGTCGTCCACCGTTTCCCGGTCCATGCCGAGTTCCACGGACCCGGACTCGGCCTTGACGTACCTCACGCGCGGGATGTACACCACGTCGTGCTTGTTCTTGGCATTCCGCGAGAGGCGGAAATTCTCTTCCACGGTGCTCCTCCTCAGAACGTGAGCTTGCTGATGTCCTCGCGGAACCGGATCACGATCTCGTCGCCCTCGATGCACACCTTGATGGCATCGTCCGGCGGCTCCTGGTGGGAGGTCAGCTTGTACTCGACCCGGTAGCCCCGGACAGCCTCGTTCAGGGCCTGCTGGACCTGGTTCCAGTCGGCCCCGGCCGCCCTCCACTCCGGGACCGGGACCACGTACTCGAAGTACGTGGTCGTCACCTTGCGGTGGTGCCAGTCGGCCATCAGCCGTAGTCCTCCATTCCCGGGTACCAGTGTCGGATCACATAGAGCCCGGCGTCCAGGCGCGTCCGAAAGCCGTCCACCTTGCGCAGCGGATCGGGAATCCGGAACTCCTCCGGCTTCTCGACGCCATGCTTGGCGACCGAGTTCCACTGCTCCTCGGTCATCTTGTCGTAGTCCTTGTAGGAGCAGGCGGCCCAGCCGTAGCCTGCCCCACGGAGATGGGCCACCGTGCCCAGCCGCTCCTCGTCCAGGACCACCCACCACATTCCGCCGCCCCCTTCGAACCTCTGGGGGTGCCTGCGGAAGCTGATGTCCCGGACGTCACCGGGGCCGACCGGGTAGGAGTACCTACCCATCAGTCCTCGTCCTCCGTGCCGTCGTCCAGGCCCTGGATCCGCGCGAAGCCGTTCACGTACCCCTGCACGAAGCTCAGGGCGCTGCCCATGCCCCGCTTCTCGGCCTCGGACGCGTGCGATTCCTGCATGCGCTTGCACAGCCTGTCCGCCAGGTCGCACAGCACCTCGTACTGCTTCTCGGCGGTGTGCTCGCCCAGCAGGTCTTCCAGCTTGCTCATGACTCCTCCTCTCAGGACTCGTCGGCGACGACGAACCAGAACGGTCCGCGCATGACAGTCAGACCGAGGCTCTCGGCCGCCTGCCGCAGGATGTGGTTCCACGGCAAGTACATGTTCTGGAACCTCACGTCGATCTCCCGGGACTCGCCCGGCTCCAGCGCCTTGGGCAGGTGGCCATCGATGTCGATGACCAGGTACACGTCCTTGCTGTTGTAGCCACCGGCCAGCCAGCGGCGGACGTTCGGCGCGACGACCTCCTCGTCCTCGAACTGCTCGTACAGCTCTCCCCAGAGCGCGTGGCCGGACAGCCACTCGCTCACGAGCGTCTTCTCCCCGGCCGGGATGTGCTTCTCGACCTTGACGCCGTAGAAGACCTCGGTGTGGGTGTGGATGCTCATCAGGCGGCGTCCTTCGGCTCGTTCCAGCCCGGCATGGCCTCGTCCAGCTTCGCCGTGGCGGCGAGGATCTGGGCGTCGGTGACGGGCCAGCCCCAGGTCTCCCAGACCCCGCCGTCCTTGGCGAAGCCGACCCGGGTGTCCTGGAGGTAGACGTAGCCGTACGGCACCTCGGCGGTGCCCCGGTTGTCGATCTCGATGCTGCTGCTCATGGTGTGTCCTTCCTTGTTCCTCGTTCGTGCTACGAGGATATCACGACTCGTCAGGGCTGTCCAGAGCCTTCATGCCCTCAGCGAAGAGATGGGTGTGCCCCTGGCTGCTGGCACGGCCAGAATCCGGCCACAGATAGCTCTTCCAGCCGCACGAGCATTCGGTCCACGACAGTACCTCGGTGAACCGGATCGTCACCGTGTGCCCGGACAGGACGGCGACCTTCCCGATCAGCGCCAGCTTGGCCCCATACAGCCAACGCCGCCGTTCCTGGGCGTGGAACTCCTCCGTATGCGGAAGAGTTCCACTCGTACCGCCCCAGACGAGCTGCCGGTCGCAGATCTCGCAGATCACCGGACCGTCTGGGTGAACCGCGACACCTTGCCGGTGACCCGGCCGTCCTCGGCGGCCGTCAGCTCCCCGCGCACGTGCGCCAGCAGCCGCTGCCCGGCCTTGAACTTGACCACGACCGTCGCCGGAACCGCCACCCGCTCACCGGTCTGCGGGTTGCGGGCCAGGCGCTCGGCCCGGTCCGCCACCGTGAACGTGCCGAAGCCGGTGAGGCCCACGTCCTCGCGCCGCACCAGCGAACGGCCGATCTCCTCCAGGACCGCGTTGATGGCCTTCTTCGCCTCGGTCTCGGTCGTGCCGAGCCGCTTGGCGACCGCCTCGATCAGGTAGCCCTTGTTCATCAGAAACCTCTTCCTCTTCTTCTCAGTTCACCGAACCAGCTCAGGTCCAGTTCCAGCGCCGGTCGCGGGCAGTCCTGGCACCGCCCGTACTTCACCCCGGCCCAGCGGTTCTCGATGCCGTCCCGGTCCATCAACCGCTTCACCACGAAGAACGACTCGAACGCGCGGAAGCGGTGCCCGCACACGTAGCAGGACTCCAGGTATTCGGGACGGCACAGAGAGCACACGTCAGGAGATGCCGAGCAGCTCGACAGCGGCCGCCCCGAGGCCGACCACCAGCGCCTGCCGGACATCCTCGGGCATGCCGGGGTCAAAGGCCAGGTGCAGGCGCATCCGCGCCGTCTTGTCCGTGCCGGTCAACGTGATCGTGTGCTTGCACGGCTCCAGGTCGTCGACGCCCAGGTCCACCGCCCAGCGGCCGGTGTCGGCAGCCCCGCCGAGCAGGTCCGCGACCCGGACCTGGGCGATGCGGAACTGCGTGTCGGACAGGTTGCCCCACACCAGCGCCGGACGCGACGTGATCATGTTCCCCTCCAGCAGCTCGCCGATCCCCGTGAAGTCCGGGTCCGCGACCAGGTTCGCGTGCTGGTAGGCGGCCTCGATCCGCAGATCCTCCTGCGTGAACAGGAGGTCCGCCTCGGTCAGCGGCTTCTCCTCCTCGGGCTCGTCCTGCTCCTCGGCGTCCCCGCTGCCCAGGATCCCCAGCACCTCGGCGGCGGCCTCGCCGTAGATGGTCGTGGCGGCCCAGGTACGGAGCCAGGACAGCCTGCTGTCCTCGTCGGGCACCGGCGTGTCGTTCTCGCTCATTTCCTCTTCCTCTCAGTCGTCCTCGACGTGCTTCCACGTCCTGCGCTGGATCACGGACTCCATCGTGTGCACACCGACCAGCCAGCCGATGTGCTCGCAGAGCCGCTGGATGCTCAGCCCCTCGGTCCTGCGCAGGCGGCGCACCTCCCGCACCAGGTCGTCCGTGAGCTTCGCCTTGTGGTGGGCCTCACCCTTGCGTGCTGCCATCCGGGCCGTCGTCCTCCTCGCCGCGCAGGACCGCCATGGCGTAGTCCCAGCCCTCCCAGTTGTCGACGCCCGCGATTTCGAGCGCGCGCAGCCGGGCGACGTCCCCCTCCATGGCGCGGACCCGCTTCTCCCGGGCCACGGCGTCCAGCGCCATCGCGTCCAGCCGGTCCAGGGCCGCCTGAAGGTCGCTGCGGCGCAGCTCCTGCCACGCCCCGTCGACCGGGCCGACTTTGTGGACGAGATCCGGATCGCGGGCCGTTCGGAAGACGTACGCCGAGTGGGTCAGCCACGCCCGGATCCGCTGCGCCGGGGTCGTCCCGCTCATGCCGTTGCCGCCTCGGGCAGGGCCATCGCCACGGCCAGCACCGCATCGATCGCCAGCTCGGCCATGTCCGCGTAGTCCTCCTCGGACAGGGCGCGGACCCGCTGCGCGACGGCGGCCAGCTGCCACATCGCCACGCGCACCGTCGGCGGGCAGTCGGCCCGGCCCAGCGGCACCACCAGCGCGCTGCCCAGCGTGCCCAGCAACAGTTCCAGCGCCAGGGCGACGCTCTGGTCCCCGGTCGCCGCCACCGCCGACGCGGCGGCCAGCAGCTCGCCGTTCTTCTCCAGGAACTCCAGCGTCACGACGACCCGCTCGCCCAGCGCGACGGCCAGGTCGGTGTCCGGGTCGACCAGGAACGCGCCGGAGACGCTGTAGAGGGTCGCGGCCGTCAGCTCCGAGAACTGCACCTGCTGCTCGGCCTTCGCGTACGCGCTCAGCCGGTCCAGCAGGGCGCCGACCACGTCGTCCAGCGACGCG